CTTGATTATAATAATGCTGGTAGAGTCATTGGCGTTAGAGGGCCCGAGGAAGATATCTATTTAGTTTACGATATCGCTGGCAATCTAGATCAAGCCGTTACAATTAAACTAGGGATCGCTTCGATTGAAACCTTAATCAGAACAGAAGGCAGATTGACCGGCATTGATAAGAGAATTAAAGATGCTGTTGAAGCTGAAGTTCAAGAAATTATATCAAGATCAAGGAGCTGATCATAATGAGTGTCGTTTCACAAAAGGAAGATGGAACCTTTGTTAAAGAACCTTCCCCACTAGAGAAGAGTCTTTATCAACAGCTTATGAGTAATCAAAACGCTGTTAAGTTTACTGAACTAGATGAGCAAATTGCTAATTTAGTTATCGGTATTCGAGAGGTCATGTTTGCCGTTGATAACCTAGTTAAGCCGTTTGACCTAGGCAATATTGATGCCATTCGATTAAACGGTCACCCATCAAGTGATTATGTTTTAGTTGAGGATCTCGGTAGCTTATCAAATAAAGCCGTATCGCTAATGCCCATTAACGATGGAGATTACAGCGGTGAATTATCTAAGGAATATGTTTCAATCGATACTAGTATTGGAAGCTTACTTTATTTGACTATTGAGGGATACGCCTTATCTAAGGCCTCAGATATTACGTATCTACCTTGTGTAGCTATAGCTACAGAAACCGCCGCTGCAGGCGACAGGGTTATCTTGAAGAAAGGATATCTTAAGAATATTGCTTGGAATTTCACTAAAGGTGCATTGCTCTACGTAAGTCCTACTGTCGCAGGGTCTATAACATCTATAAAACCGACCGCAGGGCTCGTACAAATCATTGGCTATGCCGTTGATTCTAAGATCATCTACTTCAACCCACAATACAACTAGTAAATCTAGTTAAAGCATATAACTTTAGGAGGTTTTCTAATGAGTTCAACTATGTATGAAACCGCCATGACAACGAATGGGAATTCTTCGAGTGGTAATAATGTGCCATTCGGAATCATTCAACCCGTTACGGTAACATGGACTCGCACAAATCAATATAAAATCTATGGATTAAGAATCATGCGCCAGAATAGTGGAACCGGTGAGACAACGGTAGCAAGTTATGGATTAGTTACCGGCACAGCGTCAAGTCATACATTCCCGTATATCTCTTCAATGAGTCTTGAAGCTTATAAGGGCTATACGTATTACTGGCAAGTTCGAGTTGGAGAGAGTATGAGTAGCTTTGGAGATTGGAGCGTACCGGTTTATTTTACAGTTCCCACTGCTCCGCCTAAGCCTGATCTACTGAATTACAATGGACTAACCAGCGCAGCACCTGAAGTAGGTTATACTCAGGGTCTTACGTTTTCTTGGAACTATAATGAATACGACGGTTATGAACAAGCAGCCTTTAGACTCTTAGTCGCCGGACAATGGACTCCATGGATTCTTAGTTCGAATACTAGCTATACACATAGTGGCGTTGGTATATCGACGAATACTGTTCATTCATGGCAGGTTATGGTACGAGATACTATTGGCCTAGAAAGTCCAATTTCTAAGCAGGGTTATTTTAAAGTTATTACGTCTGTCATTGGCAATCCTACAAGTTATAATGGAGCATCATTAACGCCAGACCCCTGCGATACACTAACTCCGACGTTAACTTGGGATTGTATTGATCCGTCAGATACCGGTAAGACACAAGGCTTTTTCAAGGTTGAGATGTTCTCTGGTAGCTATGGAAGTATAATTTACACTAATACTTCTGGATGGATTAATAGTTCTATCAATAGCTATATGATTGATGAGACGTTCCCTTTAAAACTACTTGGAGATAGAAAGTATACTTGGCGTGTTACCTTAAAGACTCCAAGCGGTAGTCAGGGACCTACAAGTCCGTGGGTTAGTTTCCAAACCAGCGAAGCGTTAGTTAATCATCCGCCGAGTGCCACGTTAGTAAATTACAATGGATCTTCTTCTTCGAACCCCGTACTCGCTCAAGACACAACGCCGATTCTAACCTGGGATTATAATGATCCGGATAATGATCCACAAGGGTCTTATTCTGTCCGTGTCTATAATGCTTCAGGCGTATTAATCTCCTCACAGGGATGGACAGGAAGTTCTAATGATTACTTTAAGGTTCCTGATTCTCTATTAAATACAGGAACTATATATCATTGGAATGTTCAAGTTAAAGACAGCCGTGGCCTTACGAGTCAAGTGTCTCCCATGGGATACTTTAAAACGCCGGGCGTTCCCGTTACTTTTGTTGTAACACCGAACAACTTAAATGGATCGGTCGGTAGTCCTGCGGCATGTAATACCTTATTGGCTCCAACCTTTAAATGGACTTTTACTGGAGCAACATCTCAAACAGCCTTTAGAGTAATAATCTATAATGATCAGGGAGCTGTAGTTAGAGATACTAAGTTAACAAGTTCTTCAGCGGCGACCTATACGGCTACGAATTTAAAACTTGATCCATTAACAGTCTATTCCTGGACAGTACAGCTTAAGGATCCAAAATCAAATATGAGCTTAACAAGTTTCCCAGTTTACTTTAAGACCATTGACCGACCCCATACTAAACCAACCGTAAGTCCTACGAGCTTCTTAGGAACTTTGGCATCACCTAAGGATTGCACAACGTTAAACCCTACGTTTACTTGGACTTACAAAGATACTGACAATGATCCGCAGTCTGGTTTTAAGGTCTTAATTTATAAGGTCGGTAATACAACGCCTGTTAGTGCATCGACCGATGCTATAGATTATGAACCAAGTACTCTTAAGTACTACACGCCTAAGACCTCTTCCTTAGAGTACAACACATTGTACTACTGGACGGTTCAAGTTAAAGATAATCAAGACGATGAGAGTCTCGTAAGTTCTCAAAACTATTTCAAGACTCTACCTTCAATCGTTAATCATGTACCGGTAATTATCTTGTCAAGTTACAATGGTGATGAGTCTGAAGTATCAAGTTGTGATAATACGATTCCCAGTTTAGCTTGGGAATATGAAGATCCCGACAATGATGTACAGTACAACTATAAAGTAGATATCTTCAGCAGTAGTAATACCCTTGTTCATACGAGCGGCACAGTTACTAGTTCAGCTCTTCGTTATGTTGTTCCTTTTGGTAAACTAGCACCAAGCACTACCTATCATTGGACCGTAGCAGTAAGCGATAAGCGCGGTGCTAAGGGATCACCGGTTCGCAGTGGCTATTTCAAAACCGGAACACCTCCTCCTAATGCGGCTCCTGTCGTTGTCCCTACGAGCTATAAAGGAACGAAGCTTGAGCCTGCAACTAGCACGACCTTGAAACCGGTCTTAACTTGGGAATACACTGACGCAGACAATGATACACAAGGTGCCTATCATGTTCAAGTCTTTACGGCCTCAGGGACACGAATTAAAGATTCTGGGTGGATTACTAGTTCTGCTAAAACCTACACGGTACCTAATGGAATCGTTGCTGGAACCGTCTATTACTGGATCCTTCAAGTTAAGGATAAAAACAGTAGTGGAGAAGTCAGTATCATGACGGATCCTTGTTACTTTAAGTATAGTAGTGAAGCTGCTAATACCCCTCCTGTCGTAACGCCAACAAGCTATACCGGCACCTCAGCGGCTCCCTCTGTATCTAGTACTCTATTACCAACCTTGACATGGAGTTATAGCGATAAGGAAAAGAATCCACAGAAAACCTATACGGTTGTTATTAGGAATTCAGATGGTGTTGAGGTAATCAATACGGGAGCTATCACAAGTCAGAATCGTTACTATTCTGTTCCAAGTGCTAGTCGTCTACTTGAAGGTACGAATTATAACTGGAAAGTATCTGTAACGGATTCCACCGGGGCGGCGGCTGATGGTAGAGTATGTTATTTCAAAACCACGGGTACTAGTACAGTAGCTTCTCCTGATAAACCTGGACTAACTAGTTGTTATGGTACACTTTCTAATCCTACAGAAACAACTACGAAACCCACGTTAACATGGACATATCATCATTCAAAGAATGTTCCACAAGGCTCTTACAAGCTGACGGTTTGCGCTGCTACGACAAATGCTACGGTCATTGATATTCCGTGGACATCCGGTGCCGCAACATCATATGATGTTACCTCTACAGTATTGAGTGAAGATGTAATGTACTACTGGAAGATTCAAGTCAAAGATACAAGTGGGCGTATGAGTCCTATAAGTTCTAATGGATATTTTAAGCCTACCTCAACTGAGATAAACAACCCTCCGACTGTTGTACTTTCAAGTTTCTGCGGAGAAACCAAAGAAGATCCTGATGCCTGTACGACTTTAACACCTGTACTATCCTGGGCCTATACGGATGCCGATAACGATATACAAAAATCCTTTAACGTAGGCATCATTGATGTTGAGACAGATGCCGTAGTGTATGATACTGGCATTGCGAATAGCCTATCTAAGAATACGGTCGTACCGGCAAACAAACTCACCAGTGGAAGAGTATACTCCTGGTATGTTACGGTATTTGATTCTAAGGGTAATAGCGGAGTAAGTTCAAAAGGATACTTTAAACCTATTTTTAATAGAGTACCTGTTGTCGTTACGGCAAATTACAATGGACCTATTAACGCTCCTGTTATTTCTCCATCATATACTCCACTCTTCATTTGGAAGTACTCTGATCTTGATCGAGATATTCAAGTGTCGTACGTCGTTGATGTCTATAGTACGGCTGGAGTCTTGGTTTCGACGAGTGGCGCAATAGAGGATGAGCGGTATTATCATCTATTGACAACACCCTTGGCTGGAAATACAAGTTACTACTGGAAAGTTACCGTAACGGATTCTCAAGGAGGAGAAAGTGTTACGACTGCTCCTAGCTACTTTAAGACAACCGGTACTAACAATAGTTTCCCAGTGGCTATTCCTAATAACTACAATGGCGATGTCACAAGTCCTAAGGAATGTCTCACCTTAACTCCTGCATTGACCTGGGATTATATCGATGCCGGTAAGAATCCACAAACATCGTATCTGGCTCAGATCTATGATTCTACCGGAACCATTGTATATAGTTCAAATTGGAAAACCAGTTCAGAGCAATTCTGTATCACGAACGTTCCATTAACTGTAGGTACGCTTTACTATTGGGATATCTCAGTTAAGAATAGCAACAACATTCAGAGCCCTGTAGGTATCAAGGCTTACTTTAAACCAGTAGCTAGTACAAACAAAGCTCCTGATAAGCCAATCTTAACAAGCTATAATGGAACCGTGTCAACAGCCGTAATTTGCAACACATTGATTCCTAAATTAAACTGGAGCTATTATGATCAAAACAATGATCCCGAGGGAGACTCCTTAGTTACGGTTTATGATTCAATCACGGGAGACTTAGTTTACTCTTCGAACTGGGTAAGTGGCGGTATCAAGGAGATCACGGTGCCCTCTGGAAAGATCCCTAATGCTAACAATACCTATAAATGGTGCGTTATCGTTAAGGATAATAAAGGCCTAATAAGCCCTATGAGTAATTACGGTTACTTCTTCACAAGGGCAGCAACCAATACCTTACCTATTGTTACTCCGGCTAGTTATGCTGGCACATTTGCTTCACCCTATTCTGCATCAACTCTAACACCGTCGTTGACCTGGACTTACTATCAAGCACAAAATAGTGATCAAGCGATGTTTAACATCATCGTATCAGACAATAGTAACACCATAGTCTGGGATTCGAATTGGGTTGTTGGTAGCGATGTAATGATTCAAGTGCCAGAGTCTAAGTTACTCGTGTCAGTCGTCTATCACTGGGTGATTCAGGTTAAAGATACGAACGGTAATCTAAGCAAAGTATCTGACCCGGTCTATTTCAAAACGGTTCTTGGTACGTCTCCCGTGGCAAGCCCAACTAATTTCAATGGAATTATCACAAACCCTGCTGCTTGCGATACCACATCTCCAAATTTGACATGGTCTTATTATCAAGCTCAGTCGAATCTACAGGCGTCCTACTGCGTTTCCGTATACAATAGCAGTTTAGGGGTCGAGTATACTTCCGGCTGGACTGACGGCACTGCAACAACCGTTGTCGCTGGACCACTGGATTCGAATGAAACCTATCATTGGACCATCCAAGTCAAGGATACCACGGGTAACATGAGCGTTATTGATAAGCATGGTTATTTCAAGACACCCGAGAACACCAATAATCCTATCGTAACTTTAGAAAGCGATAATGGATCATTAGCTACTCCGTTTATTGATCAAAAATCCATTCCTAATTTCATGTTCCGTTATGTTCATCCCTTAGCAAAGGATGCTAAGAAAAGCGTAATAACAATTTATGACGCTAGTAATACGGTTGTCTTCACTCGGACCGATACGGATACAATATATAGTCCATGTGGAATCAGCTCCGGAATTGCCTTTACGCTAACTAAAGACGTCGTCTATCATTGGACAGTTGAAGTAACGGATGTAGACGATAACGTTGGAACCAGTAAGGCGGGCTACTTTAAACTAGCTCAAGGCAATCCAATTAGGGTTGCTGCTAAGTCTTACAATGGAACACAAGCTGCTCCTGCAGGATGTACGGGTTGTGTTTTATTTCCACCTGCTCTAACCTGGAGTTATATTGATCCCGTTAATAAGCCACAAGCTGCTTATAACGTCACGCTTTATAACGATCTTGGTGTTGTTATCTATAATTCTGATTGGGTAACAAGCGCTTCTAAGTCTCGTACTATACCAAGTGGTAAACTAGTAGCCGGAACTACCTATCATTGGACGGTTCAAGTTAAGAACACTCTAGGTACGCTAAGTCCAAATAGTGATTTTGCTTACTTCCGAACAGAAGGTGGCACGGTTGTCTCGAATGCTTCGGTAACACTCATGACTTGTAATGGAACTCTAACTACCCCAATTGTTACTATTCCAGACGATACGGACGTTACTATTGGCTGGAAGTATAATTGCAATACAGCCGTCAATGTCGCTAGTACGACTTTAATAATCTATGATCCTAGTGACACGGTTGTTTGGACTAAAGATGTTGTGGCCTCAATGATTCCCGGTGATAGCGCAGTAGAACCTGCTGCAGTATCTTTCTTTACTGAAGATGTTGTCTATCATCTTACGGCCGAAGTAACGGACGTCAATGGTAAGAAGACTATCTCTACTCCGGGTTATTTTACGGTTGAACCCGCTGTTGTTGTTGAACCGACGATCACCTTATTAAGTCCTCTCGGAACCTTGTCTAGTCCATTATCAGTTGCCAATCCTGTAGATCATGTAGTTCATTTCACCTATCGTTATAATGATTAAGGATCATTAATATTATAGGACTAACTCGTGGGATATCCCACGAGTTAGTCCTAATACTGGAGGTTATTAAATGCCAACAATGTTAAGTTCATTTATCAATATTTACGATAGTAATGATAGCCTAATTAAAACTATGGACTCAGTTGCCGGTACCTCTCGTGATTTTGATTTACTTGTTGACTGTAGCTTATTAATACTTGATGATACTTATTATTGGATTGCTACTGTTAATGATGGTAGTATCACAACTATCTCTGATAAGAGTTATTTTAAGATTGCTTCAAATTCACCACCGACTTGTACATTAACGTCTTACAATGGAACCATAGATAATCCAGCACCTATGACAACCTTAGATCCTATATTTACATTAGGCTATAATGACCCTGATGGAGATACCGTGGATTCATGGGAAGCTTTTATTTATTCTATTGACGGAACACTTATTGAACACGTAACAGGTGGAACAATCGCGGGTCATTATCCAAATGGAGATTATTACTGGAATGGAAAAGTTAAAGACAGTCGAGGATTATGGGGTCCTTTGAGTGATAATGGTTACTTTAGAGTAACTGTATAGGAGGCTATTGAATGGCAACAACGATAAGTACCGGGATCAGTATCTTTAAAGTTTCGGACGATAGTGAAGTTTACACTACGATTCCTCTCGTAAATACTAATCGAGACTTTGACATTACTGTTTCGACTGATCAATTAATCGTAAGTACGGATTATTACTGGACAGCTTCTGTAACGGACACTGTAACTGGAGCTACGACTATCTCAGATAAGAGTTATTTTAAGATTGCTCCTATCCCAGGAATCGTTCACTTAACAAACTTTATCGGCACCCAAGAATCGCCCGTCGTTAGTACGACATTAACTCCAACATTAACTTGGAGTTGTAATTACTCACCGATTGATTTAGAGGTTCAGATACGCTTTATAGACGGTGCCGATACCTTCGTCGTCTTCTACAATTCACTTGATAAGGACTTAAGATCACTATCAATTGATACGGCTATACCAACAAATATAACGAATGAGACTTCAGGAACACATACAATACCCACGGGTCCTTTAGTTTTAAAGAATGGTCTGGACTATCGATGGATGGTATGGGGCCATTTCGATCCATCCGTTGCAAGCGTTGAGACGGGATACATCCATATCACCTTGCCAAATCTTAATCCAAATGTTAGTCTATTAACATTTAACGGAACACAAGGTACTCCGAACGAGTGTAAATATATTAGACCAGTACTATCTTGGCATTATACTGATCCGGAAAACAATCCACAATCCAGCTATATTGTTAATGTCTATGACTCAGATGGCGTTAATGTCTTCCAGACAAACTGGATTAATAGTAGTGCTACAAGTGTAACTCTACCAGCCACCACGTTAAATGCTGATAGCCTTTACTATTGGAACGTTCAAGTTATGGACAGTTATAACAATACGAGTGACATTAGTTCGGATGGTTACTTTATGACCGGTTTACCTCCCACATTGACAAGCTGTAATGGCCTTACGAGCGACGATCCTAATATCGTCAATACGATCCATCCGGTATGGAGCTGGAGTTATGATGAAGTGTGTTCAGTATTCGATGTAGTCTTTAATGATCCAACAGGCGCTACCGGTAAAATTGAGCAACCGAATATCGATAACACGTATACATGCAATGAAGACGGAATAGTATTTGGCACAGTTTATTACTGGTGGGTCTATCTTACTAACGATAGCGGCATGACAAGTTTTCCAAGTGTAAGAGGTTACTGGAAAGCAGTCTAATTATCTATGAATAAGATTATTAGGAAAGAAGGATTACGATGAACTCTATACAGCAAGCAAGTGTTGATTTGGAGGAGACTCAACGTAGGATTATTCTAGAGATTCTAAATCAACAATATACCGATGGAATTATTACAACCGAAGAAGATTATCAAAGTCAACTTCAAGAGATGCTTTCTAAGGTGAGTTCTAATGAGCCCATCATGCAAGTTAGGGAACAAAGTAATCAGTCGAATCCTAATAACTTCAACCTTAACTTTCAGGAGCTAAGTATTGATATGGCTACAATCTTTAATCAGATCAACCTAGTGGATAATACCGTGACAAAGCATCAGCAATTAAATCAGGGTGTTATTAACGATATCAAACTTAGAATCCATAAACTCAACGACGAGCTGGATCGGTTAGAACTTCTAAGTCTATACGGAGATAATTCTGGGATTATCTTAGAAGCCTTTAGGGATGCTAATAACTTTGAGACGGATCTTCGCTATTACACGTCGGTACCAACCGGAGGGACTGATCCCGTACCATTAGCTTCGGGCTATATCTCAACACTTGATGTTAATAAAGAAGCAATTAAGTTACCACTGCTTTATTCAGAGAGCGCCCTGATCGGACCGAGTGGTATTAACCTGGGTAAGATTACTATTACTAAGCAATTGGGTTCTGGGTTTATCCGTGTTACGAATCCTGAGCATAACATTAATAAGGCCATTGACACGAGTTTTGAAACTTTCTGGTCTGAAACAATATTAACAGAGGCACCTCTAGAGGTGCCTCTGGACTCCAGCTACTTCGGCATTCAATATGGAGCCCTCTGTGAATTCGAAGTTAACTTTGATGCTCTAATGGTAATCAATGAAATTAGTCTAATGCCCTTTAGTGAATACCCTATGGATATTGTGGCGATTCGGTTTGATACGACCGACAGCAAGGATACTCCAAACTCCATTATTATTAAGCCGACTCATACTGATGGTACCGTCTATAATACCTCAACAACTGATCCGGTTATCTTTCAGTTTCCGGATACCTTAGTTAAGCGAGTACGCATTCAACTCAACCAACGTCACTATGTTCGTACAAATTATATTTCAAATAAGCAAGTGGCCGATGAGCTCGACCGGTGGTTTAATCGCAATACTGCCGTCGATCTAAAGACTGATGGTATCTTTAATCCCATTTATACGAATCGAATAACAGTCAATCCATCATGGGTTTACTTTGCTGAAGCTATGAAAAATCTAGATATTAAGGGACTTGATAAGTTATTTAATTCCGTTCAAGTATCTAAATCACTGACCAAATATCAATATTCATATGGTTTATATAATATAGGAATGAATCGCAATGAGTATGTAAATTGCGGATACTATATCTCCAAGCCTATGGATGTCCCAGGTAATATTAAGTCCGTAACATTACTCTCTAATGAAGAACACCCGCTGCCTAGCTCATATGATACAGCGATCACTCATGTTGAATATTCTGTAAGTCCTGACGATGGTCTTAATTGGTACAATATTGTACCAATGAATCAATCCACGGTTATAGGAGAGCTCTTAGAGGCTGCTATTCCTAAGGGAGGTAGTCGACGTAAGGCAATGTTGAGGTTTCCAGTTGATGGAGACATTGATATCTATTGTAATGCCGCATCGACAAGACTTCCTAGTTCTGACTATAACTTTGATCCGACTACTCGGACAATAACCTTTGTTAAATATGATGTTTCTAAAACCTATACGGTAAACTATAAACCTAAAGACTCACACGAAGTGGACTTTATTAAACTACATACTGTAATCAATAAAGTAACTAATCTTCCTGAGGTCTATCCTAATACCGTTACGGAGCGCTTTTTAGGTACTGATCGTAATGGCTTGATTAACCTAAGTTACTATCCCTTTATTGATAAGGTTAAGTTAAACTCTCAAAGTAAAGACTACGACCCAACGTACCTCAGTTACTCCTACGTTCCACTGAAGATCAAATTAATTACGGCCGAAGGTAAACATATCGAACAAAAGACTGATCCGTCAGATACTGGTTTAATCTTTATTACGAATAAAACGGATTACATTAATCCTAACACTAGCTTTCTAGATCCTTTAACTGAAGTCGTAGACTCCAACGGTGTTATCACACTGGAGTATCAGTATCAAGTTATTGGCAATACAATACAATTCAATACGTCACTTCCTGCTAACACACAAATTATTATAGAGTATCCTTATATTCTCAAAAACTTAAGAACTCGTGCTATACTTAGACGTACCATCAATAACTTTCTTGGGCTTACTCCTATTGTCAATTCTATCACTGTCAATTTCAAATCCTTACTTTAGGAGGAACTAACGTGAACTTAATGCTAATTAAGAACAAAACAAGTCTTCTTGAGAATAAGGCAAAGGAGATCTTAAAGAATTTAAAGAATAAGAACTTCTCAACAGAGACCGAGATGTTTAGTTACTTCTTTGCATCCCTACAAAACTTCTATGCTAATCTCGGGAAACCCACAATGCAACTTAGGCCGGCAAACGGAGCACCTATGAGCGCAGATTACAATCAATGCTTGCATGAGATTTCTGCTGACACTAGTAGTATGCTTACCGAGAGTAATGCCTTAGTTAAAGCGCTGAGCGATCTCTATGAACAGGTTACACTGGATCGGTCGTCTCTTAACAATCAGCTTAAATCCCTAGAAGATAAATTAAGTATTATTAATCTAAAGCTAAATCAAAAGATCCATGAAGTAAACTTCCGTGATAGTTTTATTAATCAGAAGACGTACGATACCGACATGGTGACCGCAACGCCTGCTAAGCTACATATTGGTGTGGGTATCCTAACTCTCAATACGATCGAAGCTAGTGAGATTACAAATGCTACGATTCGTATCTTAGATAAATCTAATGGGTATCCAGGAGATACTCATCAAGTGCGGAATTTATCTGGTAAGACGAAGTTCTATGGTGAGGATAACTTACACATTAACTTAGCTGAGATACTCGATGGTAACTCTGACACCTGGTTTGAATATGAACTGTTTAATATATCTGATACGGTTAGATCAAGCATCTCAAGCTATGGTTTAACTTATAATGAAGGCCAAAGCTGGGCTAAGAATGACTCAACACCTATGACGCTTGCCTTAGAGATAGAACTTCCCATAGCAAAGACATTAAACTTCCTAAGTCTTTCGCCTTATCTACCAAGTCAAAAAGGGGTTATTCCTTCTTATATAAAGAGTATTGTCGTCAGTGACGGTAAGGGAATCACAAAGGAGCTTGTGAATAACGATCGCTTCAATGAAGATAAGGTTTATATGTTTGGTCAAATGAAGACCAAGAAGATCTTAATTACATTGGAACAATCGATTAGCTATTTAACTCAAGTGGGACATTTCTTCTTTAAGGAACTACCGATCGCCTCAATGAATTACCTAGAGAAAGATAAACCTCAAGATGGTAAACGGGTGGATGGACCAAAGCCTAGTATTACAAATCTAGGTTTCATGTATGATCCATCCACCCGTAACTTAATTCAACCGGAAGTGACAAATGACTATACCGTAGGAAATACAAATCAGATCATTAACAATCTATTCACACTCCCTGAAGTTCAAGACATCCAAGTCGGACTTGAGACAGTAGATGCTTGGCGCTATCAAATCGGACTACGTGAAACACTAGGTGCTAACTATCGCTTTAATCAAGAGAGTGATTACGTCTCAACAAGTTTTACCTATACGAATCCCATCACAAGTATTCAGCTATTAGTTAAGGATGAAGTTCCTAAAGAGTTCCCTACAGGGAACTGGATCAATTACTTTATCAGTGTCGATGAGGGTAATAACTGGCATGCCATAGCGCCTAGTAATCGTTCAAGTAGTGACGTAACAACATACATTTTAAATGCTAATATGCCAGAGGACGGTCGCATGGATTATAGTGGCTATATCGATACAAAAGATCCAGTGACAAGTGTTCGTTTAAAGATTAGTCTATCAAGGCCTACAGACATTATTGATGCAGATTATTACAGTCCAATTGTCTATAATTATGAGCTTAAATGTACAGTTGAAAGCGGTGTTAACTAATGAGTATACGTGATCGACAACTAATCCGTGCTAGTAATAGGGCCTTAAGCTCTGAGTTATTAGCCGGTCGGTTCCCGGATCTTACAACGATTCAAGACAGTGTTTTCAATGAGATCCGTAATCGTCCTATAGGGTTACCTAGATTTGAATTACAGGCTGTTGCCGAAGGAGACATCAGCTCATCACTAAGTTATAACACGATGATGAATCAGATCTTTGAAGACCTAAATACTATGTTTGATGAGTCCGGTTATCAAACGGATCGTCTCATGGCGGTGGTTAATTACTATGAGACAGAGAAAGCTCTGATTCAAATGCAGTTGAAGCGCTTAAATAATCGTATGGATGGACTTATTGATAAGCTTAGTCATAATGTACGGTCTAATGTTATCTTCGATACCTTCCAGGATTTCCAGAACGTTGAGTTTATTGGCAGAGCTCAAGTCAACCGACCCAATACTGATGCCTTTATTGATTTACTTAAAGGAGAAGCTGTCTTAAATAAGATTAGTAATGGAGACCGGATTGATTTAAGTAAGGCAGAGATCAGTGTAACTCCAATAACATCCTACGTAACAAATACTGAGTTAAGTAAACCTAATCTCATGTTAACAGATATTATTAATGAGACGTGGCGTCAGCTTATAGTAACTGACAATGACTTACCGGTAACGCTGCAAATTGATATAGCTTTAGATAGTGAAGTATCCATCACGAGTTTTAGCTTTGAAAGCAACAGCCCCAAATCAACGGACATCACCTTGTCTATTTCTTCGGATGGTATAATCTATCAACCATATAATAAACAGTCCGGAGGATTCGTGCAGTGGAGTTTTAACACAGTGAGCGCTAAGGCCTTAAGACTCACTCTGACTAAATATGAAGCAGATGAAACGACAGGCACTAATAACAACTATCTATTCGGATGCAAATCTTTAGCGATCTATAAGGAAGCTTATAAGGAACGTGGCATTGTAGTTAGTCGTCAATACTACATAGGCAACGAGGCTATTGATCGTATTACATTACAAGTCGATTCTAGTTTACCATCCAATACCGACATTCGTTATTATATTGCCATCGACAATGATGACCTCTTTGAATGGCAGGAGATTCAACCTAATGTACCTCATGATATGGGCGGGATGAAATCAACTACCTTTGGTATTGATAGCTTCTATAAAGGCTATGGATCAAAGGTAAATAGTCAGTATGGTAATGACTATTATAATATTGCCGATATTCCTTATGCTATTATGCCTGGATCCGCCCTTCTTTACATGGGCGAAAACATGTGGCAGCACGATCTTTACAATTCACCCATCAGTGTGCTGGATAATCCAAGTTTAAAGGACTGGATTAAGATGAGCGGATATACTACGAATTATATTCCTCTTAATGCACCTATGAAGATCTTAAAGAACTGTAAGCAGCGCTTTACGGTAAACCTCTATTGCGAAACGGCAAACATTATTGATCATAATGTGATTCAAGTAACCGAAGGATTATCTAGTAACGTGAAGTTTAATGTCTATTTAAATAACAATCTTATTAAAGCCGTGGGAGATTACTATACGTATTACTTGAGGGCGGGCTGGAATAAGATTCAGATTATTACAAGTGCCATTGACGATACTACAATCGATAAGGGATTTAATCTAACGTATGTATCGAATAAGGTCTATGCTAGTAATGACCCATTACGTGAGACTAGTCTTTATAACCTACTAAATAATACAAGCAAACGAGATCATACGAACTTTGCCATTGATACTGCCGAGGTAGCTGGTAAGACTATAAGCAGTATCATTGTTAATTACGACCCTAGAGCAATCGACTCTACCGGTGCAGGAGTCATGTATAACTTAACCTATAAACGCCCTGTATTACAGGATCAAAATGCTTTGCGATTTATGGCAATTTTAAGTCGAGACCCTAGCTTTAAAGACATATCTCCAAGTCTACGTAGTTATCAAATCATTGTAGAGTAAGGAGTGATTATCATAAATATCTATCCATCCATGGTAAGAACCAATATGCGTCGTCGCGGACCTATAGAGTCTCAGAAACTAAATCGCAATAACCAGGATTTAGTTTACAACATAACCTATCTATGTGAACAGTTAAATTTACTAAAGGCGAATCTTAACAGTTTAGAAGCTTCAATTTATGATCGTAGTAACCTTATAAGTTCTAAACTTAAGATAATTAAGACGATAGGAGGTGAATTAATGAATGTCTAATATACCTGCTTTAACAAAACAGCAAGTTGCCTTTAGGAGTCCAACAAGCAGCGAAGCTTATAATAAGCAGCTCGATGATTCCTTCTTTGATGTTGTTAATCTCTATAACAATCTAAATACCTATACGAATCAATTAAATACCCTAAGGGATATCTACACGATCCAAAGTCAGTTTCAAGATATGCGTATTAAAGATCTCGAAGACAAGACAAGGATCCTGCAAGATAAGATCGATCTATTAAATGGACTTAATAGCTCCATTACAAGTCGTGCCTTTGTGGAAGACTTAACTGTTGATTCCATTGCGGAAGCCTCCGAGCGAGCTGAGATCGATATGTTTCATAGGGTTGTTACACTACCAATCGTTCGTAGAACATCAAAGGTTTACCTATACGATGAAGACTATGATCAGATTATTATCCCTTCAACGTTAGGTGTTACACTGAATCCGGCCGCCAGTGACGGCTTTATTGTTGATACGGATCTGTTAAATGCCTTTGATGGTATTAACTCAAATTATTGGATGCGTAAGGTCTTAATCTCTCCAAACGATACAACCTCGAAGGCTACTGTCCAAGTAGAGATTACCTTACCAGACAATATCATTTCTAATCGTGACGTAAATACGATTATCATTCATCCATTTCCACTAAACTCACTTGATATCACGGAAGTTAAATACAAACTTGACGGTGGATGGATAACAGTCCCTGGATTTGAACCTATTATTAAGGCAGGTAATATTGAACTATGCTTTGCTTCTTTAAAGATTGCGAAGGTTCGAGTAACAATGGTTCAAAATACCGCTCATAGTGAAAACGGTAAAAAGGTATTCTATCTAGGTGCCGAAGAGATTGGGATCTATCATACAGAGTATGGTGTCAAGGGAAGCTTTAGGGCATCGTTTAATTTAGATGGCAAGGAAGGATTAAAGACCATCACGGAGATCAAACCTATCTTCTCTAATACGAAGGCTTTAAATGCCAACCTTGATATGCGTAACTTGTTTACCTACAACCTCTATACCGTAAGTAATGGAGAGTTTCAATATACTAAGGACTCACTACCTATTCCAACGACTGAAACTAAAGTCGTTCTTGATGGTATGATCTTACTTGATCCAAATAATCAAGCAACGCCTGCACTAGAAAGTGTAGAACTGGTCTATAAGTAGACCACTCTATCCGGTTCTCTCCGGATTAGGGAGGGAAGGCTTGTGCAAATACTAACCTTTATTCAAACGTATATCGTTGGAACATTCAATGCGATCATGTGTCCACTTATCATTATTTTCTCTATTAACATGATTGTTAATGTCATCGAATCCGTTGATAAACTTAAGGCCTTACAAACGGATCTTAAGAAACTACTTGCGTATATTATCTTTATCGTCTTGGCAAATCAATTAGATAGTCTTATGATTAACCATCTCCTTGGCTGGAAGGGTTCGACTCAATTCTCGATCTCAATTATTCTCTTTGGTCGTGAATTTGGATCGATACTTAAAGCGGTTAACTATCTAGGTGTTGAAGTTCCATACATCTTAACGAAGCGCTCTGGCGACATGATGGATTTCAACGGTAGTACTAGTAATAAGTCTGACGATATTGACGATCAAATCGTCCAGCTTAGAAGTAAGATTAGCAAGCTGAAGAAGCTTCAAAAGCTGCAAGAAGAACTTACTGCAGTAGAAACCTCAGAGGGGGTTGTCGAATGATTCTAATATTAATGCCTATTGAATTTGTTGTTGGTGCGATTATAGGGTTCTTCCTTTGTGACAAACAGGAAGGACTCTCAATCGATGAAATTAAACTCGGAAGCATTGTTTTTCTTATTGCCAATGCCTTTGTCTATTATCAAAACCCCGAGATGCCGGGGCTCACAATCGTTCATTTAATTGTGAGTTGGATTATGCTGAGTATTGGATTAATTGTTGGCGAAGGTTTCCGGCTTAAGATTATCCGTAATGTTATTCAAACCATTCATAAGAAGGATGTTCAATTATCGATCGCTAATTTCATTCAAGCTATAACACGGGTTACTTACTGTAATATAAACAGGGACAATAGGGATCTCGCAGATGCTAGTGCTAAACTTGATATCGTTTATACTCAACTTGATAAGCTTATCGATAAAGCTAGGAAGCTTAATGATCAAGGACTCACGGATAAGTTTAGTTCTATTAAAAGCCTCTGCTCCTATTATGCTGATTACTCAAAGTATGTTTGTTCTGAACCAGATAGTCTTAAACGTAGCGAGATGATGCATAACTGGGTTTCTATCGGAGAAGAGTTATCAAACTTAAGTTGGGATACATTAAATCATGCAGAGGAAAACATAAAGATACACCTTCAACGTAGCTTTAGTTCTAACATACTAGCGGTTAAGGTTAAGTAATCCATAGCAGGCCAACACTGGCCTGCTAACTTTATTTTTCATAGGTGTTACAAATTGGTTGACTTAGTGTAACACAAAGTGTATAATAAGGTATAGTCAATCAATCGAGAGGGGAACACACATGAGCGAAGTCGTTAATATCATGAACATGCCACTGGAACCAAACGCTATTAAGAACCTTGAGGCTAAGATTAATGATGATCTTATCAAAAACAACAAGTACGGCAAAGGTAAAAAAGACTACTTGGATATTGGAGTCTTTAAGCGGTTAATGAATACGATCTTCGGTTACAAATGGTCTTGGGAAGTTATTAAACATGAGATCGTTGATGCGAAGTTTGTCTATGTTATGGGTCGCCTTAGCGTACCGGGCATCGGTATCAAAGAAGCCTTTGGAGCTGCTAAGCTTGATCAAACAGATAACTCCCAGCAAATTAGTGTTGCTAATTCAAATGCCTTTAAGGCAGCCTGTAAACTACTTGGTGTTGGACAGTCCCTACTTGACGATGGTTTCGAAGATGAGCTCTTTGAAGAAGATGATACGCCTCCACCGGCTAAGGCCAAGACTAAAACCAAAGCTACGTTTACTGAAAAACAAATCAAAGCTATGATTACGCTGAAGGAAGCTTACAGCATCACAGATAATTCAGAACTTCTCAAGTTCTTAAAGGTCTGGAATAAATCCTTCACGAGCATGAACCAACTCAATGGAGATAATGTCGATGCATTCCTTGAATACGTCGAAGAAAACCCAGAGGATTTTGAGGACTTGAAGGGATAGAAGTGAGATGGCAAAAAGCATCTACGATCTGGCAGTTGATTATATCGAACTTTATATCATGCCTAAAGAAATCAACAATCGGATTAAGAATCAAATCCTAAGGGACTTAAAAGAAACATTGGCTCGTGGTTATACGGATACAGAAATCTTAGATATTCTAAATGATTACGTTGAAGATAACCCGAGCCATATTCCGTTGATACCGAACTTATTTAACGGTAAGCCAAAGCAACGAAATCTATTAAGCCCTGATAAGTTCTACTATCATCCACAGCTTAGAGTGATGCCCGGAGTTCCAAAGAAGCATTGGGATCAAGACACTGGAGAGATCACGACGATCGAGGAGTACTACTTCTTAGAACTTAGAGCGAGCTACACCTTATTGGATCTTTACAAATACTATCTCAGACAAATGGGATTAACGGATTCAGAGTATGCCAGAGCAAGAATGCTTGGTGGTCTTAAGTGGCTCCTTAAGCAGCACAGTGTCGATTTAGTTCTCTTCATGATCGATATCGGTGGCAACCTCAAGGACGAGGAAACGGATAAGGGATACTTTGAACCGGTCGAGCTTAACAACTATGATCGTGAAGCGTTAGAGAATATGGGAGCTAAGATTACTGAAGAGCGAGGAGCTGGTAATGATCATGTCGTGCCTCGAAAGCGAGTGTTATCTAATCGAAGCAGGAGTTAACTTAGGGCCAAAGAAGTTTCGACGCAACATGATCATTCCTGCTACGGGTATTAAAGAATTTAGGAACAAGCATAACAATACGGGCGTCTACATAACGGCTTACTGCTACAACGACGCCAACCAAGATGAAGCTTACTTATACGGAAATCTCTACTTAGATTTTGATTTAGCTGACCTTGTCAATTCTGACAACCCTGAAATGGATTTTGATATTGTTAGGGAAGATGCCCTACATGCCTTAGTCGTACTAAGTGCCATTTATAACATACCAGAAGAACAGGTACGAATCTTCTTCTCGGGTAAGAAAGGTTTACACCTTATTGTACCTGCTAAGACATTAGGCCTTAGACCGGATAAGGAACTCAACGAGATCTTTCGACTTATGGCACTTGATATTAAGAAATCCAGCAAACATAAGACACTTGATACATGCATCTATGATCGCAAGCGACTCTTCAGAGTCCCAGGATCGATTCATCAAGACACGGGATTATACAAAGTACCACTTACATATCATGAGCTTACAAATCTAAGCTTTGCTTCAATTAGATCCATCGCTAAAGAAGCGCGAGTTATAGATTTTGCAAAACCTATGTATAATCCAAAGGCTTATCGAATCGTTCAGGACTTTTACAGACAATGGGAAGAAGAGAAGAAGACTAACAAGATGTCCAAGTCTAAAGGCAATGGTACTCTTAACTACACGCCTCCCTGTATTAAATACTTACTTAACAATCCAACGAATGAAGGACAGCGTAATAACGCGACGGCTTACATTGTCTCTCACTTCAAACAACGAGGATATAGTGAAGATAAAGCCTACGAATTAATTGACCAATGGAATGAAGCATATTGTAGTCCTATGCTTAAACGACAAGAGGTCGTTAGTACCGTTCATAGTATCTATCGTGGAGAGTATTCCTATGGATGCAGAACACTCAAGGACTTAGGAAACTGCAATGAACATGAGTGTAAACTAAAGAAGTAGGGTGGAATATATGGCAAAGACCCCAGGGTATGCTCAGGAAATGCTCGATGTGATTGATGCGTTTGAATTAAGAGCTTGGAGTGCTGACAATAAAGGCTTCAAAACGGGTTGGGATCAATTTGATGATGCCCTAGAAGGAATCCAAACCGGATGGCATTTAATTGCCGGAGATTCTAATATTGGTAAAACTAGTTTCTTATCTCAACTCGCATGGCAAGTCGCCAATCATCCCGACAACGATGCATATGTTATCGATTTTAGCTTAGATGATCCAATGCACGAAAAGTTACCAAGGGTTGTCGCGGCGGCAAACAAAGTTCTAATCAATTCCGTCCGCACACCTAATAACTACATGCATTTACCAAATATGATTGCTCGGCGTAATGCCGGTATCGACTTACTTAAGAAAACCATTCACTGTTATAAAGCCTACGATGCGAATCACTCGACCGACATAGATAAAATCGAGGAGACGATTAAACGTCACATCATCGAAATAAAGGCTATCGGATCTAAGCGCCGAGTGGTTGTGTTCATTGATAACTTTCATGATTTAACCACCAGTTCCAAGGAGGCCTCTCAAGGTGACAAAAACAAATACGACTATCTCGCCCAGCGAATATCTGATATGGCTACCCTCTATGACATACCGATCATCACAACGGCTGAGTTTAAAAAGCTTAATGGGAACCGTAGACCTCACGTTGATGACATACGAGAGTCAGTTAAGATTAAGTATGAAGCCAAGTCCATTATGTTGTGTTACAACGAAGTTGGCGTTAAAGGAGAGAGTGCCGGAGTTTACTTCGAGATACAAGGTAATGCTTCTAAGCAGCCCGTATTTGAAGTTAAGTTTGGCAAGAATAAATACACTCGGTTCAAAGGCCGACTCTTCTTTGAATTCTATCCTGAGATGGCTCGATTCGAACAGGCCTTAGTTGGAGACGTCAAACGCTACAACAACTTAATCTATGCGAATGACTAAGGAGGGTGAACTATGAAGATGAGACTTCTAGAAGTACTTAAAGATGATCACTGGATTAAACTATCTAGCATGAGTAAACTTAAAATCGGTGATGAATTCAGGATGTTTGAGCCAACGGGCGAACCAGTAAAGGACAAGCATGGTAAAACAAACTGGATTGTTGCCAGTGATCCTAAGAGAATACTCAATGAAAATAAAGTCTATACTTACGCAGTTGAAATTGAAGGAGACTAATCATGTCTCTAAAGATCAAATGGCTCTTAATTCTATCAACGTCGTTCTTCAGTTTCGTTATGGCCTTGACGTCTCCAACCGTTCACCTCTATTACATGAAGATTGTAAGCCCTCAGATCTATTCAACGGCTCAAGTGATCTCAACTATGTCAGCCGCAATTATGACAATGTTTCTAAGCAAACAAGCCAACCGAACTAAACTTAGAAAATACTTTGCACCCATTCTTGTAATAGATTCTATCGGTTATTTCGCTCTATCATATTTCGGAACACTCAATCCTAACATTCGCTTTATCGGCTTTGCGATACTTTTCTCAACAACTATGACAGTCTGGTCAACGATTATGATGTCAGCCATTAACGATACTCTATCATCAGACAAGCTCACAGATTTTCAAACACTGTCTAATTCAGTAGCCCTTTGGGCGACGGTCGCCGGTGGTGGAATCGCCGTATTACTTGTTAATATACTACCGCTTAACATGGCTTTATTTCTACAATGTGCTAGTAATGTAATCCTAGCCGTGTGTGATTATAAAGGATTCAAATACTTAACAAAATCTTAGGAGGAATTATTAATGGAAGAATTGTTTTACTCAACCGAACCAGATGGCTCAATTTTAATTGACGGAACGCTGCTTTTCGAACGGATGGCTAAGGAACTTAACTTAGATATCGAAGTCATCAAAATGGTTATTGATAAGCACGATGAACTCCTCGAAGAAGCCGGCATTATCGTCTTCGACGAAGCCTATGATGAGGAGACAGAGTAATGGCTAAACATCCTTATAATTTACTACCGGATACCATCGATAATCGAGATCATATCTTTTCTAGGATGGCCTTACCAACTAAAGCTCCATCCAGCGTAGACCTACGACCTAAGATGCCTCGGGTTGTTAACCAATTAGAGCTGGGCTCCTGCACGAGTAACGCTATTGGCTCAGGCCTTATGGAATATGTACAGCTCAAGAATGGACAAGCTCTAGTCCCACTAAGTCGGCTCTATCATTATTATAAAGAGCGTGAAGTTATTGGAACAATCAATGAAGATTCTGGAGCTATGATTCGTGATGGAATGAAGCTGGCTGTTTCCATGGGAATATGCCCAGAACCTATATGGCCTTATATCATTTCGCAATTTACGATTAAGCCTCCTGCTGAAGCGGATACGGCAGCTCCTAGTCATAAGCTAACATCGTATCAACGGATTACGACCCTTACGGATATTAAGCGATCCTTAATCGAAGGGTATCCGGTTGTTATGGGTATGCCAATCTTTGAATCCTTTGAATCAACTCTAGTAGCAAGCACTGGTAATGTTCCTATGCCAAAACGCGGTGAACAAAACCTTGGTGGCCACGCGGTTCTAATCGTAGGCTATAAAGATACGACGACCGGCATGTTAAACAAACTCACAAATTATATCACTGGCGTAACCAATGGAATTGTTATCGTACGAAACTCCTGGGGTACCGGCTGGGGCGACAAGGGTTACTTCTATCTACCGTATCAATACATCGCTAAATATGTTACCGATTTGTGGACGGGGAGGTAATTATGATTAATAAGTTAGTTGAACATATGTCTAGCGCGGCCGGTATTAAAGCTCAATCATCAATTCTTCAAGATGAATGCGACACTATGAGTGGAGAACTTTATTCTCTAGAGAAACTTGTTGGACAAATTCATGCTCAAGTCTTCGGACCAAAGATTAGTGAATGTTGTGACTCTATTGCTCCTATGGAACCAACACTCTTAGCTATGTTACAAGATAAGCGTTTCAGGGTTAGTGAATGCATTAAGTTTCTCGACGAAGTAGCCTGCGTCTTAAAAGAACAATTAGGCGACATCCGTCTATATCAATAATGCTTGGACTAATCTCGGTGAAAAAGAAAGCTGGAACTGCCGCCGAGTGAACTTGTTCCAGCCCTGATTTAAGTATATGTACAAAGTCTACTCTTTATACCAAAGTTTATTACAAAATGTTAGGAGAAGATAAAATGAAGGAAATCAATAAGTTTGAAGACCTTATTAATGCTATCGGTAAAAACGGTATGACAGCGGAGGAATTCATTGAAGATAACATGGTCTTAGCGGGAGTTCTCTTGAAGAAGGGTCTTATTACGAATAAGGAACTTATTGACATGAAGGCGGAAATGGTTAAAGACTTCAACTTTATGGCCGAGGCTATCAGGGAGGTTCCTGTTGAAGTCTTAGATGAAGTGGCAAATTTCGTCGGAGGAATCGTTGATAAAATAGTTCCCAAGATAAAGGAGCTTACGTAATGCTTGAAATTAATCAACTCGGATCGAAACGCAAAGAAGAGTTTGAAGCCGTCGCCTGCTCAAGATACAATCCCTGCCCTGTCTGTTACCGATGCATGAGTAAGGCCAGCCATCTATTTGAACTCTGCGCCGAGTGTCCAATTCCCTTCTGTGTTCATGACGATCGTACTCGTAATATGGTCATCAAGCGAGAGAACTTCGCGATTAATGTATCACCTGAAGTCGGCGAGCTTTTTAAAAAGCTAGGTGATACTCATGGAGAAGGTAACAACTGAGGCTGGTAAAAACTTAGTCTTAGTTATCGAGGGAGACGGCGTTATAAAACTCTTTATGGCCTTCATGCATTATAATCACACCAAGGTAGCGTATCCATTTGAATTTATGTTCATGGCTGAAAACTGGTTTAAAGCCATTGGTATCAATGTTAAGGTCATACCTAATCCTAACTTAAGTTCTATTGATAAATTCATAGTACAAGGTCTCATTCACTTTCATCACATGCTTAAGATATTTAATTAGGAGGAAGTAAATGGCTATACAACGTAATGCATCAAGACGCCTCTCTATGGCAAGAGAAACAAGTCTCAAGAGCCTAATAGAGTGTCTTAAGTTTGGATACGATCCTACTCGCTTAACTGTTACGACCATCAGCGGACATTATACCCTGGATAAAGTTGATTTCTTTAACTACTTAATTACAAGCGGATCAAAATTTGATATAGAGGTGACAAACATTGCGACAACCACGAGTTAAACATCCTGTTAAGGTTCTTCGGAATGATGCCGGTCAACAAATCTGTATGCAATGCGGTATGCCAATCGAAACGTATGATGAAAACCCAAGATGGGCTCAGTACGAAGAGAAATGGTCGATCCATTATGACTGTTATCTTCAAACCCTGAATCTTCTGGATCGTGAATCTCATATTACGAGTGAACGTCAATCAATGCATCGGAGGTAATAATATTGGATATTCAACTCAACGATTATCAGCTTGATATCATTCAAGATAATTCACCGCGCATCCTAGCTGTCATGGCTAGGATGACCGGCAAGGATACTATTATTAAAGAGCGCATAGCACGATGGTCCGGTGTAAGTATTGTCATTGCTCCTATATTATATGGAATCGAACGATATCAATCCACCGCTAGTCTCTTTAACTATCAACAGATTCTTGAAGGAACCGGCCGAGGTATAGATGCAGATCTAACAAAGACACAAGTTATTCTTACGGCACCTTATTTAGTAAGAGATGAGCACATCGTAGCAACGCTTGAATGGGCAGAGAAAGCCAAGGCCAGTCGAATCTTAATTATCGGAAACAGCGGAGATCGTGGATTTGATGATCAAGGTAAGCCAAGGCCTGACGTTATCAAGGACATATGGTTTAACCGCAGTAACTGGATGAAACATCATGTCACAATGTTTCAAGCCCACTTCCTAGATGAAGTTGCACAAAATAGGCTCATGACAGGAAGTTCAATGGTATATAAATACGAAGTGGAGGCCTCTATGGCATGAATATAGGGTTCGACATCGACGGGGTTTTAAATAATCTTCCCGAGATTATAGGAGAGTACGGATGCAGACACTGCAGGGAAACTAGAACTAGGGACTGCACGGGATGTAACGCCTTAAACTTAACCTTGGGAACCACTAAGGATCGCTTTGACTTTACTGACGAAGAGGATCTAAGCTTCTGGAGTAAGAATCACTTAGAGATGATTACGAAAGTAAGCACTAGTGCCTTTAATCCAGAAGCTTGTGTAACAGCTATGCAAATGCGTGGTCATAGTATCTTTTATATTACGAACAGACAAAGCGATGTCATTCAGGAAACCGTCGATTGGTTAGATGCCAATAATTTCCCTCATGCTCCGGTCTATTATACTAAAGACAAAGTCGATACCTGCAAACAACTCAAGATCAATGTTATGATCGAAGACAATCCACATAATATCATGGCACTGGCCGAAGCTGGCATCAAGGTTGTTGTGATTGAATGGCCTTATAATCAGAGCCTTAAACATAAGAATCTACTTAAGCGGACGACGAGTGTTTGGGAAGCCATACGATTTATACAAACGATCGAGCCAACAACTCTTGACCGCTAAGAAATTCATTACAGTCGAACAGCTTTTAGACTATACATTTTGTCCGCTTATGTATAAGTTTAAGCATATCGACAAAAACAAGGTCTTTTTAAAAGACGACGGAACACTTAATTTTAAAATCCTCGGGCCTAAATTTGTTAGAGATCTACATGTTATGGCGTACTATCTATTTAACTACATTCAAGATGGTACGTTCCCTTCTCCCGCTAGAATGAAACAGCGTTGGAGTGTTGTATGGGGACAGAGCCGTACAAAAGAAGAGATCATCTTCTTTACTGGTCCATGGGCCGATCAACGCAGGCAACTTGAACGCAAGGGAACCCAAGCGATCCTCGATATGCTCGATATGTTTCAAGATAATCCTGGTAAGGTTTTAATGGTTGGATCAAACTATACAGTAGACATTGAGGGGTTTAAATTATCTGGCACCTTTGAGTTAGTTCGACTCCTAAGGGAAAACAATAAAACTATCACAGAGATTGTTGACTTCAAAGTTGAAGAGCGTTTAATGAGCAATCACATACGTCATGATCTTGAAATTACAGCAGCCAGTTATGCATACCGTAAACTCTTTAATAAGAAAGAGGACAGAGTCGCCTATCATGACTTAGTTACGGGAACCATATACTATACTAAACGCGATAAAGAAGACTATATACGACTACTTCGCGTCATAGAAAATGTGTATAAGGCTATTGAGACTAATATCTATTACCCGGTCATGGATGAACGCTGTTATAAGTGTTCGTACCAGGAGCCGTGTATAAGAAAGGACTGGTACACCAATGTTAACATTGAAAAACAGCCAAGGCGAAGTTATTTTAAAAGAAGACGATCAAGGAAAGGTCGAAGTCCTAAACGAAGCTTGGAAGACAAAACTGAAGGAGACGGGAAACATACCGGCGGAACTTAAGGATGCTGTAGAACGTGGCTAAGCTTGCAATTGATCCCAGCCTTGCAGCATCTGGTTATGTCATTTTTGATAATGACGATCATGTCCTTGATTTAAATGTCATCAAGACAATACCTAAATACCTACAAAGTAAACGGCTCAGTCAGATCTACACAGCCTTTGCAAGCATCGTTTCTCGGTACGAGATCACGGAGGTAGTATCAGAAGATCAATTTGTTAATACAGGTTTAGCTGGCAATAAACAGGTAGCCTTGATCTTATCTAGAGCTCGTGGTGTCATTATGCTTGCCACCAGTTTACTTGATATACCCTTCGTTGTTTATACTCCTGCTGAGATTAAGAAGACGGTGACCGGAAAAGGCAATGCCAGTAAAGATAAAGTTCGGGAATCTGTTTTAGATCTTTATGGAAATCAAGAGATTGTTTTGAGTCAACTCACTAGTAAAGGTAAGGTGGATGATATGGCAGATGCCTTGGCAATTTATCATACTCACAAATTGCTAAAGGCAGGTAGAGCTTCTTAAAGAGAGGTCAGTAACACGTTCGGAGGAAGACATCATGACAGACACTAAACGGTTTACGTATGAAGAAACTGAAGCCTTAGTCCTTGCTTATCAAGAAAACAAATCAGGCGCGGCCGAACAATTATTGATAGCATTCAAAGAATACATGGCTCAGTTTGTTAACTTGATTAAAAAGGGAACCATCAGTGCTTCCCGCAGGGGACAACGGCAATTCATCAGTCTTTATATTTCAAATCCTCTGACACGAGCTAACCTTCATAGGTTTAGACGATCTCGATTTGCTCACAATGAAATCTATAAGATCACTAATTCAATTAAGGGATTCTTCAGCAAGTACTCTTATGAAGAAATCATACAAGAGACAGCGCTTGCCTTACTAACGCTTGCTAAGCGTTATAAATCACCCGATGGTAAACCACGATTTCATTACTACGTAGATAAAACATTTGCTTATCAACTTCACCGACAGCTACGGACTCTTATCTCAGACCCCGTTGTCTTTCAAGCAAAGAATAATCAAAGCTTTGATTCTGATGAAGACGCGGATTATTTATCACAGTATATTGAATCTGATATGGACCATTCAGATGAGTGGATTGCTTCTATGGAGGCCTCAAGCATTGAAGACGACATGGATGAGATCAACGATAACTGGGTTAACGGGCTTACCTGTTCGGATTCGTTTCATACATTAAGTATCTTTGATCGAAAGATCATTAAGCTTTATTATATTGATGAACTCACAGATCAGCAGATAGCAAACATCCTAGGAACCTGTAGGGCAACTATTAACAGAAGGCGTTTGGCAACTATTGCTAAACTAAGGGGTGGTACGTATGTATAAGACAGCAAGTTGTACGAAATGCGGTGCCAAGTTAAATTACAAAACCAAGAAGCCAAAGTTTTGTAAGAAATGTAATCCCTATAAGGGAGTTTACAAACAACCTAAGGCTAATTTACCTCAGCAAAGTAAGAGTGAACGTGAGATGCATAAGGTCATGGCTATGATACTTCCTAACGATGAATACATTATTGGTGGTTATTATAATTGGCTCATGTCGCCAAAGAATCAACCCATGCAACTTGATATGTTCTTCCCTAAACTCAACCTAGCCTTTGAATTTAATGGCAGGCAACATTACACGTATAATTCATATATGCACAAGACAAAAGAAGCCTTTGAATACTTGCGGGCCTGTGATAAACTTAAAGCTCGTCTCTGCGTTGAACAAGGGATCAACTTACTAACGATTAAGTATGATAAAGATATCACCAAGGGCTATCTCATTAGACGCCTCCAGGAAGAGGGTCTCTTAGATAAACTAAAGGCTATCACCATCGTGGACGACACTTACGAGGAGGATATGTAATGATTTATCGAAACAATTCAGGAACACTGATTCAACCTGGAGTAGAGCAATCCATTATTGAATGGGAATCTGACGGAGTTACTAAGGTTATGGGATTCATGGGAACGGGCACCTATTCCGCAGAATTTTCTCTCTATGTTGAAGACGATGATGAAATCGGTGCATTAGGCGATGGAGCTTATTATTCGTATCAGACCAGTCCTAGTTTACGTACCGCCTACGTCGCAGATCGTGCCTTTATCGTACCGGCTGGTAAACGTGTCATCCTTAAGATCTATCACGAGTCGACTCAATCAGAAACATTTAAGGCAACGCTTCTCGGATAGGAGGAATTAACATGGCTTGGAACGAACCCTATAATGATGAAGAAATACATACCGTCATTGAACCGACTCAGATTTTTAATCTTAAACAGGGCTATCATCCAGGACTTGGTGATCTTACGGTTTTCTTTAACGGCGTTGTCGCGGTTCGTAACCAAGATTACTTAGAGCTCAATGCCTTGACTGTTCAGTTTACATTTGATGTCATTCCTGAGGATGTTATAATCTTTAGGTTTCAAAATCTAGGCTGGTAAATAGGAGGAAACTATGTATACGCCACAGATTCTATTAATTGAACAACACCGCGGTATCCAGTTATCAATGGATTTTAGCCAATGTGACTCCGGCTATACGGAGTCAACACAAATTCAACGGACACTCCATCCTGGTGTCTGGAATCTCAAGATGAAGTCTCGTGATAATTCGGGGAAACTAAGTAATACAATTCTTCATCAGATTATTATCCCAGATACCTATGCGGCGACGATACCTAACATCACATTGCCAACCAATGATTTTGATACATCAAACCTTCAACTGCAGTCGACGTATGATCATGAGTCTGTCACGATTACATGGAATGTTAATCCACTCTGTTATTATAAGGTTTATCGTGATGGAGTCTTTATGGATGAAAGTATTAATCTAGGTTATTTTACTGACCCCTTTACTGATTCCTGTCCTCCGGAGCCTCCGGCATTTATCTATCATGGAACAGATCCTAGTAATAATTTAACTACGGTTGGCTGGCATGAGGCCTATGCCTATATGCAGCATCGTAGTTATCGCGTCGAAGAGTACTGGATTGGTACGGATGACTTTCATATCACCTCAGACAATGTGACGACGTACTATCAACCCGGTATTAAAGACTACTGGTACGCGCTCTCTGATACTTTAGTTTTTGATGATAGTACGGATGTAGCGGGTTATATATTAAGCTATTCTTATAGTTCTTATGGGCCATGGACTAAACTCCATGAAGGACTAGTTCAAAATCAGGAATTCATTACGATGGAGTTTCCTCCAGGTGATACCCTTTATATTAGCATCTCTGCTGTTGATGCTAACGAGAACTACGGTACCGTTAAGGTTGTTCAAATTACCATGCCGGACGATGGTCAGATTTATAGATAAAGGAGGGATAACTATGGTATTTGTCTTAATCGCAGTCACAATTATGGTCATCTTAGGTACTCTATGTTTTATGTATCTCATGAAGCCCGCCAAACCTTATGAGGCTAAGACGGAACCCGAATTTTATCAAGCCAATACAAGACCTAGTTCAGTACAACCCAAAACGACGGTAACTAAGTCTATACACTCTGTTAAAATATCGACACCTGCACCAAAGTCTAGTTCTTATAGAAATAACGATGACTATGTACTTCCGTATATGGGTGTGTTTAGTGCTTATGATGGTGGACATCACCATCATGATCACGGTAATAGCTGTGACTTTGGCGGTTTTGATTCTGGAAGCTGTGATTGTGGAGGGGGATGCGATTAATGTTAGTTATCTTTCAGGGCCCGTCGTGTGCTGGCAAAACAACGTTGACTAAAGCCTGTGGTCTTCCGATTCTTATAACGTATACAACGCGTGAGAAGCGCGTTGATGAGACCAATGGTGTTGACTATCATTTTATATCACTCGAAGAATTTAAAGCCTTAGACGCCGAACAGGGCTGGGCTACGTATGAAATTATTCAAGGTGACTACTATGGAATGACAAAAGTTCAACTTGAATTGCTGAACTCTAGTAATGTCGATTGTTGTATTGCTTTAAACCGTAAAGGATCGGATGCTTATACGCGGCACGTTGATAATGTCATTATCATTGGGGTCAAATGTAATGAAGAAGAGATTAAGCGTCGTCTTAAAGAACGCTATGGTTCAGATGAGTTTAACTATTACAAACATTTCAGAACCTATAATAAAGACGTGGCTAATCTCACCAATTGTGATTTACTGATTAACAATGATCTAGAGTTAGGTGTGGTTGTTGATTTTGTTAAGGCTTTTATAGCTGAAGCACTACAGGCCGGTGGCCTTCTAATGCCAGACTTTACCTGATTATTATCGTCGTCTTCGAGCAATAATACTATCATAAATAAAAGGAGGCGATACACATGGCGAAGTATAATATGCCCGTTAATAAAGAGGAAACAGCTCGTGAATTAGGAATTCAACTTGGTGCAGATCGCACAAGTCGTGAGAACGGATCGGTTGGCGGAAGAATGGTTCGAAAGATCTTTGAACAATTTGGGCCTAGTCGATAAATAACACAGACAAATAGCTCACTAGAAGGGAAATACTTCTAGTGAGCTATTTGTTTTCTGTAATAGATAAGGATTCTTAGAATCTAAATACTTCTTAAGCTGCTCCCAATTTGCTTTATAGATTCTATGAATAAAGGCCTTAGGATACAATACATTACCTTCTCTATGGTTGATTAGAGATTTATGCACTGATTGTCAGCTCCTTAATTATAGTACGGTGGTTGGTTCGTTTACTGGTACGTCGCATCATACGCTAGAATGTATGAAAGACGAGTAGTTTTACTAGGGAGAGTAGGGTCGCACGTTTTTAAGAAGGGTGACCAGAGGGAAACCCTGGCGATTTCGGCTTCGAAACTTTGGACGAACCGGCATTAAGCTTCCGGTAAATATCCACTGAGATAAAACTTACGAGAACCTCTGCAGGAAGATTCCCTGTGAGTTCATATTCCTTTATAGCATCTGTTAAGATCTTCTGAACCGCTACAATATCCACGATAATCACTCCTTATATCAATCTCTATTACAAATTGTATGAACAATTATCCAAAATCATTCCAGTAAGCTCATAAACTTTAATAAGGATTTTCTTATTAAAGTTTATGGCCTATTTCTTTAATAAGACATCAGTTTGCAAGACCATGGATCACATAGAGAACGAATAAAACCGCCAGAACTTTACTCACTGTCTCCCATGTAGTGTTAATCTTCGAGCTAAAGTGTTTTAGATTAGGCCTTGTTAAAACCCTGCGCTGAACGGCTGGCGGTGTCTGATTCAACACGATAATAATAGGCTGCTTTTCTTTAAGTAGATCCGGAAACAGATCGAGTACTGATTTAACGTCTGGCTCCTGATTGGGTCTTAGTTTAATAACGTGTGCTTTTGCCATAATTAATTCCTCCTAATGAATTAATTTGTAAATCAATAAACCAATAAACGGTGTTGCTATAACAAGAATTCCTAGTAATTTTCTCACCGCCTCACCACCTTATGATAGTAGTATGTCCATGTACCAAAATGTTATACATAAATATATTACAAAATATAATGCATAAATGTAATAGAATTGGTGATACTAGTATTAAGGTAATGACATAGAATTAAGGGAGGAACTTATATGATTAAAGCATGGTTTAAAGAGGGTAGTCGAATGTTAGAAGAATTCAATTACATTAGACAGCAGGCCATCATCGGATTTGCTATCACGAAAGACAAGTGGCTCTACATTGAGTACACGGATTCTGATCACCAGTTCACTGCAAGACTGGTAAAGCCTATTAAGTTCTTGCAGTCGAACCAAAAGGGTCATGGATTCTTAGCAAAATGTGAGCTACGAGATTCAAACTACAGACACTTTAAACTCCATGGAATTCATAAGATGGTCGTGGTCGACAACATCCTTACCTGGAATGAGAATATGTATCTAGACTAAAGAAAGTAGCTAGGGATTATCCCTAGCTACTTTACAAATACCCCATAGGATCAACAGCCAGACCGTTACGTCTTAATTCAAAATGTAAATGAGGCCCAGTGGAATGCCCCGTAGTTCCACAACTACCAATAGTCTGGCCAGCGACTACGGGATATCCTACTTTAATATCGATACCGGATAAATGACCGTAGATTGATTGCATTCCCTGGTCATGGTCGATCACAATCATATTGCCGTAGATATCATCCCATCCTACTTTCGATACGTCACCTTCTCGTGTGGCTTTGACTTTAGTTCCAGCGGGAGCCGCAAAGTCAAGGCCATGATGATCCTTCCCAGCATACTCTTGTGTGATCTTACCTTTAATCGGTGAATTCCATTTGCCTTGACCGAAGTTTGCAACGCGATCTAATGAGTTTTGTATTGAATTTGTCTTAGTTTGAGCGGCCTTAATATAAGGAGTTAGAGTTACGACTGTACTCTTAACAATAATTAGTATTGTTAGAATTATAACTCCCTTAGAAAGATCATTAAAACCAAAAGCCTTAAGTATAACGTAAGCGCCGTACGTAAAAACCATCATGAATAAGACTAAACCAATCCACTGGGTCATTTATTTATACCCAGCCGTTGCAAAGAAAGCATCGAGTAAAACCTTAGCAGCTCTTAAAACCACACCGACTCCTATGATTGTCACAAGGGTCTGAACAAAGAGTGCAGACTTACCACTCTCAGTAAAACCAGCAATCTGTTTACCAAGCCATCCTACAAAGGCAAGCATTACAATAACGATAATTGGAAATCCTTCACCACCTGGCTTAAAGATGACGTAGGCTGCTTCTCCCATAGCCACATTCCTCCTTAAGTTGATCGAGTGTCACCACAGTAAAGTCAAGACCTTCTGAATTATCACGCTCTATGGCATCTCTAATCTTTCTGGGATTACCGGTCGTTACGATTAAGATTCTAGGAAACGACTTTGTTTTAGATACCCACCATGATTTCATATAGGCTTTAGAGAGTTTAAGATTACAATACTTTGGAACCTTCAAGAATTTATTACCGGACTCCTCGATATCAAATTCTATGAATGTAAAATCAATCGTCCTTTCCATGAGGTTCTCAATCCCAATGAGACCATCCGGTCTTAGTCTAACTTGTGATTCATACTCTTTAACCTCACGATCAAAGCTATAGAATTTCTCACAGCCACTGAGCTTATGAATCATCCAAGTAACAATCCAGGTAACTCCTAAGATATGTTCTATTTGATCTAATTTCTTACTCGACGCATTGTAATAATAATAGGGTTCATTGATTGTATACCGGTCTCTCCTAAGCGGAGGATTTGGATGACGTTTCGTTGACTTACTTAGGATCTGCAATCGTCTTTGACACATCCTCATAGAACTTGATTTAAAATTCACTAAGTTAATTTGTTCAGTATTAGCGTATTTGACTTGATTAATAAACTTCATGATTTCACGATCCCTATTTACACATCGAATATGATTATTTCTTTTTACGGACTGGGAGTTCTGCGGTGCGGGTTGATTTAAAACTGGTATAGAAGGGTATGTTTTGGACGATGGGCGGGCTAATGGCATCAAGCAACTCCTCCATTCTATCAGGATCATCAGTTGGCAGACACATGGTCTGAGTTTCTAGCTGATCATCATATTGAAATATTGCACGACCTGGCTTATTAGGAATCTGACTTGCTAGTTCATTACCTAAAACGATCATAGAATTCATAGCATCTCGTACATGAAAACACATACTAGCTTGAAACTGAGCACGAGTCTCTGTGAAGTTAGCAAACGTTTGAGCCGAGGGACGCTGAGTAGAGAATACCAACAGGCAGCCAGCCGCACGGCCAAGGCGAGCAATACGATTTAATAAGATCTGAGCTTCTTCATTATCAGAGATTTCTGTTAGCTCATCGACAATGACTACAGTAAAGGGCATCGAATTTCCCTTTTTAATATAGTCTTGAATCCTAACACAACGGGCCTTAGAAAGTATAGCTAATTTACGATCCATCTCACGATTACACGATTGAAGTAAATTCGTGATGTCTTCTTTTTGCGTTACGATCAAAGCATGTTTCTCTAAATATTTAAACTCCATAAGTTTTAAATCAATGACGACTAAATTCACAAGACCCTTAGGATTCACCATGTTGTTGTGAATTAAATTCATAGCAATCGAATGAATCCAGGTTGATTTGCCGGAACCCGGATGACCGGCACACAAGACATTGACCATTGAACTTAAGTCCTTAACAATTTCACCAATCGCTGTATACCCACAGTGAATTGGTAGATACATCTTAGGATAAAGAGTTGGATCAAACTTATATGGATAGTAATCTTTAAGTCTCTCAGTTGAAACACACATTTTAATCACCTTACCATGACGGCTAATCTGAACGGCACCATCCCCTACGGCATCTGAGAATAATGTTTCCATGGCTTTAAAATCTTTGTAAGCGTAGCCTGCTGGTAGTTTAATTAAGAATTCCCAAGCAGTTTTAGTTAACTTAAACTTCTTAAAGATTCGCGGTATCGGTGTCTTGTTGTACTTAAATTTAATTACGTCTTCAATAATTAATGCTATATCATGACCTCTCCAGAGTAAAACCAAACGACGTAGGGATTGACTTAATTCTTGACTTGTGCCGTTGTCAACGAATTGATTTTGTTGCATAATTTCACCTCCTAGGACATAATATGCTGTCACATTGTGTCCTATGTTAGTGTATGAGCTCTTTCCGTAACAGATAAGTTGCCGAAGGCGCTACGCGTACATTAAAAAAGCCCCGATGACTTTAATCATCGGGGCTTTGGTCGATTGCCGACCTACCGTTTGGAAACATTGAATTTCTCCTGGCAGTCCTTACAAACACATTTCTCCAGGAATCGTTGTTTGTCTACGACATCAACGTTCGTAGAATTACATTTGGGGCAGGTGATAGTTGGCGTCATAAAAACTCCTCCTTCATCGCACCGTGGACTCTAGGGTGTTCCCTAGTATGATCTTGGCTTTCGCCAGGATTACCTGTTGTAAACATCTTTAATGATCGTGTTTAGAACACCGAGACTTGCTTCAAACATTGGTAGATATTCTAATTTACGTTTCTCAAGTTCTTCACGGCCTTCCTTAGAAATACTATAGAAGCGACGAGTCTTCTTATCGGACTCTTGATTATCCCAAAATCCGTGAACCCATCCAGATTTTTCGAGATCTCTAAGGATTGGATAGACAAGACCATGAGAAGGTTTCCAATTTGATTCTAGCTTAGTGGTTATATCATCAACGATCTGCTTACCATAAAGGTTCTCTCGACCGGATAACATCCACAAGATATAGACCATGAGAAACGATGTGGTACCCATCTTCATTGGAAATAATCGATTATAACTTCCCTGGTAATCTAACTCTGCCATTGTTGTAACCTCCTAATGTTAATTCTGACATAGTATATTACTAATATGTCTGGATTATACATTAGACTGTCCATAATAACAAGACAAATTACGACATCATTCGATTAATACATCGTTTACGCTTACCGTTTCTTCACATTCAGGGCAGAGGTATATAAGCGTGATCGTCGTACTGCTTGGGATAGGAGTGAGTCCGATGGATCCATCATCGTTGAAGACAGCCTTACCTGAAACAGTAGACACAGGTCTGCCATCGAAGCTAAGCTCTTGAAAGTTAACGACGTTACCCTTATAGCCACAGTGAAAACATTGGGCCACATTAAACACTCTCCTTCTTGGATAACTTACTGATGTTTCCTGGATACCAGAGATTTGCTTGATGCCAATTCTCTGAGTTTAAATCAATATTGCTCACAAGGCTATCGGCCCTAAGTAAGAAAGCCGGTATCTTATACAAGGCCATATTAATTAAGGCAATACGATAGCTATGTAAATCAAGATCGACACCAAAGTAAATAGCTTCATCGCCTAGGATTTTATGAGCTGATAAAATCATGCGACCAGAGCCTACACAGGGATCAAGCATAGTAATTGGTAACTTATCGGTACGAGGCTTACAATCAAATAATGTCATCTGTGCCATCGCTTCAGTGACGGCCCGCGGCGTGAAGAACTGACTCAAGGCTAAGTTACAAAGACCTAATTGACTATACGTTTCGCCGAGCCAATCCCATGGATCAGACCGTAATAAGTCCCAGTCCAAGAGGCCTCCGTCTAATGTATCAGCGACGACTTGCGGTAATGTATAGATGGCTTCGTTATCAAGACTTAGTTTAACAGCCATATAATCCATAAGCTTTTCAAAAGATTCATAATTTGTTAGTTTACCGTTCTGGCTGATCAATGTTATACATTTGTTTAGCATATCTATCTGTTTCATAGGGCATCTCTCCTCTCTCTATACATTCGGTTTGAATACCGGCTACTTTAAACAGTGCTAAACTATTAGTACCTGGATAATGACCTATATAAACTACGCGACTAACGCCTAATCTAATAATCGTTCTTGCGCATCGCTCACAAGGAAGGGTCGTACAATAAAGTGTTGTACCTATAGTAGGAAGACCACGTCTTAACGCCTGGTCTAAGGCATTGATCTCTGCATGAACCGCAATACAGAGATCTAATCTTTCTCCGGATGGTATTCCTTTGGTTACTCGAATACATTCCATTTGATCAACACAATTTGGATAACCCGATGGAGATCCATTATAACCTGTAGAAATAATCTGATTGTCCTTAACTAATACAGCTCCTACGCTGCGTCGCATACAGGTTCGACGCAGCGTAGCTGTGATAGCCATTTCAATAAAGTACTGATCCCATGTTAGTCGACTCATACTACTTTGCTGCCTGCGTAGTGCCAAGAATATTGCGAAGGTTAGTAGTAACGTTGTCAATCATTACGAGATCTTGCTCGACTGCAGCAATCGTCTCTTGAGATTCTGCAATCAAAGCTTGGTGAGTATCCACAACAGCAAGCATTTCAACGCGACTTTCAACTAATTGATTTAGAGTCTTTGTAAATACTGATAAAGTTGAATCAAGTTTCTTTTTCTGCTTTGCTTGTTTAGCCTTGACCTCTTCCATTTTACCGGACTTGTTTCTAAATAACATAGTAACACTCTCCTTAAGTTAAATTGTTCGTAACATTAACGGTATCGAGAACGACATTTTGATTAATCTGAACCCTGTCTAAGTTTGAGAAGATAACATCACAAAGCTTATCTAAAGACTTCTCAAACTTTTCTTGTCGACTAATGAGAACTCGTAAGATTTCGTCGTGGCGAGCAACGTTTATGCCAATTGATAGATCCTGACTTGGTGAAGCCTGATTAACTATAGTTCTGAGATGACTAAGATCGACATTAAGATTATTAATCTCAACTTCAATGGCATTAAGTGATGAAATAACCGTACTAAAAAGCTCTATATCATGATGATCTAAAATAGTTGTATCTAGATGAGTTTGAAGCTTTCTTATGGTAGGATGTAAATTAATCATATGGATTTAACCTCCGGTTATTTGTAAGGTGTATCACTTTAATCGGTGATACACCTTTATACTTTAACTAAAGGGACAATTCGTTAACGTATCCTTAGAAGCTTCGATCAATACGACACTTGGTTCAAGTTCAGCACGGATCCTATAGAGATCACATAGCTCATAACGACCCTTAACAAAAACATTCGGTATGCATCGTTTACAATTCTTACAGGCAAAACTATAAACTCCCGCAAGTTGTGCTTCGGTAATCGTAGTCAACATAGTTGGCTCTTCATCATTTTCGATAATATCGTCTACTAACATAGATTCATCTCCTTAACCACACTTTGAATATCCACAATGAGTACAAGTGACACATCCACTCTCATGGTTGATACTCTGACCACACTCTGGACATATATTAATACTTGGTATAATGACTTCAGTTAGCTCTACTTGACTAACTGAAATACTCTTAGAGTATTGCTTTAATGTTCGAGCAATAGCGTCCGGACACGACGTTACACCAACACCTTCACGTCGTACGCAAGCCTGACAACGAATACCTTTAAGTTGTTCTACAACCGTATCAATTGATATGCCACATCGAAGGGCTATTGATATAAGTCTCGAGGTTGCCTCGGACTGAGCAGAGCATCCTCCGGCCTTGCCGGTGTTTGTAAATACTTCGGTAATACCATAGTCATCGGAATTAACGTTGACATATAAATTTCCACAGCCGATCTTAACCTTCTTAGTAATACCTGTTAAGGTTTCAGGTCTTGGTCTTGGTGTAACTTCTGGTTTGACGTTGTCAGAATCGACAATGGTTTCCGTTGCTTGAACGGATCCTATGGTCAAGACCTGCTCATCACGAGATCCGTCACGATAGACAGTAAGGCCTTTACAGTTCAAGCTATGGGCCAGCTTATAGCTTTCAGCAACCTCTTCTTTAGTAGCGGAATTCGGAAAGTTAATCGTCTTACTCACAGCATTGTCAGTAAACTCCTGGAAGGCTGCTTGAATATAAACATGCCATTCAGGTAACATATCCTGCGCTGTAACATAGATCTTCTTAACAGCATCTGGTACTGGAATGTCAATACCGTTAAGTGATCCCGTCTTAGCAACCCAAGCCATTAAATCTTCACTGTAAAAGTTACCTGCTTTAGCTTCTGTTTCAAAGAGTGGATTGACTTCAACTAGAGCATCCTTATCCATGACAGTCTTAGTATAGGCTAATGCAAACAATGGTTCTACTCCGCTACTAGCGCTTGCTATGATTGATAAAGTACCGGTTGGAGCGATCGTTGTGATTGTAGCGTTTCTCATAGGATGATGCGGATAATAAATACTCTCTTCCCAATTAGGAAAGGTTCCACGTTCCTTAGCGATGGCTTCAGATTCTTCATGGCCTACTCGATTAATACATTCCATAATAGATCGAGCAGTTTTTACAGCTTCCGGTGAGTTATAAGCAATTCCTAATTGGATTAGCATGTCGGCAAAACCCATGACTCCGAGACCAATCTTACGATTCGATTTCGTCGTCTCATCAATAATCGGTAAGGGATACTGGTTAGCATCGATTACATTGTCCAAGAATCGTACACCTAAACGAGTTAGCTTATGAACCTTGATCCAATTGATCTTACCATCCACTACGCAATGAGCTAAATTAAGTGATCCTAGGTTACATGCTTCATTGGAAAATAATGGTTGTTCACCACAAGGATTGGTCGATTCAATTTCCCCTAAACTCGGCGTTGGATTGGCAGCGTTAATCTTATCTAAAAAGATAATACCGGGTTCTCCATTAAGCCATGCGTGATCAACAATTAAGTTAAAAATCTCGTTGGCATTCTTAGTACCAGCAATATTACCCTTGTTGTCATACATGTTATAGTCTGAGTTATTAAATACGGCTTGCATGAATTCTTCTGTGATACCTACGCTGATGTTAAAGTTATTAAGTTGAGTCTTATCATGTTTACAGGTTATAAACTCAACGATGTCTTGATGATGCACAGAGAGTATACCCATATTAGCTCCACGACGAGTACCGCCTTGCTTTACTGCTTCGGTGGCCGCATTGAATACTTTCATGAAACTTACAGGACCCGACGCTACACCTCCGGTTGATTTGACAGCAGAATTCTTAGCTCGTAACCGTGTAAAACTAAAACCGGTTCCTCCGCCAGACTTATGAATGATCGCAGCGTTCTTGATACCATCGAAGATTTCTTCCATGCTATCACCAACGGGTACTACATAACATCCACTAAGCTGACCGAGTTCGCGTCCTGCATTCATCATAGTAGGAGAATTTGGTAAGAAATCCATATTAGCCATGGCAGTATAGAATTCATAAGTACGATCATCTACTTGAGTAGATGTAGCTCCATAAGTTGTGTCGATTTCAGCCACGACCCTAGCCACTCTATAAAACATATCCTCAGGTGTTTCAGTACTATTCCCGGCATTATCTTTTTTAAGATAGCGTCGTTTAAGTACTGTTAAAGCATTTTCAGATATCCTTACCTCAGGATAGTTTTGCGGTAGTATATAGTCTTTCATTTCGTTTCCTCCAAGTTACAGTTGCAGTTATTTTGTATTGGTTAATACAATTACTTTGGAAGTTCGTTACCACATTTGATACATTTATAAACGTAAACTTTTTCAAGAGCTGGTAGTTCAATATGAGGATCATCCCGTTCTCTAATGGTTTTATGGAAGATCAATCGTTCTTCCTGTTTAAAGTAAGGATTCTCACATTCACTGCATCGAATAAATTCCTCATCAATAACTGGCATTAGACTTAAGCCTCCTTATTTCTTCTTCGAGTAGTCGAACCTTTTCTTCTAGTCGAAGACGCTCACGTCTTAGGACTTTGATTTCATGAACCATCTCAACTAAGACTTCGAACTTCTGAGTAAAGTAAATATCTTCAGATTTACTATAACGAAAGATATAAACAGGATACCCAAAGCCCTTAGACTCTTCCATGATCTTATCTAAATGCTGCTTTGGAATTGAGATAGTCTTTTCTCCCCTGGCGGTAACGGTACCGCGTTCTTTGCACTCTGCAAGCACAACATCATCAACAACATCGCCCGGAGCAAACCAGAGGTTACCAGAACCAGGCGTGCGATGAGTGTTGTCATACTCTTTAAGCGTAGGTACGGCCTTAAATTCTGCCACGACTTGTTTTTCAAGCTGCTTCCAAGACTCCTCAGGAGGCAAGTTTGGATTGATTCTAGCCTGTTGAACTTTGTTCTGAGCCTTTTTACGAGCCTTGTCTTCGGGTAGTGAAAGCATCCGCTGCGTCGGTCCACACGTTAAACACTTTGAACTATTGATACAACGTCCAAAGTGTTCACAATCCCATGTGTTTTGGATCATAGTGTCACTCATATAATCATCGTTAATATTAAAACTCATGGTATTACCCACCCTGGTTTATGATCTGGTCGATTTGCATCGAGACAGTCGATTGGAGACATTGCAACGTAACAGCATTCACCGTCAAAATTAACATGACACTGAACGGTTGAGCACTTCCGGTGAGAAGTTAAGGCATCGACGATCCAATCAAGGAACTTATTAAGCACCTTGACCGCCTAAGCTTACATCAATCTTGAGTAAGCCATTTTCGATGATGCACTTATTTGATTTATCATTTAAGACATCAACGACAGCTTGCATGAATAGATATCGTTCTTCGGCAATATCTAACATGTCAGTGACTGGCATAGGGTCGGCGTCAAGTTTCGTTGAGCGGATGTAAGCAACGGCTAAGGCCTCTTTATCCTTCTCAGTTTTTCCCGCGTCTTTAACGGCTAAGTAAGCTTCTTTAGAGGCTAACTTATACTTACGCTCAATACGGTCATGACCGCGACGAGCCTTCGCAAGATCAAGTCGAGCTTCGGCGTAGACAGAATCAATCGCAGAGACGACATACTTAATGTCATTGGGTTCGGGATCTTCCGGAATCGTGATCTGAGTTACGAGCTCCGTATAATACTGTTCAAGTTGTTGCCATGCTGTGGCGTTCAATGGCCTACTGGTATCGGGTTTGTTAACTGATGTTTTTAATTTGGCACCCTGTCGACTCAAAGTTAGCACCTCTTTCGTTTCTTATACGATAATCAAGTTCCAGTGTACAGTATCCAATGATATCCCTCAGTGTATCCTCTGTTGATTCATCATGGACACGAGCAGGGTTTTGATCAAGTTGTTCTAGCCGATTAAGTTTATCCATGATACGAAGATAAAAACTTACAGGGCCATACTTATCCCTAAGTTGATAAAAGGAACTACCATAGTCTTGGTTCTTTCGTTCAAGAAGATCAGCAATAGGGTTTAAGATTGCTAAGAATTTACTCATTTAACTCCCCCTTTAATTGATCAAGTTCTTTGTCATACTCTTGAGCTAGCTTAACACTTGCAGCTAATTCTCTAAGTAGTTTAATCTCCTTTTCATAAGAAGCTATAGCTTCTAAACTAATAACTTCATATTTATTTAAGAGATCAGGATTATTCTTAAAGTCTTCTCTTGCTTTATCGAGTAAAGCTTGAGCGACGTCTAAGCCAAGTAAGGCTTCTTCTAAAGGGTCCAAATTAATAAATCCCATAGTCTTACCTCCGTAGATAAAAAGTAGGCCTACACGTTAATGTAAACCTACTCTAGTACCTTATCTGATTTCATAAGAATCATTACTTGATACTTATCGTCCGGTAAATTTACAACATCTACTAATCGACTTTGTAATTCGTAATACGTTTGAAGATCAGTTTCATATTGTTTCATTCTCTTAGATAAGTTTTCGAAGTACCCAAACATTTCCTGTGATAATTCCTGAAGCTCTCGAACAAGTTTTGTTCCTTGCGTTGTAGCCTCACTTGGTTTAGTTGTAGCAGGGCCTAGATAAACAATTGTGTTTGGCTCTGTTGGCTTGTCACTTGGTATGATCTTAATCATACCAATAGCTTCAAGCTTTTTCATAGCTCTATGAACCGTTGCATTACTATACCCTATTTGTTGAGCAATTGTCATTAGAGACCTTGTTAATTTTCCATCGGAACTATGTCTCTGAATGTACTCAATGATTTGTTCTTGGGTCTGCTGTCTTACGGATATACTTTCTGTCATAGCCGCATCCTCCTATAATATAGTTAGATTCTCGGCGGCATTCTTAAATGTAATGTAAGTGTATCATACAATAAACAGGGAGTCAATTAAGCATTAACATATTGCATTACTCTTTGTAATGCTTTCCAAAGAGATGTTTTGTGCTTTTTCTGTAACACTGAGTCACTTGTTAAACAATCAGCCAGCGACGCTGCAGACCAAGCAATAGGCAATCGATCTTCCCATAGATAGCTTGTTTCACCAATTATTAAGATTGCCTTAGGATTAATAATTGTAATCTCTGCGGCGACGATTTCATTATAGATAGCGGCCTTAACATGATTTGTTACCTCGGTTGATTCTTCTTCGGTCTTGACAACCGTCGTGCAATAAATATCTTGAACCGATAAATTAGCAGCCTTTAATGCATCGAGTAATAAAGCAGACTCTTCTATGGTCATAGTATTTTGAGTCACGACAACAACCGGTACATTATAATCACCCTGACCTAGCTTAATAATATAGCCAGGAAGTTTAGTAATAGCATAGGTTCGAAGATCTTCCATTTGAATGTGCTTCTTCATATGTTGCCATACATATTCCTTACCGGGCTTATCGATCTCTTTAGCCTTATAGATTGATTTCTTTAATCGATCCATAAACTCTTGATCTTTACTTTTATACATGACTCACCTCCAAAGTATTGGTAATAATGAGATTATGAGAAAGACTGTCCATTCTCCCATAGAACCCGTAGGGATATAAGCCAGGTGTAACCGATGTTTATTCCATAGTGGAATTCCCATAGGTGTCAAACTATCAAGGAACAAATGAGATAGAGCTCCAAAAAAGAAAGGCGTCTCTAAGTGATATTTAGAAAGTAATACACTTATGACTAAGATTATTAAGGGATGATGAGTAATTCCTCGATGCTTTATATACTTAGCCAGTGGATTAAAGCGCCCGAGAATACTACACTTCTTATCGATGTCTGGAAGTAAAGTAGCAAACATACACAGTATAGTATCCTGAGCATTAAGTTTTAAGCCATCGCTCATCACAATGCCGGTCATCAAATGTGTATAGCCTGTCATGCTGTCCCTCCTTTACCATTTGTCATCGATTACATTGTCTCTCATCATACGTCCTCTAACTTGTGGTTGCGATTTAACTTCTGACTTAGCGGCTATATAGGTTCCTGGAGTCTGCTTAATTACCGGTCTATAAAAGACTCCACAGCTACGACATGTTACCTGAAAACTTGCAAAGGTTCTGCCGTCATAACTATAAACAACATTAGGGTAAGAACAAACAGGACACGGAGCATCGTAATAATAAACATTGCTCTTATTCTTTGGATCAAGATCCGGTATAAGTCTTGAGACGGTCTTAGTATAGATAGCTTCCTTACCATTATTAAGGGGAATATTGTTCATATTAATTCTCCTTAATTTTAAATGGATATTTCTGACCAGCAAATAATCCAGGATAATTAAAATCTCCAGCACAACATGCGGCCGCTTCGGCATCACGAGCTTCTTTATAACGAGAATGACTTTGTTCATCGCACTTACAATCCATACAAAGAGAATCTGTATTCATCATAGATACCATGGTTACGATGGTATGTCTACCGCAGCGATCGCATGTGTCTTTCATACTTGAATCCTCCTAATCTTTTCTGTTTCGCTCATAGGATGAAATCGTACGGGTGCGGATTCTGTGCTATGAGGAGTTACAACAATTTCCCCAGTAACACCATCAGCATAAAGAATATCTTTAAGAGTACCCACAACTTCAGTATCATTTTTACAGAGTTTCCATTTCTCTTCAATCTTACCAGTCGAGTCAACAGCCCAACTTATAGTCCATGCTGGCATAATTATCTCCTTTCTAAGTCTTGTTGATATCGATCCATTTGAACTTCAACATAATTATGCCAAAGCTCAGGAGATATATCATCCATAATGCGGGCTTCTTGTTGTTCTAGATTTGATAAAGTCTTAAGCTCTTGAATGTAATCACAGAGAGTTAAGTGATTACATTCTAAGAACTTTAGGACAGCATCGCTAAACAATAAACCATCATTAATTACGACCTTATCATTTTTATAAGTCACGACATAATGGAGAGGATCAGCATCATAACATTGATCAATTAAATTAGTCATTGCTAATACCAGATTAAGCATTGGATCCCTCCATGTTACAATTAGTATTCCCGATTTGTAATGCTTTATGCAGTTTCTTCGTCATTCCAGAAGCCGTCAAATTCAAAATCATCTTCTTCGTCTTGTTCGTCTTCTGGAATATCAATGGGCTCTATAAATTTACAAAGCCAATTGATATCAAAGATAGAATTATTTCCAGCAAGGGTAACTTTTGCTCCCTCAATCTTAGAAACAACAACTGGAGCATTGTTATTAAGCCAGGTCATCGCATTGTATTCGAGTCGAGCATTAATGTTTGTACTGTGATCACCAGACTTAACAGATGGATTAAGAGAAATTTTATCCGATTCATTAATAAGTTCACTGTCGAGAAGACCTTCACAATAAAGTATATCCCAACAAGGCGTATTTCCGTTTTTAACCCAGTGATTACTTACAATGTTAGAGTCTGTTAAGACTTTCACAATTCGAACGGTATGAGGTAATTGATTAGCTAATGTAAATTCTTTAGCTTGCTTAACGGCGTCAAGTTTAGCTTCAGAACTACCGGCTAAACGCATACCAATATAAATATTCTCTCCAGTAATTGGATCCTTCTTAATCTCATTACATTGATAGATATAATATTGACTAATCCAGGTTCTCGCTCCCTTAACTTTACGATCATCATTGAGGCATTGCGTGGGATTTACGCCCGGATACCGTTGACTGACATTGATAATCTTTGCGTCTCCATGATCTCTTCTAAAGAAACCAATAGCATCTTCTTCAAGCCAACAGTAATAAGCTTGCATAGTATACATTAGATCACCTCCTCTTCGAACTCTAGATTACAAAGCATCGAAGGGCCATAAGTATAACAAGTATGTTCTCCATCAACTTCAACAATATAAGATCCATCAGGATTTATACCTATGACAGTCCCTTCTTTGCCGGATAGCCAATCGGCTTTAAACTCTGATAAGATATGCCCAAGTTCATCTTCGAAACCAATTGATATAGCACTTGCTAACGTTACTTTATTCGTAAGCTTGATCGCATATCTAGGATCTAACTGAGTATAAACGATCGTGTAAGTACCGGCTTCTCCACCTTTAGGTAATACATCACAAACAACATTTGAGGCATTACCATCTAGTATCTTAACAATACGAACCGAATGAGGACGATATGTTGACAGTGTTAATTTCTTGGCTTCTTTGACGGCTTCCGTTTTAGATTCTATATCACGATTGACAAGTTTGAGTCCTTCATAAGACTCTTCAAGTTCTCCATTGAGATTTTTATTGATTTTGATTTCTTTGCATTGATAAATATAATGTCTTAAAATCCAATGACGAGAACCCTTTACGGGATGATCTTCTACGGTTACTCCATCAGCAGTTATAGGGGTAATTTTCTCCGATACACCTGCTACTGTCAAGTCTGGATATAGGTTACTAAACTTACATTCCGCTTCATGTTCATTCCAAGCCTTGATATCCATAATATTATACATAGATTTTCTCCTTTAAATTGCAATACTTATTGCTGTGTTAAGCTTGTGGTTAATAAGATCTGCATAAGCGATTCGCTCTGCTTGATCTTGAACACAGCTTAATAAATCAAGCAAGGATCGTAGAGCTCTGATTTTCTCTTGAAGTACAATGTTGTCTGGCGCTCCCCTTTCTATTGCGTCATAAAGCTGAACACAATAATTATTGATAGCAAACTGCATCGCCGGTAATGAACTTTCTATCATATAATCCTTAGCTTCTGCTAAGTTCATACCGATGAGAAGTTCTCCTGGATCTTTAACACCAATTGTCCGAACGACATCTACTTTAAATCCCAATTTAAATAAAGATGGTAGATGTTTAAGTGTTGCTTCTATTCCAGGTTTATCTGAGTCATACCATAAGTAGATAGAGTTCGTATACTTTCTAAGCATTGCCATTTGTTCGTCTGTAAAACTTGTTCCACAGGTTCCGACCGTCATATCGAGTCCTACTTGATGAGAAAGTATGACATCAAAGTATCCCTCCATGACAATAGCAAACTTGTTTTTCCTTATGGATTGTCTTGCAAAGTTCAATCCAAATAGATACCATGTCTTATTATAAATAAGACTTGTTGGATCATTAAGATATTTTGGACTGTCGTCACTTAATGTACGATAGGCCATAGCAATCGTTGATGTCTGCTTTAACATCAAATCATGAAGACCAATCGCTAACCTACCACGGATTTCCTCCCACTTAACATTGTCAGGAACGAGACCAAATCGCCACTTAGAAATACTAGCCGGTGTTAAACCACGATTTTGTAAGTACCGAATAATCTTAGGATTCTTACGTAACTCTTCGTAATAGTCACGATTTCTATCGGTCTTATATTTCTTTAGAGATTCAATCTTAGGGTTAACTTTGTCTTCTGGAATAGGTATGTCAGCACGATTCATTAAGTATTCACAGGCTTCTTGAAATGAAAGATCCTTATGATACATAATAAACGCAATAACATCTGACCCAACGCCGCCATGTTTCTTATCAGCAATACTGCATCCGAAACAACTAAAGGTTTGTGTATCCTTATATACGACCATACTGGGTTCGCTGTCACGATGCTCTTTATTAAAGCACTTCATGCGATAGATATTTCCACCGGCATCTTCTAACTCAAAGCGCTCTTCTGCAAAGACATCAACTAGAGGATTTAATTCGCAGATTTCATTACGTAATTCTGTACTGACGTGCAACTTTCTAACCTCCTTTTAAAGTGATATTCTCCTGCTCCCGAAGGGGAGAGCAGGAGAATAGAACGGATTACTTAATGTCTTCGAATCTTATAAGATCAATAAGGTCATCTTCACTTATAATAGTCCAGACATCCGAGATGCCAAGACTTAAGTTTAGAACCTTATAAGACTCTCCAATCTTTTCAATGATCTGAATTTGATCTCCGACACGTATATCAATCTTTTCAGGACAATTAGAATATTCTTTTTCAACGATATATATTTCATCAGGTGTAAACATCTACTTATCTCCTTTACTAACTGGCTCCACTTACAGCGGATTTTGGTTTAACCCAGCCACATTTTTCACAGATAAAAGCATATTGTGGCGTACCTTCAACTTGATCCATCCACAGTTCGCCACCGCAATGACATAGATTATCCGCTTCAAAATACTTCATAGGATTATCCCAGGCTTCTTTCCAGCTAACTGAAATATTTGGTTGATCACATACTGGACATACGACTACGTCACAAACATTTAGTTCAGTCACAATAACTGGAGGTAAATTCTTGATTAGTGAGAAAGTTATATCCATTGTCATTGGTTGATAGTACTCGCCATTTCTTGAAGGCATACGCCTTGCTTGACCACAGCTAGGACATCTAAACATTCGAATCATCCTCCAGTGTTCCATAGATCATAGGCTCTAAGATCATAGGCTTATCTTTTTGTCTCCACCAAGAAATAATTTGAGCCATACTAAGGTCAACTAAAACTACAAGATAGTTTGCCGTACGTATCTCTATATCTAATTGACTCTTAGTTGTCTTCCAGAATTTCTTGATGTACAAGTTATGGATAGCCGATGTCTTATAAATACTATCTGGTTTCTCAACAGTTTCTTGAAGCTCAAGGAGTTCCTGCTCCTGAACTGACTCCTGAAACAATCGATTTACCTCCTTTGAGTTCTACTTCAAAGAGATTATCCGCAGCGACAGCCAAGTGGGGTTGATGTGTTACCATAACGATCTGACGTTTAAAATGCTGACTCATCTGTTTCAAGAAGACTGCAAGCTTAATCGCATAGTCTTCAGAAACGTGCTTTCCTGGCTCATCAAGCATCATAGGCCCATTCATCTTAGGGTCTGCATGAATTTGAAGGACAGCCCATCTGAGGGCGAGAGAAATGATATCAACCACGCCACCACCACGACTGTCCTCAGGACGATTGCGAACCTCGATACCATCTTGAAGACTAACGACAAAGAAGTCGGCTTGTGGCTTACCACCGGACTCTCCAAGTTCAATCTCAAATCTGAAGTCCGAGGTAAAAATATACTGCAAGGCATTTGTAACGATCTCTTCGAGCTTAGTTTTGGCATAGTCACGAGCCGTAACACTGGTTTGTTGAAGTAAGATCCGTGCTTCTTCAAGACCTTTAAGTTCATATTGCTTTGAAGCAATCTCAAACGTTAACTCGGCCTTCTGTTGGATTAACTGATCACGCTGACCTTTACGAGAATCAAAGTGACTTTGTAGAGCGGTAAGGCGCTGCTTATACTCAGAAGCTGAGGGCATTGTTGTCATCTTCAATCAGCTCCTCGTCCGGCAAGAAGCCGTCGATCTGTTGAATCAATTCATCAAGCTTTGCTTTATCAGCAGCAATCGCTTCATCAATCTGATCGGGATCAACACCTTTTTTATCGCACTCTGCTAAGAGTTCCGTACGACGTTGGTTTAATGATTCTAACTTAGTCTCACAACGAATCATAGAGTTTTGAGCATCCTGGGATCGCTTGCTGATTTCTTTTAACTTAATTTCATAGTTTTCCACGGCGTTTCATCTCCTCAAATCCTATTTTAAGTGCTTCTTTAACAATCTTAAGAGCATAGTCTTGCTCTACTTTGTCAAAAATCTTGTGTATTTGCGTACGTTGATGCGTGAGCTTATAGATGTTTCGTCTCTTGTCTTCGTCTTCGAGAACAACATACTCGTGTCCATCATCATCCGGTATACAAGCTAAAACCTTAAAGCGATAAGGATTACCATCTTCGCCAATCGTATTTAAATACCAAGGATTATCGCCATCTCCTAGATGAATTTCATCGTATTTCACAATTAAGATCTCCTTCCTGAGATGCCAGCCAAGACCCGATCCGTGATTATACTATGGCACGTAGGACATTCACCAGCTTCAAGTAGCATTGCCTTATAATCTGTTAAGCTTTGATCATAAAGCTCAGTTTGTTGATCAAGTTTAGATTCCTCGGACTTAATCATTTGCTTATTCACATGAACGGCATCATTAAGACTTTCAAGATCTTTCAAGCGATCAATTAACTGTTTGATCTCTGGTATTCTTGAGCTTAACATAGCGTCTTCGGACTTAGCAAGTTTTAAATCATTAGCTAAAGTAAAGATTCCAAACTGAACTGTACCTAAATTACGTTGAATTAACTCTAGTTCATTTAAGTGCTTAAGAACTTCGATACCTTCTTGGATCTTGGCGGCATCATACTTAGGAATCATCTTCATCTCGGATTCAATCGAGATATGTTCCTCTGTATTTTTACTAAGCTTTGATTTAAGATCTTGCATCGTTTCAAGATGAATTAGAGTAGTCTCGGCTTCCCTAATAAGCACAGGGGTTTTCTTAACATGAGCATAATGACTGTAAATTGTCGCAAGTTCCAAGGTCTTTGTGCGAACAGTTGATATGTCCTTTTGTAAGAGTTCAAAATCTTGTACACGTTTTTCAAGCATATCAAGACCTGTTAAGATTAAATTAGACATGTTAATCCGTGATTCAAGCTCTGTTAAATCTTCAAATCCCTTGAGCTTTTCCTCAACAGATTCTAATTGCTTCTCTTGACTCTTAACATAACTGTTACCATTGATAATCTCACGTCCAATGTCACGAATCGCTGCATCAACTATATGAACACCTGTAAGCCGTCCAATGGCTGTCGCCCGTACTCCTGCTGTTTCTGATAACAGGAAAGGGCCTTCGAGTTGGGTTGCGAGATTGAGACTGATCTCAAGGTCTTTGGTAAGTCGGGTCTTAGGCATTTGATGAGCATTGAAAACTTCGACAGGTACGTTGTTTGCAAATCCTTTGTAGTCTGTAACGGCTCCTTGGACGGGATCATAAATTGAATAGCTCCCTGCTCCTGATGAAGTTCTTTCTCTCGTGATCTTAGTTCCATCTGAAAACTCCAGGGTAACTGAGCATTTCTTTGTTCCTGTCCTAATGAAGTCGGATCCTTTCGGGTCGTTATAAAGTACCCATCGAATTGCTCTGAAGATGGCTGTCTTTCCACAGTCGCTCGATCCAGTGAAGGCATTGAGGCCACTTCCTAGATCAACCTCAGTATGAGCATGAGATTGAAAGTTATTTAAGATCACTCTTGTGATCGATAATGTCCCAGTCTTTTCAACATATCCCGATACAGAACTAACAGAGACTTCTGCTGATTCGGCTTGAGCCATAGCATCTAATGCCTTAAGTTGAATTAGCGAATCAATACCGGCTTGTGTTGCAATGTTTCGTAGAATACCTTGAATGTCACAAGCTACAGTCGTTGTCGTATCAATGCTAGTTTTAAAGTTTGTGAGTGATGCATCCTTAGCTTTCTTATCAAGCAATGCCTGTCGATTAATAACCTCGGTTCCAGGCTTAGCCGTTACGAATTCACGTATGTCAAGGCTGAACTTATGTTGGGAAGGATCAACATCTAGTACTAGATATCTAGGAGCATCTAGGTGATAGTTTCCATCACTGGCCTCATCTCGTGCCATTGCTTTAGGATTCGCAACCATAGTATCGCCGTGCTGTATAGTCGCAAACCCTGGATGATAGTGAGCGCCTAAGATAAGATCCGGCCCGCCATGCAGCGGTAAGTCTCCGATCAATGTAAAGGCTCCAAAGAACGGTTTTGGTATTAACATCCCGTGAGGTATTAAAACACGTACTTGAGCTTTAGACGTAACGTAATAATCATCTTCCGGTTTTCCCTGATCAATGTCTTTATGAAACTCTTGACCTTCAAAGGATACTTCACAGCCGTTCTTATCCATAAAGAACTCAGGGCCACTGGCCCTGGTTAATAGCTTAATAACACCATGTTTAGCCAGCACGCCCAGTGAAGTCTGGTCAACGGTACTTAAACTATATCCAAAGAGATCATGATTACCCGGTACAACATAGACTGGACAATGATATTTCTTAAAGATCTCGCCGATCTCACCTAAGAATTTATTACTGGTCTTAGGTCCATCGAATAAGTCTCCACCAATAAAGATAGCCTCAGCATTTTCAGCACGGGCAACTTCACCAAGTTCAAAGAACTTTGCTTTCATAGCAGTAGGGAAGTTATCAAGTCGACAACCAGGATTTGATGCTTTTAACTGAGCGTCTGTTGCATAGATAAATTTCATAGTTCATCTCCTTTCTTCTTATTAAAGAGTCTGCTTAATGGGTTAGAATGAACCTCCATGATATTTCCCACTTTAATCGTAATACCATGCCACATGATACATCCAAGGATCGCTATCCATATGGCATATATTAACCATTCAAGCCATTTCATGTCTTAAACCTCTCTTTTAAATACTCTTTAGCAGCTTCGAGGCCACGTTTATCTGCGGGCCGCTCCCACCACTCGTGGAAAACAGTGTGAGTTTTAATATCGTAACCTAAAACATAATGAGTATAATGATAAACTAATAGCAAGTGATCCAAAACAATCATAGCTTTCCACTTGCTATTAGGTAGTGGTTTAAGTTCCAGAAAAACTCGATCTAAACACACGTCCATCTGCTTCACAGGAATAATCCACCACCCGTACTTGTTTTTCTTTATTTGATTGATAGGCAATATTATTTGTTACATCATAAAGTGTTTGCCAACCGTCGCGAGCACAACAACCGGTATCAATCATGATTAACTTGTCACCGATATAAACTTCACCCTTTTTCTTACCAACATAATTTGTTGGTGTATGGCCAACGATAATCGTTTGATCAAAACCATGAGATACTTCCCACCAGCCCATCGTTTGAGCAGGATTAATATAGCGAGTCCATAAGAGATCATCATTCTTTTGCTCGTTAATTAAAACATCCGGAATAACACCAGCATGAACAAAGATATGATTATCAGTTCGAGCATAAGGACTAAGTCTACCTAAGAATTCAAGATGTTCTTCTGGAAATTCAGCACTCCAACGAGCATAGGATTCTAGCGTTGTATTACCGCCGTTATAACAATAAGAAGCATAATCATATTGACCAGCTAAATAGCCAATTAACATAGCCTCATGGTTACCCATTAGGGCAATTGCTCCTTCGGAACAAAGTTTCATAACATAATCTACAGTTTTAGCAGAGTTGGGTCCACGATCGATGTAATCACCGAGTAAGATAAGTTGATCTACCTTAGGGTCATAATTAGCCTTAGCTAAGGCTCGTTCTAGCGGTTTAAAGTATCCATGTAAATCACTTGCTGTTAATACTCGCACGGTATCACCTCCATTACCTATAGTATACCATATTGTAACGCAATTATACAGATAACCCGTGCTTAATTAAGCACGGGTTATCTGTATTAAGTAAGTCCTGTTGACATGAAGCCATGAGAACCACGGTCAGTTTCTTCGTGACGATTAACCAATCGAAAATCCAAAGAGGCACAAGGCATGACAATCATTTGCGCTATACGATCGCCTCGACGAATTTTCTTAGGCCAGAAACTAAGGTTCATCGTAATGGCATGGATCACTCCAATATAACCCGAGTCTACGGTTCCTGGAATCGTTAAGATTCCATTAACACTTAATCCACTACGTCCCGTAATACGTGCAAAGAATCCTTGAGGTATACTAATCTGAGCGTTGACGGGTATCTTTACAACCTTAAAGGGCCATAGGATTATATCCTTAGTTGAGCACAAATCATAACCGGCATCATGTCCAGGATGTTTACAGCGTGGCTCACTGATTGTTGTATCAGGAAGCACTATAGGTACTGTTAGTTTATGCATTTGAACCAACCCTATCAATTAAGATTTTCCAATCAGTGGTTAATGATTTAGTGATCTCAATGGTATTAAATTTATCGCCCGCCTCGATGCCGTCAGCAATTTCTTCAAGGGTCTCAGAAGTACTTAAGCGAACTTCTCTACTGTCTTCGGTTAATTGACTTTCAGAAAACGTAGTGTATTCGGCATAGAGTTTAGTTTTCTTATTACCCTTGCGTAATTCTAAATGAAAGGTTTTAATACGTCCTTCTAGAATGGTCTGAGCAAGTTCTCTTAAGTCTCCGACATTAACATTGTTCTTAACTATTTTAAACACCTCCTTAAAGTACAAACTTGGGAAGCTTACGTGACATAACTTATTCCTTATCGAAGACCGTTACAGTTAGTTTCTTGCGACCCCATCGAACACTATCATCGTAACTTCCCATAAACAAATCAATAATGTGACCATGAATTGCACCTCCGGTATCTTCTGCAATTCCATAACCATAGCCTGGAACATAAATCTTAGATCCTAAAGGTATTATCTTAGGATCTACAGCAATTGTTCCAACCTTAGGCCACACTCCGGTACATGTTCTACCGCCAGTCCAAGAATAGGCTACGGTATCTAATGTTATCTTATACTGACGTCCTTTGGGTTCACTGCGAGATGGTGTCGCTTGATGCTTTTTTAGCTCTGCGATGTCCGATCGCTGCTCAGCTATAATCTTTTCTTGCTTGGTCATTTCAGTCGTAACCAAATCTAATGTGTCCGTAGAATCCTTAAGACTCTTATTTAATGATTGGATCGTAGTTTGTTGTTCACTTATAAGTTTATTTGTATTTCCGACATAGTCATAGGCCGGAATAGCGATGGACGCTAGGATCATAAATCCTCCCAGCGCCACTGCTATTGGTTTTCTGCTAGATCGTTTAATAATGTTCACCTACTCGTTATCTTCTGTGTAAGCATCCAATGTCTTGATCATGAGACTTGCTTCTGACTTTGTTAACTCGGCACTCTTAACTTTGCCGGTTAGCGCAGTCATCTGTTCTCTCATCCAATCTTTAGATACTTTCTTTTGCTTCATTAAGACAGCAATCTTATTGACTTGTGCATCCGTAATTAAGTCTTCATTTTTAGCATACGGATCTTCGACCTCGTCAATCAGGAGCATATCAATACCTAACATGTCACGTAAGGCTCTCCCCTTAGCTCGTGTCTCTGCTACTCGACACTTATGCTTAGCTACTTTAGCGCCGACATTAACGCTATCAGCATCTCCTAGAGCTGACCATTCATTGCCGTTTTTATCAACGGCTGTAGCAACAACAATAATTAGCCCGCCGTTATCTTTGCCTGGAGTCTCTACGACTAGAGGTTGTTTAAAGCCTTTAAAGCCTTCTGCATGAGCTAATGTGATAAGTCCTCCATAGATGATATAGTCTTTACCTTGGATGTTCTTGACAAATTCCGCTTTGAATTCATCGGATAACTCGCGCTTCTTAGCTGGAGCCTGAACGTCACTCATATTAATTCCTCCTTGCATTACCTATATTATAACATAATGTAACACACTTGTCTAAACCTAGAGCTTTAGTAGAACTTTACTAGGTATCTCCCCGATAAATCGGCTTGGTGAATTGTTTTCAATCCCCTTAAATCCACGGCGAGCGTTAGCATATGTGATATAAAGTTCATCCTTAGCACGAGTCACCCCGACATAGCAAAGACGTCGTTCTTCCTCCAAGGCTTCCGGTGTATTGATTGAATTGGCATGTGGAAATAGGTTCTCTTCCATACCTACGAGAAAGACAATAGGGCTTTCCATTCCCTTGCTGGCATGAACACTCATCATCTTAATAGACTTCGGTTTGTTTTCGCTATCCTTCGTAGAAGCTAGGGCAATATTCTCTAAAAACTCTGTTAGGTCGGGAGCATCTGATAACAACTCATAGCTCTTAGCAATACTGATTAACTCATCTAGATTAGCCTTACGGTCTAATGACTCTGGTGTATTTTCATTAACCAAATTATCATAGTAACTCGTATTTTTCCAGATGAGATCCAGCATATCTGTTACGGGTGTGTTGCTATAGCTACTCCCTACAGAATAAGCACTGCTTAATTTACTGAGTGTACTCATTGCTGACTCTAACGAGGCTTGAGATTTAGATTGCTTACACGTAAAGGTATTAGCCGAGTCATAAGCGCTAAGATTAAAATTCTCTGCTTGAGATAGGATGTTCTTAATTGATGTAGATCCTAGGGCGTCAAGCGTATTGAGTATTCGCTCCATAGCTAGATCATCGTCATTGTTAGAAACGATTTTGAGCCAAGCTAAGATATCTTTGACTTCTTTACGCCCATAAAAACTGAAGACACCCGTCATATCATAAGGAATTTGAAAGTTCATAAACTTATCTTCGAAGGCTCGTGATTGATAGTTCGTACGATACAAGACCATGATATCATCATAGTTATAGCCGCCATGGCGTACTAAGTTTTGAATTTCATCCGCTACAAAACGTGCTTCGTCGTCGCCCGTAGGTGCCTCATAAAGCTTAATCTGATTACCAACCTTACGCTTTGAAAAGATGGTCTTGTCTAATTGCTTAAGATTGTTTTTGATAATAGCATTACCGGCATAAACTACGGTTTGAGTTGATCGATAGTTTTGTTCAAGCTTAATGATTTTCGGGTTATACTCTTCAATAAAGTTGTGCAGATTTTGAATGTCTGCCCCTCTCCAGGAATAAATAGCCTGGGCATCATCAGTTACAGCAAAGATGTTATTTGTATTGCCCGCTAATAACTTAACGAGTTGATACTGAGCATAGTTACTGTCCTGTGTTTCATCAAGGAGTATATACTTGAATTTATTTTGGTAGTATTCACGAGCTATACTAGATTGTTTAAGTAATTGACACGTCTTCATGATCAAGTCATCGAAATCTAGGCATTTAATCTTAGTAAGTCTTTTCTGATAGTCAAGATAACAATCGCCCACCAAAGCTCGGTCATAATCTTTACTCGTATTCAAATAATCACTAGGTGTTAGAAGTTTATTCTTCTGAGTGCTAATGCGACTAAGAATCCTGCCCTCATTAACATAATTATTGTTTGGAGCGACCTTCTTAAGAACTTCTTTGATGATCTTCTTTTGTTCATCGGCATCAATGATTGTAAACTTAGGACTAAGACCAATTTCATTTGCATACCTGCGTAATATCTTAACGCAAATACTATGATAGGTTCCCATCCATATATCCGATGCTAAAACATCACCAATGTATCCCTTGATACGTTCTTTCATCTCAGTAGCTGCTTTGTTCGTAAAGGTTACAGTCAAAATGTTACGAGCCTTAATACCTTCTTCGATCATATAAGCGATGCGGCGGGTAAGAACTGCCGTTTTACCCGCGCCAGGCCCCGCAATAACAAGACAGGACTCATCAAATGTCTCGGTAATTGCTTCGAGTTGAGCATCATTAAGTCCATCAAGTAACATCACTGTTCTCCTTCTTGAGCCAGGTATTTATATCACCACCGCATTTAACACAGAGATTTAGCTTATTAGCACATGTCGTACAAATTTTAGGTGTATTTGTATTGTGATAGCCAAAGACATTATCACATACTCGACATGTATAATCCGTGAATGCTTGACCAGCAATCATACCACTACGTAAATAATGACATGTCCGGCAGAGTTGAACCTTATGACGTCTATGACTATCACGATCAGTGTTATAGTCTTGAAGCATCTTTAAAGTATGCTCTGCTAAGGACTTGCCGTAGTGAGTTGCCATATGAATATCTTGTTTAGTCCATGGCATAAATCTCACTCCTTAAAATGGTAGATATTCTCCAGGAACCTTATTAATTGGAATAGGTTCTTCACCTTTGACACTTACAAGAGGTTCGCCTAGATCAGTATATTCTCCTGTAAAGATAACATCTGTTGATGGACATGTTGCTGCCATAAGTTCCTCGTCATTAATAAAGTCTTCACTGTCTTGTTGTTCAAGATACTCTTCATCATTTCCAGCTTCTCCCGGAAATCCACGAAGAACTTCTTCTTCATTAGTTAACCAAGCTTGGAATTCATCATTATTTATTGGAGAAACTTCTTCGTCATTCACTTGAACAACATCAAGTAATGCTTCAATAGTGGCTAAGTTAGTTAATAACTTAGCCCTATAGATAGTATTATCCAAGTGAATACCCGAGTCGACTAGCTGTTTACTTGAATTTGTTAGTAAACGCAAGGTATTTAACAAGCGTTGTTCGCTTAAAACAATCATACGGGTTCACCTTCCTCTTCATCGGAACCTACTGTAGTTTCATCAGCAATGACTTCGATAAAGACTTCAGCAAGTTCTGCATCTTCGGCAACGATTTGATCAACTTCTTCGACATCTAGGCCCATAGTCTTTACTTCTCCAGCAAGTAACCGAGCCATCATTAATGTACGAATCTCCGTATAGAAATCAGGATTGTTCTGGAAGAACGCTAATAGTTTGGCAGCGCCATTCCATTTCATAAGAACACCATCTTGCTGAATGACGGATTCATCCTTTTGAACAACCATAACACCATCACGGACGACACAATCTCCATCATCCTTTTCGTAAAAGATCCACGCTCCAGACTTACGAAGGATTCCCTGCTCACAGGCTGCGTTTGTGATCTCTCCGATTAAATCAATACCTTCGCCATACTTAACGATGTACTGGCATTTCTTATAAGGATTAGTATACGTACATCGGTTTTTACGAACACGACATTGAACTTTCATGGCTTCTTCTTCGTCATAACCATCCTTGGCCTCTAGTTTGATCTTATTAAAATCAACTCGCTGACTAGCAAAGAATCCAAGCGCCTTACCACCGGTAGTTACCGTGGGTTTATACTTATCCATGGTGGCGCGAAACTGATTGATAAAGATGCACGTTGTTTTAGTCTTGTTGGCGATCGCTACGATCTTACGCATTAACTTGCTCATCATACGTGCGGTCTCGGCCACACCTACCTCGGCCATTTGCGAGTTCATCTCTCGGATGGTTGATAGGCCTGCTACTGAGTTAACTACAACACCTCGAAGATCATTCGATCGAATTAAGGCCTCAAGAACATCTAATCCGTTTTCAGCACCCAAGTCATCCATGTCCCAATAGATAATACGGTTAAGATCAACCCCATGGACGTCTTTAGCATAGTCTGGATCATAACTGGCCTCTGTTTCAAACCAACCCCAGACTCCTTCTGGGTGTACTTTCTGATCATCAGAGATAATCTCTAGAGCCATGCTCGTCTTACCTGAACTTTGTTCTCCTGCAAACTCAATGACACGACCGACAGCACAACCGCCGCCCATCGCCATATTGAGTTCTAAGCTCGGTGTAGGAATGAATTCAATCTTTAGCTGTTCCATCATGTTAACCGCTCGATCAACAACAACCTTGCCAGCTTTCTTATTGATCCCGTCAATGATTTTATCAAGAACTCCTTTGGCTACTGCCATGTTAATCCTCCTTCTTGTGTTCACAACACTTACATAGCTTGGGTGAATGTATAATTAAAGGATCATTATCGCATTCAGAATCCCAAATACGTACGGTAAGTTTACCATCGTCATCAACATCAACTAGGACTACAGTATCATCATTCAATGACACCCATATACCAAGATTTCCACCATCAGTAGTAGGCATTGCGGTTAATTCGCCAACAGAAGTTTGAACTTTAAGTCTTGGTGCATCAGAGTATTCCTTAATTTGATCTAGAATGCGCTTAGCCTCTTCGGGAGTTGGTCGATTCAACTTAATTACCTCCTTATTTTGCAGACTTATAGATATTCAATCCCATCTTGACTTCTTCACGGCCAGGGATTGCTATATTTCCTTCACTCGAAGCAATGATTATGCTTTTACCAGAGCTACTTAGCCCATAGGACTGAGCAAGATCTACTTCGATCAAGAGTTTGTCACCTTGAACTTCAACTTTGATGTTTTTCAAATCACTTATCTCCTTTCTTCTTTAACATACTACGCAAGGTAATTAAATTACTTAGAGGATAAGAAAGAGCCGGGTTTTTCCTACGCTCTGTTCGAATCATCATGATAGAATCATCGAGAAGCGTAGCGGGATTAGCATAACCTTTAAATTCTAATCCTGCTTCACTGGCGTACCGCATTCCAAGATCATTAATGATCTTTAATGTATTATCCTTAGCGCTATCAATAGATTGACCTTCTTCGAGATGTGATTGATAGATATACATCACCATGTTAATCAATCCTTCGATAGCGCCCTCTTTAGTTGCTTGATCCATTAGAATGGCAGACTTCCGTCGTCGTCTAGATCTTCACCATCGTCTTCTGCTTCGGCGGCAGCTTTAGCGGCAGCCTTAGCTTTCTTAGCTTTAGCTTTAGCCTTAGCATCATCGTCATCGGACTTAGAGGATTTACTACCGGAATCGTCGCCATCATCTTTGCCACCGACAAAATTGGCTTTGATAATATTAAAGTTATGGTTATATGTGGTATCGCCGTCATCATCTTTACCTTCCCATGTCTCATAAGAGCAGGTTACGCCGATGTGTTTGCCGTCTTCGAAGTATTGTTCGATAAACTCAGCGGTCTTGCCGAAGGCTTTCATGAATAAGAAGTTGTTGATTTTGTTAGCTTCCTTATCTTTCTCACTGATATAGTCTTTACGAACGGAGAGTGTAAAGGTTAAATACTTCTTATCCCCCTTGCCATTCATTTTCAGCTTGCCAATACGTCCCTCAAAGATACAAATATTCATTACAAATCGCTCCTTCTCAACTTAATTTAATACTAATAGTATTCCATTTTGTAATGTAAATTATACACTACAATTTATAGGAGGATCCTCCTGCTCCCCAAAGGGGAGGAGCAGGAGGCCCGACTAAACCTAACAACCAAAGATTGCCATTAACGGATCATCAGAATCTAAGATCTCCTGGATCTTATCAACAACAGGCTTAGCGGTTTCCTCTGAAAGAATGGTCTTGATAAATTCTTTCGTAGCCATCACAGTAGCAATCGCTTGCTCAGCATCACCATAGGGACTCGGCTTAACGACAGGACTCTCAGCGTATTCATCTACGGGTTTAAGTTTAACATTTGGATCAGTTTTCTTCTTGCGGGTGATAATTTTCTTAGCCGTTAAGTTATTCCACTTAGCAGACTTCTCCCCCGTAACAATTAAGGTATTGCCTTTAACAAACTTAGCTTTATGATCAACGTGAACCTTGCCAAAGGCATTGAACCAGACATCAGAACCCTGAGTTTCAAGACAAACACGAGCGTATTCATTACCATTTTTCGTAGGACCTATCTTAACATCCTTAACGATGCCGCCTATTTCTACAAGCTCACCATCACCAACACTGGCCCAAGCAACGTAGGGTAAACCACCTAATGGGTGGCCTGAAACATAAAGTCCAATGTGCTCTTTCTCGTAAGCCAATTGAAGTTTCTCTGTAAAATCCTTTGGTTCTAATAATTCACACATAGGATTCTTAACACCCTTAGTTGTCCGGATCTTAGGCTTACCATAAGCATCTAGTTCACCACGGAGATCACAGTAGTGATTCCAGACAATATGACGATTCGGTTCAAAGCAATCAAAGGCTCCAACCTTAATTAAATTCGTCATAACCTTCTTGTTCACCGTTTTCTTATTAACGCGACTAAAGAAGTCCGTGAAGTCCGTGTAAGGTCTCGTGTCTTTAATGACATTAACAATGGCTTCTCCAACTCCACCAATTGTCACTAAGCCAAACCGAATGTTGGGCCCTTCGATAGTAAACCCTACGTCCGATAGATTAATATCCGGCGGAAGCATATCAATACCAATACGTCGACATTCCTGAACATTCGCAACGGTACTATCCTTATTACCAGCCTCCATAGAAAGCTGAGATGTCATAAATTCCGTAGCGTAATGAGTCTTTAACCATGCCGTCTGGTATGTAATTTCTGCATAACATCCAGCGTGTGGTCTGTTAAAACCATAACCGGCAAAGACCTTAATCTGATCGAATAAATGATTCAAGAACTCTTCAGTATAGTTTAAGCTTAATCCTCCGACTAGGTTCTTACTGGTATTGCCATGTAAGAATTCAGGTCGTAATGCTTCAACTTCATCGACCTTTTTCTTACCCATGACTCGACGAATACTATCGGCACCACCTAATGTATAGCCTGCGAATTGTCGAACTGCTTGAATGATTTGCTCTTGATAAATAAACACGCCGCTACCCTGCATTAAAATAGGTTCTAAGTCAGGATGTTCAAAGGTAAGCTTAGCACCATGTCGATTCTCAACATATTGTTCAACCATGGTTAGTCCATTATCTAACTTAGCATCAATAGGCCCTGGCCTATATAGAGCTAATAAGTCAATGATAATATCAAAGGTATCAGGTTTAACATCCTTAACAAGCCGTGTCATACCGCCGGATTCTAACTGAAAGATTGAGTGAGTATGACCATCTTGAAGAGTCTTATAAGTTGCTGGATCATCAAGTTCAATTTCATCAATGTCAATATCGACACCATGAATCGCTTTAATACTAATCAATGTTTTATCGATTGTTGTTAGTGTCTTAAGGCCTAACACATCAAGCTTTAGTGCGCCAACATAATCCAGAGCGGACATATCCCATGCAGCAACCGGAAGAACTGCAGTGTCTGATGCGCTCATGAGTGGAATGTAATCCGTCACAGGGCCTGGCGTAATCACAACTCCGGCAGCATGAATACCACGCTGTCGAATGACACCCTCTAAACGTTTCGCATCATGCATAACTTCGGGATAGTTATTAAGCTTAGTCACAAAGGCCTTGACATCTTTAACAAAGTTCTCACCATAACGTTCTTTAGACTTATCGGTTGTGTCATCTGCAATACCAAAGAGTTTATCTAATGTAACGTCTGATTGGTCTGGCATCTTATCTGGTATAAGCTTTGCTAAAGCATCCGTGTCAGCGAAACCGTAATCACGAACTCGCATAACGTCACGAATGGCTGACTTCACACCGATTCTACCGAAGGTTGCAATCTGAGCAACATGATCTCTGCCATATTTTTGCATGAGATAGTCAATCATTTCACCGCGGCGCTCATAATCCCAGTCCATATCAATGTCTGGCATGGATTCACGTTCTGGATTTAAGAACCGTTCAAACATAAAACCATGTCTAATGGGATCCATCTTGGTGATCTTCAAACAGTTCGATAGTAAGCTACCTGCAGCCGATCCACGGCCTGGGCCATAGCGAATCTTACGTCGTGTTGCTTCGGCACACATGTCCTCTAAGATTAAAAAGTAACTTGCATACCCCTTAGGATTAATAACACCTAGTTCCATGTCAAGTCTCTTAATATAAGTCTCGGGACTATCATAGCATTTCTCACGTTCCATGATATCTATGAGTCCTTCATATGATTGACGCTTAAGCCATGTCTCAGGACTATAGCCCTCAGGCACCGGAAACTCTGGCATAAGTCGTTGACCTAACTTAGGTTTAAAATTACACTTAGCAGTAATACGTACCGTATTGTCAATAGCATAACTATAATACGATTCATACGTAGAGTCCTGAGCCCACGCGTCCATCTCATCGCCATCGCAAAGGTAATAGTCCGGCCCGCCAGGGAAACGCCAACGAGTTGGATCGTCTTTAAGCTTATTGATCTGAATACAGAGTAATGTATCGTGAACATCAGCATCCGTATCATAGATATAGTGAACGTCCTTGGTCGCTACGAGTGGTACGCCATTCGTTTTGTGCATCTCAATAAGCCAAGTGTTAACAACCTTTTGTTCCATGGTTGAATTACTTTGAAGCTCCATGTAAACTTCATCGAAGATCGATTGTAGTCGTTCAATAAATTCATTGGCTTCGTTGATTTCACCTTTAAGTACATGCTGCGGTACCCGACCACCAATACATGCTGTTGAACAAATTAATCCCTTGCCTAGACCGTGGGCTTCGATAAAATCTAAGTCCGTACGTTCTTTACGGTCAAAGTAACCTGTCGTACTAGCATCGGATATGATCTTCATTAGGTTCTTAAATCCTGTCTCGTCTTTAATCCAGACAATTAAGTGGTAGTTATCATAACCAAGATCTGCCATATCATTACGAGAATGAATTCGACGATCCTCAGTCTCTTCTAATTCACAACCATAAATAACTTTGAAATCCTGGAAACCTTGGGCTTTAGCAGTATTAAAATCTCCACCGCAACAGCTTAAAGGCTTACCTCCCTTAGGTTCCTCAAGCCATACGCCACAAAACGGACACTTCTTCCATTTCTTAGCTTCGTTATGAATTTCAATATAGCCGCAAAGATTTCGATGGTCTGTGATAGCTACAGCATTCTGGCCCATCTCACATGCTCTCTTAATGAGTTCTTTAATCTTAGCTGCTCCATCCAAAATGGAAAATTCTGTATGAACATGGAGATGTACGAAATCTCTAATAATTAATCACCTCCTTAATCTGGTATTACGATCTCGGCAATTTTACTTTTGCCCATTTCGTAAAGTTGTTCTTCACTAAGTAAAACAGTCTTAGTTTGATCAGCAAACCATTGTAGGATTTCATCAGAACCAAGTTCTATTGGCTCTAAGGCAGGTCCCTTATCAGCAGTAAACGTAAGTAAAGTAGATGCAGGATAAATACTACCATTCTTATTGGGATAACTTCCACTTAGTGGTGGTCCATGACCTTCAGAGTTTGATAATTTATATCCCATTGCATGCCGCCTTTCTTTTAGCCAGATAGGTTCGCAGGTCCATAGTTCCCTTATCATTATTACACCGCTTACAACAACAGGCATAATTATCTAAGGAATCGCGCCCTCGTCCAGAATAGTCTGCTCGGCAAACAATATGATCGACTGTAACTTCTGGATCATTAGGGTCTAAGCGAGCATGACAAATATAACAAGTATAATTATCACGAATCAATGCCTCTTGTCTCATACGCTTCTTGTCTTCTTTAGTAACGAGAAGTCTGATAGCATTGCTATTAATCCACTCAGCACCTTGACGGCGAACTAATTGATTAGCGATCATCTTCCGACAGGGTTTCAGAAGTTTGCCTGTGGGATGATACACATCAATTATTGCTGCTTCTTTCATGTTTAGTCCTCCGGAATAGAGATGTTAAGAATACGTTGTCTACCCTTCTCATGAAGTAATTCTTGATCAGTATAACTTATAGTTTCATAACTACATCCTGGGCAAATTAGCCATAGATCACCATAATGATCGATTGTATAATGATAATAAACAACATACCTCCATTGACAATTAGGGCACTCAACTTCTACATTAAATCGCTTCACCAATCTCAGCTTCTTTAGACTTTGACTTGTCATAGTATTTACCGGCAAGCTTAATGGCAATTACTTCTTGTTCGGCGTCAAACTTAGCAATCATTTCTGCTGTAGGATACGTATCAATTAATTCATTACGACGCCAAACATAAGAATCCTTACGAGGCTTTGATAAGTCAACAAAACTATATGAAACGTCACGATCTTGAAGACCTAACTCTTTATTGAGTTGTAGTTCTAAGAATTGTTCTTCAGTGATGCGAGTAACAACATCGTAACCATGGTGAGACACGCGATAAGCAGTAACTAATACTACCATAGGAATGACATGGATGTCTTCAACATATCGTTGACAACTAACAAACATAATATCTTTGTAAAGTACAACACTTTCCTGACCACCGACACCGTCCCATCCTTTAAGGGATTTGCTCGGATCAATGTCTCGACTTGTGTTTCGTTCTATTATGCTTGTTGGTCTTGATATGTCCGTGGGAAGTCTTGGTCTTACTAAATCCTTTTTTAAGGACTTCCTAATCTCCTTTTCTTTGGCGAGCGCTTCTTCAGGCGTTACTTGAGCCATACCGTGTTTCTTAGCAACAACATTAGCAGCATCGATAATCTCAAGAACTGATGTGCTCGGTACCTGCGGAGTCTTCTTGCTCATCTGGATCTTCCTCCTTTGTCATATCCTTAAAGAGCTTAACGTACCACTGATTAGCAATCACATCGTCTGTAATAGCTTTGAGTTCATCTTCGGATTCAATGACGCTCCACCAGGAACTCTGACCATAAATAACTTCTTTGAGTTCTGGCACAAACATCGCAGGATTATGCATTCGGTTAATACTTAAGACTAATGTCTCAGGATGATGAGAAATTATAAGCCCTATATCTACTTCGCCGAGTAAGATTCCCAAGTAAGTTTTACCACCATATTCTTCACCACAAGGTCGTACACCGACTAAGCATCCTACTTTACGAGAATAAAGACCTGGAACAATAGCAGCTTCTTTAGGCTGTTCAATGGCGCTTATAGTTAATGGATACTCGATATATCGTGATTTAAAGCCGTCACATTCGACTTCGAATTCATCGTCTTCAACCTGTGATAGGTCTTGTTTGTTTAGTTTACATGCAAAAACTGTTTTACCAAAACTCTTTCCAAATCCACGATATTTACAGCGGCTACACTTATGCATAATTAATCCTCCTTAATAATATCTTCAAGTAATTTTCTACCACGGTCATGTAAGAAATCTTCATAAGCCTTACTTACAAGCCATCTAGTATTACAATGGAAGCACCTGATATTACCTCCACGTTTTAATGATCCCATAGATACATAGTGTAATAAATTACACTCAGGACAATGCGACGTAAACATCATCTTCTCCTTCAAATACTGGTATTTTAATTTCTTGAATATATTTTCGACCTTGAATGTATTGAGATCGTTCAGATTGATCTGTATAATAAATACGCTCAGTCCAACAATGATCGCATGAAGAACAATGTAATTTAAGATTTGTAAAGGCAACAAGAACAACATTAAAATGACATCGATGATTACACTCAGGACAACGAATTTTAAATAGGTTCACTCACCAAACCTCCTAGTCTGGTATTACAATATCGTCAAGCATTCGGCGACCACGTTCATATAAATCTCGCTTCTCGGTTTCAGAACCAGGTTCTGCTTTACCGATTAATTCTTTCTCGATCCATGTATAAGCGCATGCGGGACACTTTAGAGTAGCACCACGATACCAATTATGTTTTGATTCAAATCTAACTCCTGCCTTACACACTGGACATAAGGTTTTGAATGTATACACTAATCAGACCTCCTAGTCTGGTATAACAATATCGTCGAAACACTTTTTACCTCGCTCATACAATGCCTTATCTGTTTGATTATCAGGAAGTCCTTCAATATTTTTCTCAGTCCAGAAATGACCACAGTTAGTACATCCTATAGATAGATCATGATACACTAAAACATGAGTTGTGAAGGTATGAGTGTCTCCACATCTTGGGCAGGTAATTTTATAGTTGTTTGCCAAATTTTAGACCTCCATTTGCACAAAATCCTAATATTTGCTAAAATCCTGAAATCGGCCTGGATATATATGTGGATTTTTAGGCCCTTTAAGGCGATTTACTTAGATCGCCTCTTATGCCACCATTCATAAATTGCACGGCTAGGAACTACCCATATCCAGCAAACAAGAAAGAGCCCAGCCCACCAAAGGCAAACGAGTGGAAATCGCCATCCATCATTTTCAATACTGGGCCCATCTAAGTTAAACATCAGTATCCTCGTTTCTTTTACCAGCGGCTCCTAAGGTTAAATAACCAGGGTGACAAATACCATTTTCATCGGGTTCACAAGCTTCCGGTACTTCAGCTATAACAAAACGATGACCACAAGAACAATCAATAGTGTAAACTTCGTTAATATTCCAGTCATCAAAAGCATCACCTAATTTACTTTGCAAAAACCCACGAAGAGCCATAGGATCTAAAGACGTTCCAATAACCTTGATGTCTTCCCAATTATAGCCGGTCTTACAATTCATGCATTCTGTGTCTGTGTCATTTTCTTCTTCATCGATCACTACATTGACACTTTTGACCATTTAAATCACTCCTCATTACATATTATATCACAATTTGTAACAAAAATACACCGACCCACAAAGAGGTCGGTGTATTGCCGTTACGGTAATATTGATTTAAGTAATTGTTTTAATAAAGCACTAAGAAGCTCTGGAGCTATTTCATATAGGCTAAATCGTACAATACCGCTAAAATCAATATTCCGCGAAGTACATTTTAGTTTCTTAATTTCAACACTTTGCCTAATAGTAGGCTTATCGCAACACATTAGAGAATAGCCAGGATATCTCGTTCGTTAATTATCCAACAGTCTTTTTCATAAGCTTCGATAGGAACGCCCGTAAATTTAGCGAAGACCACTCGATCTCCAATTTGAACATCCATTGGAATTAATGCACCTTCTTCAGTACGAGTACCATTACCGATAGCCGTTACAACGCCTATACGGTGTGGATCGTCTTTATGGTCGACTCCAACTAAGATAATCCCAGATTCTGTTGTTTCTTCTGAATCGACCTTAACAGCAAGTCGAGCACCTAATAATTTCATTAAGTATGCCTCCATTATGCAATGTTATTTAGTTTCTCAATCATCATGGGAAGTAGCTCATCAATGGCTATTCGCTTAATTCCGGAAATACCGGTATTTGGAGCGTAAACCATAGGAATTTTATGGATCTTAACAAGCTCCTTAACCAAGTTAGATGTATGATGACTAATTGATGTCCAAACGTGAACTAATCCGTTAACTCGGCGCAAAACATTGATGATTTCATCTTTATCAGCTTTAGGGTCGATATACTCAAACTCCGCTCCTAAATCCGTTAAGACATCCCTGTAATTGGCTTCTTCTCCGTAACCTCCCACGATGCCAACGGTGTACCCTTTTAATTGGCTTGTCGTAATATGAGGTAGTTTTGTTTGCGAGGTTTTCCTTTTGCTTACTTTGATCTGATTACTTAATAGTCCATCGTTTGGATAAACTTTAATAATCTTACCTGGAGTATTCTTATTGTCAGTATAATAAGCCACACTGACAACAGATCCGACATTGACACTAAATTTCTCTACGTCATGTTTACTTAAAAGTACTTCATCTCCATCAACGATTGCCGTATAGCCTACATTGTTTTGTTCAATAATACCTAATGCTTCAACACGGGTACACGGCAGGGCATTTTTCTCTACGATCGTAAAGACATAGCGAATTGTAAATCCATCAGAAAGCATACCTGCACGTTCTGCTTTAATTAAATCACCATTTTCAGCATGAATTGCAGTAGTAATACTCTCGGGGATAAAAATAGAATTACCATCGATAACTAGTGAGCCGCCCGTTAATTTACGTTCAAATCGACCAATATTAGAGATTTCTTCGATAGACTCTTCTATTGGAATAGACGGTTTATTACAGATTGTTTCAGGTTTAAAGGATCTCAGTAGATTTTCAATATCCATGAATTTCTCAATTTTCTCAAAGTAAACGCTACGTTGATTCGAAAGACGCGCATCTTCTAGTGCTGATATCTGCATAAGCCGAAAGATATCAGCACTGTCTTGAAGCGTTTGGTGTTGCTGCATATTTAAGTTCATTTTCTCACCTCCTTTCAACAAGATTCGGTGAGATTAGTTAGTAAACTGGTAATTTGGTGCTAATGTTTTAGCCATAGTAACAGCCGCAGTAAGATCATTCCAGAATTGCTTTTTGGCTAAAAGTTTAGCTTCTTTGGTTTGCTGTCTTAAGACATACTGAGGATGAAAGGTCGGCATCACTTGAATTCCATCAATTTCTCGCCAATTACCTCGTTCTTGAGTAATCTTTAAATTCGGATCGTCGCTTAGATATCGCAATGATTCATTACCTAGTGTTAAGATTACTTTAGGCTTAATAATAGCGATTTCATTAAGTAAATGGATTCCACATGCTGCAAGATCATCTGAAATAGGCGATCGGCCCTCGGGTAAACGACACTTAATAATATTTGTAAGTCGAACAAGTTTACGGTCAACACCGGCTTTAATTAAGGTAATTGTAAAGAACATACCAGACTCTCCAACCAATGGAAGACCCATAAGATCTTCCACGGTCGAAGGTGCTTCTCCGATAATCATCAAAGGCGAATTAATTGGGCCTGATCCGGGTACTGGCCCGCGATTCTCTGATACTCGCAAGCTGCAAATTTTACAGCGATAAACATCAAGACTAAGCTTATTCTGATCATCAAAGTTATCGAAGACTTGACCCATCGCTTGGATAACATCAGAATCTTTAAATCCCTTATCAACTAAACGAGCTTCGACTCGACTTAATTCAGAATTTACTTTGTCGATGTATTTACTCACTGGCTTGCTCCCTTGACTTGTTTCTCGAGTTCTAATAATTTCCGGATCAGTTGTGCCTGACTCAAGTCCATCAGATCCGAGCGTTCCCCGGCTACTAGACAGGCAACGCATACAGGCTTTCCCTCGGCATTGTCCTCCAGATCACTAACTGGAATAAGTTCATTACATTCCGAACAATAATTTGCATCAAGTAGTTCAGAGGCTTTAACTGCGACATCGCAATCAGCACATTGGGTAATGACAAGTGATGAATCCTTGTTTTCCTTAGTGATATTTGGAGCTTCATCAGCCATAGAAATAACGGCTTGTTTCTGGATATATCCCTTAAAACTAGTACTGGTTTTACAATGTGGACATAATTTTGGCATATTAATCACCCTCCTAAAATTACCGTTTCCTCTACGGCATTAACTCATAGCGTGGCTTGTCTTTCGGTTTTTCCATGCTGAAACATACTCTTCATTATCCCAGTAAGGATCTACAATTGGTTCTTCATTGTACCGTGGCCTGTTCCAGTAGCGATATCCGGCCGCTCCTGCAAGTAAGCCGGATATCGCTGTAATTAAGATTGTCAGCACTCATAAATCACCTCACAGCAACGTCCTATTAGGATTACTCCCCTAACTATCTTCGTGATCAGCAGGCCATTTAGGATTAATGATTTTCATCATATCGCTGGTAATCTCAGAGAAAGCAATTGTACCATCAACAAGAATCGTAGCTACAATACTTTGCAATGCGGCCTTATAATCTGAACTATCGGCAAAATAAAGACTTTGAGCTGCAATATGAAGTAAATGAACTTCTTGATCTGACAACTTATTAACAGCAGCTTCTAGTTTGTCAAGTTGCTTACACTGTTCACACTGTCTCGCCATTACCATCACTCTCCAGTGGCGCAATTTGAATATTTGTTAGCGCTAGTTGTAGTTGCTGATTAAGTGTCGTCATTGTGGCACCAAGTAATACTTCATAGTCATCGACCTTATTACGAAGATCCATGATCTGTTTAGTATAGTTCTGAACCGTCTTTAATCTTAGGGCTCCGCGTTTACTGAGTAATTCAGCGAAATCAGCCATTAGTTCATTGGCTTCATGAACAACATCCCCTTGAAGTCGATTACCGATAAAATTACGTTGATCGACTGTATCGATCATAGGTAGCAGATCCATTGCCGTTGGTTCTATAGCCCAAGGATGTAAATCTTCGACTAGAGCTTTAATATCTTTGAGTCGATCGGTTGACGACTTAGGAATAAAGACCGCCTTACCACGACTCATGATACTTACAGGATTGGTTTCTTTAATCATTCGGGTTACAATCGTACGAACGGTATCTTTAGTATGATACTGAGTCCATTCGGTAAATAAGGCTTCGATGGATTGGACAATTCCCTTATAATCATACTCGACTAAGAAACTAGAGTCCCAGCTAACACGCATGAGCTCATTGTCGCGATCGTATTCCATTTTACCAACGGTGATGTACATAGGCTTTTCCTGAGCCTGGTCAATTACTTCGCGGACCAGGTGGCGCATGACTCGCTTGTTATCACAAGCTACTTCACGAACAAGTAACTTAGCAGTCTTTGTGTTGCCATCGTATTGGATTTCTAAAGTTTGGGCAGCCGTTGCCGTTGCTCGTCTATACGCATCATGAGGTTTGATCTCATTAGGCATATAACTTAGCGGCAGATTATTCTTGGTAAATAACTTGGTCAGATCATCTTTATGAATTTTGAGATCTGGAATATAATGAAATTCCAAGTGACCAAGTAAAATACTCGGATCAAGTTGATCATTAGTCTTTACAACAGTCGTTGTCATTTAATTTCCTCCTAGCCATACGTAATCTACAGGGTCAAAACCAGCTTTAGCTACAAGTATTTCACATTCTTTACGTGAGTCAGGCCAACCAGCTCGTCGATATAGAGCTTCTGGTTCTGATGCCGACCATAAGAGTTGATCCCTGGGTATAATCTCATTATAATAAGGTTTCTTTTGATCCTTAAATTTCTCCTGATAATAAGCAGGTTTATAAGCTTGAAAGATCCCCTTGCCATCCTCAGAATGTGATGTATAATGCATACGCATAAGTTTCCCTTTTGGTTGTTTCTGAGTATTAGTCACTAGTTCCTTACGAATTGCTCGATTATAATAGTCCCGAGCCATATCTAAAATGTCTTCGGGCTCCCAAGCAGTTAACGATAACTCAGTCTTATAAAGCAACTTTTGACTGGTATTCGTTAACTTTAAGATCAATATTTCAACTTTACCAGCATATTCTTTAAATAAGATCTTATGTCTAGTTGTTTCTTTAAAGTAAATAGGAGCATCATCCCAAGTTACTGCTCTTGTTCCATTATAATTAATAATCACTGGAACCTTACAAGTCGACTCTGTAAATCCACTACTAAGTAATAAATGCTTCATCACCAGGGAACCATCTGCTTAACCATTGGGACACCGCGTTCTGTTAAATCATTGACATAACGCTGAGCCAATTCTCCATGAGCGTATTCCTCACCGATGTCTCGAAGAATTCCATGACCACATTTAATACATTTCCATAGATCTCCGGAAGATAAACCTAAGACACGTTCTGACGTAATACCCATAGCTGGCTGAACTCGAACCAAGGCAACGCCAATTTCTTTTAATTCATAACGTGTACCACAAGTTGCACAGAGCATTAATTTGACCTCCTTAATCAATAATGTTTCTGGCCTTTAGATATTTCAAAATACGAGATGTAAACTCACTCATTGTAAAATAAGTTGATTCTTCGAACGAATACCAGCCACCGATTTGATCTGGTGTTTCGAATTTAAGTTCAGATTGATCCGTCTTAAAAACAAAGACGGAAACATCGTGTAAGTGATTTCCGAGTTCAAATAAGTAAGAACATAATGGTCTTGGATTTTCTTGAATATCAAATTCGGAACAATCAACAGTATTAATCATAATCCTAGATTCTTCGAAAGTTTCTCGTACAGCACACTCATAAAGGGATTCATAGACTTCTTTATGGCCGCCAACGCCTACATAATTATGACTCTTTGGGTGTTTGATTAATAAGACCTTACGATCATGAATCAAATAGACGTTAGCACACGGTTCAACAACCTTATTTAAGAATTCCAAGTTAGTTAACCTCCATTACTTATAGTATAACCTTTTGTAACACAATTATGCAATAACCCGTCCTAAAGATGTATCTTCACATTTTTGAAATCCGTCGAATTTATGACGTCTAAACCCATGATAGATAACATCAATATAGATACTACGAATACCATCAAGAACTGTACTGGCTGGTGTTAAATTAGGTGTAGTTATCATGAGTGTATCCGCACAAAGTACTCTATTAGAATAAGTTTCGGTAATAACTATATCAATTCGGTCTGAGTACAAAAACTTGACGATAACCCTGTAATCGGGCATCGTCAAGATATAGATAGGATATTCTACTTTTGGCAACCACTTTCCAGATCGATTAGAGCGTTTACGAAACGCTCTAAATCGAAATAACTTATCTTTCAGGGCGTCTTGAAGTTCAAAGCCTATTGTAACTCTATTCATATTACACCTGACTAAAGATTGAACTCGCTACTTCGTCTTCGACATCAGCTAATTTAGAAACCGTAACGATATCATCACTAAAGAGTTTTAATGTACGGTCACTTGCTCCATAGCCACCAGAACCGATCAAGACAGATTTCACTCTGAACTCTTTCTCTTTTTTGATCTTTAAAAACTCTTCAAGAAAACCTTTTTCTAAGTGAGAATCACCATCTGTGATAAAGACAATGTCCGCTAATTTAAACTTATTCATCTTCAAGATCTTTAAGGCTTCTTTTAATGGTGGTTCAAAACTAGTGCCGCCGCCTGGAAATGTCTCAGCGATATCTAAGACAATATTAGGTTTTAAGCTGTCCTTAGGAACAATATAGACCCACTTAGGATCTACATAACTTTCAAATAGAATACAAGCGTAATCACGTCGTTGTTTTTGTGCGATTTCAAGCAATGCTAATGCTACCGCTTTAGACCATTTTTCCGCTTGACCACTCATTGAGCCTGAGACATCAACACAACAGATAATCGGACCCTTGCCCTTTTTCTGAGTATTTTCAAGCTCGTATTGAAGAAGTTCCTTTTGATTATATTTGCGATAGAAATCACGTTTAACAACTGGACCCGCTGCAAGTCTAAGTTTTTCACTAGGTAATATAGATTCAAGTTTATTACCTGTCGTGACGGACTTAATATTCGTAGCGCCATCCTTGGTTTTCTTCTTTTGATCATCCATAGCAAGCTCACGGAAACGACCAATCAGTTTCGAGAACTCTTTAAGTTTTGACGATCCACGGATGCGTTCGAGTGCGGCTTTCTTCTCTTCAATGGGTATGCGCTGCGCTATATCACCCTTTTCCATCCCCCATGCATTTAAGAAATCGCGAACCTCATCAATGTCTTTATCAGCCTTATCGGCGGCCTTAGCCATGACTTGTTGAAGTTCTGTTGCGGCACCATTGTCAAGTTGTTCATCAATTTGCTGTTCCTTGGCATCGATGTCATCTTGAATCTCTTGCATTTGTTGTTGTAATTTAGCCATAGCTTCGGCTTCTTCATCGGTAACGCCTTGACCGTTACTACCACCACCAGCACCAGGGTTACCACCTTGACCACCGGGATCTCCTTGACCATTGCCGGATTGCTTCTTTTTCATATCGTCAAGTTTCTTTTGAAGATCTTGTTTCTTCTTTTCTTGTTCGATAAGTCCGTTAATGGCCTTTAAAATATCCGGATCCATTGGCGGCTTGCTTTGGCCTCCTCCGCCTCCAGAACCAGAACCTCCTCCGCTACCGCCAGGTTCTCCGTCTTCACCTTCGCCGCCTTCTCCTTCACTTTCTTCTCGCTTACGATTATAATCTTCTTTAATAGCGATGACACGGCGAGAAGCTTCTTGTTGCATAACTTCAGTGGCGATTGCTGAACCTAGGATATCAAGTCTGGTATTTTGTCTTAAATTAGCATACTCAGGCGTGTCCATAAGCTCTGTTATAAGCTTGTGGTTTAACTTATGACTGGCTTTCATTTCGCCTTGTTCGGCGACTTTAGGCGTATACTTAAACAACGCTCCGAATAAGTCTTGACTTAGTGTATCGAAAGTTTTTAAGTGTTCATGACCAGCTCGTAAGTTATCTGCCATGGCAGGAGATTGACTGATAAGATCTTGATATATATCAATATCAGCCCAATCTACATTAACGGCATGATCTGTCTTGACAATGGGTTTGAATTCCTGAGCGGTTTCACTAACTCCGAAGATAGAAGCAACTGACGGCCCTGCGACCGTCGGTTCTGCTATTTTTATAGTCAAGTTACATCATCTCCTCGTCTTCATATTGTTCTAACCAATCATTATCTCAGAACGGCATAGCCTCTTCGTCATCGGTTGTGGTTCTTTTACGAGCGGCTGCTTTGGGAATTTGTAAAACTTCCTGAATCATCTCTTCATTCATTTTGATGATATCGTCACGTTTCTTCTCTAGATTCGTCACGTCACGTCCGGCAGTTTGAGCATCTTTAATGACTCGTTCAATCTTCTTGACGATTTGTTCATACTTAACACGAGCCTCTACAGCCGCTCCGGCTTTCTCTGTCTTATTATCGATACGTTCCGTACGGTTCTTGATTTCTATAGCCGTATCATAAAGCTCTTTAACTTTGTCATCATAAGGATTGATTAGCTTCATAACATAGCTTTCAATGATCTTAATGTGTTCTTCTTTTTCCCACAAGACATGAATCAGAGACACAAAATCATCAAAATCAACACTTGTTCGGCCATTGATTAAGGCGTTCCCCTGAAGAACCTTAAAGCAGGCAACATACCGTCTATCAGAGAAGTAAATGCCTTCTTTGTTAAGTTCACGACCAAGCTTCTCGAAGGTCTTATAGATATCGTCCGGAATAAGAACTTCTTCCAGTATTTCGTGAATGGCTTCGAGTTCTTCGAGTGTCACTAAAGTGTGTTTAAAATGAGTCTTAATGGCGGGATTACGGCGCTCAACCGATTGTTTAGCCATCTTAACTTTGTTTGCCGGTTCTTTAACGTACTGAGCATTATGCCTAAACATGAGTCTATCGTAAAGCGCTGCTAAGCTTTCATCTTCTGGTGTTTCATTCGAGGCACAAAACATAGAGTATAGCGGAACATCATTAGGCACACCGTCATTATAAAAGATACGTTCATTGATGATCGGAAGTAAGATGTTCAGAGTTGGTTCATTCGATTTCCAGATTTCATCCAAGAACACGATATGAGCCTCAGGCAAGCGGCCTTTAGATTTACGTTCGAACTTGTCCTTCTCCATACCTTTTAAACTATAAGGACCCAGTATATCCGCTGGATCTGACGTTTTGTTTAACAACCATTCAAAGTAATTTGCTTGATCGATATGTCCCGTGAAAGCACGAGTTAATTCAGATTTTGCTGTTCCCGGAGGCCCCATGATAAACAGATGATTCTTAGTAACGACCGCTCGGATTATATCTTGTACTATTTCAATTCTTTCCACGAATTGATCGTTGAGTTCATCAGCAATTGCCTTCAAATTAGCGATACCCTGTGCAGCCAAAATCTTTACGTCAACTGTTTGTTTCGGTGCGCTTACGACCAATACATCCTCATCAGCACTGTCCATTAATGCCATTGCCATAATTAACAATTCCTCCTTAAATTCTTCTTCTTAGTATTACAAATTGTAACGCGAATTATACTCTCCTTTCTCCTATTATATCACATTTTGTTACATAAATTAAGTGTTTCAATCCACACATCTAACGAGATGTGACAAAGAGTGAAATCCTCCACCTCCCGAGAGGGAGAGGTGGAGGATGAACTAGAAGCTTTTTCTAACTTTCTCTTGAATAATCTCGACGGTACGAATATTGGAATCCGCAGTGAGTTCTTCATCATAGATACCGATATTCATTTCTTCAGAAACTTGTTCTGCAGCCTCTTTGAAAAGTTCACGAGCTTGATCCTTTGGAATTAGATAATACTCATTCATGATCTCTTCAAGTGTTTTTGCATACCGCATGACCAAGTAAATTCAACTCCTCCCAACTAGTAATAGTTTCAGACCTTAAGACTAGACAGCATTCGACATCCCATCCATAAAGATTAAAATCACGAGCATGTTGAGGAAAACGAGTAGCTATTTGACCCATACTTGTCAAATGAATTACATCAAAGATCTTAGCAGCTTGTTCAAAATCTGGAATATGATGATGCTTAAAGGTTGTATTTTCCGGTTCGTGAATTCCAACGAGATTTACAAACCGGATCAAATCCATTTGAGTATCAATCGTATAAACACGAGCTAGTGGATCGATCGTTAAGATAGAAGCTTCTGTATAATTTCTAAATTGTTCATGCGTACACCATTCATGCCATTGAGATAAGAACTTTTGATCTGGAGTGTAAGTCGAACACCAAAGACCACCATTAGGCTTGCAGACATATGAGTAATTCTCAATGGGTTTGAATAATTTAGGATCATAAAGCTTTCCGAACTTAATCTGCCGCGGCAACATCCTTAGTCACCACCAAGTCACTAATTTCTCGAATCGTTGCGTGAATTCCCCATAGTGTAAATAAGTGATCCTTTCTATGAACACTGCGATTTTCCCAATAACGAATAGTAATCGATGGGAAGGTTTCTTTTAATAAAGCAAATAAGAGTTCTCGATTCTTATCGCAATCAAGTAGCCTGTGTTCACTTTCATCTTGAACGAAGATATAACCTTGATTCTCTAGGTCTTCCCGAGCTTGAACTTTCTTAGTCTTATCGGTTGTCGGAGACTTCGACCATGAAGAAATTCGATCAAAGGAAAAGCTGAATTTGATATCAACCGTACCATAAGGCCCATAATCAAAATCAAAGATATGACTACCAGACATTTGATTTCCCCACCAGGATGCAATGCCATCTCTAAGGTTTCTCAATGTATTAGGAATCATATCGATTGGCATAGCTTCGCCTAACTGACGTTCTAATTCATGAATTCGGCCGTTAAGCTTACGAACTTTAGCGTGTTGTTCTTCAATTCGAGCAGCCGCTTGGGATGCGTAGCCAATAGGTTCTGCGAGTTCTTTGAGGTAATGATCTAGTAAACTGCACATATTATCACGCATACCAATCGAAAGTGTGTCACTTTCAATCATCTCATGGACATAGCTAAGACCATGATGCATGTCTTTAATGCCCTTTAGAGCGACGATCTTTTGATCGTCGCTCAACGTAAGAATTGTTGGATCTAACTCTTTTATTTCAAGCATTGGTTCATCTCCTTAGTTTATTTCATCGCATTCATGTCGTAGTTCACAAGAGCTACAAAGACTAATGTTACATCCAGGACACTGACAATTCTCAGGGCCAATCATAGCACCGCAATGATCACAAGGATAGCTGTTATCTCGCTCCCAAGCATCGTCTAAATAAGTAATATTTGTGCTCTGTCCTCTAACTTCTGACACTAATTCATCAGCTCCTTTAAGGCTTTAGATTGACTTTCAGAATTTCCATATAAGGCATTAGCCAGATTCTGCTTTTTCTTAATAGCAGCATAGACGGCTTCATCTAATGTCTCACGAGTCATCAAGTTATAGACAAAGACTTTCTTAAACTTAGAATTAATACGCCGGATTCTCCCATTGCGTTGAGTATACGTAGCCGGACCCCAAGGTAAATCGTAATTAATCACATACTTACCTTTTTCTAAGTTTAATCCTGTTGCCATGGCTTCGGTGCCAATTAGAATTTTAACTGTTGTATCGTTCCTGAAGGCCTCTTGGATAATATCTTTCTCCTTAATACCGTATTTACCAGTATAAGTTAAGCACTTCGTGATTTTACTAAGTTCACGTCTTAAGATCTGAGTCATACGTTCGAACTTCGTAAAGATTACGATCTTATCGCCTTGTGTCACAATCTCACTAACTAATTCTTTAAGTAAATCTAGCTTTGGACTCGACATATCTCGTTTCACAATTGAGGAGTATGTTTTAGTTACGGATTCTGATTTACTCATCGTGAATAGTTCTGGACTGCTAGAGGCTCCGATCTTGAGATTTAACATCCCCTGCATACCTTTACTCATAGCATCCGCTTCATCGAGTTTGCCGCGTTGTCTCAGTGCGTCAACTTTAACCTGAAGCTCAGACATCTGTTCATCAATAGCTTTAATTAAAGCTATTTGAACCGGTGTTGGATCTACATAAAACTCTGACGTAATAACGTCTGGTAAGTCAACTTCAACTTCTTCAGCAGTACGCCTGAGGATATATTCGCCAACTTCATCGTGAAGTTCATCTAAGTGTCTATAGCCGATAAATTCGTTAAAGCGTCCAGTATAAGCATACTTAATAAAGCGCTTACTGAACTTGCTAAACTTACCAAAGACCTTAGGATCGGCAATTTGAAAGATACCAAAGAGTTCATCCGGCCGGTTCATCATTGGTGTGCCTGTTAAAAACATCCAGTATTTAGGCTTAAGTTTACACATGGCTAAATTCGTAACGCCTTTATAATTCTTGGCGTAATGGATTTCGTCACAAATGATCAAATCATATTTTCCAATTAAAGCGTCAAGATCTGGACCGCGAAGTAAATCATAGTTAATTACAGTATATCTAATACCCTGACTTTGAGCGTCTTTAATAATCTTAGCTCGTTTCTTAGGTGTCCCATCAATCATCACGGAGGACTCATAAGTGAACTTGTTAATGCCTTCTCGAATCCATTGGCCTTTTAGAGAATTTAGACAGACAATTAAGACATTCTTAATATTACCATCAGCGATCATCTTTTGAGCAGCACCGAGTGAACTCGGTGTCTTACCTAAGCCAACATCATCACAGAGTAAGGCAAAGCCTTTTTCTTTGACTCGGTATGCTAAAAAGTTAGCACCGAATTCTTGAAATTTGTACAAGACTAGTTTAATATCAGGTATTGAGTCCTTGGGTATAGCATAATACCATTGAGGCGGCGGAGGTGGGGTTTCACCTAGGATTTTATGGCGTGGTGTGATATAAACAATCTCACCCTTGAAAAGTTCCTCAAAATCATCGAAGCTACCTACGGGCGTCGTCCACTTTTTGTCTTCAGGATGATACCGTGCACCAGCAACTTGCTTTAATCGATCAATATAGTCTCGATGATAGTTACAAGTTACATCTAAGATCAAACCATTATCTTGCAGTTCGACTTGTAGCAATAGCATCCCTCCTTATTTTAATGTCCAGTGAGCTGCCCTTGCAAGCTCAAGCTCGATGAGGCCACGTTCTAAGGCCTCATCAACAAGAGCTTTAAAGATTGGTTTTTGAGCAAGCCAATACTGATAATCATCAATGATTAAATCTTCATTATCTTCATACTCTATTAATTCTTCAGCACGATTTGCTAAGTAACAAATTGTATTCATTAGATGTTCATCTTCAAAATCCTTAGAGTAAAGTTCTTTACCATCTTCTGTTGTCCAGACGGCTTCATTGAGATACCACTTGACTGTTAAGGGTATTCGACGTTTCATCCGGATCACCGGCTTCGGCCATGTCTCTAGTATCCTTCCAAAGGCCTGAAGCCCATACACTCGACGTCGCCAACATAAAAGAATAAAGTTCTTCATCCGTCGGTTCTTCACCTATGATTGAGACATAACTTCGTTCTTGGTCATCGACATTAAAGAGAAGATTAACTAAAATACTGTAGGCTAATTGATCGGCAAGAAGTTCCTTCATGTCGATTTTCTTTATGCCCAGGAGATCCATAAGAACCTTATCATACTCACGAGACTTAGCCCATCGATCCTCAAGATCGGCTTCTTTAATCCAATCACTTACCGTATGTTTAACGCCTGCGTTATAAGCAGCACATTGTTCTGGTACTAAAATATAACGCTCCGGTAAGGCTTCGTTTGTTTCTTGGTTACGACCACTAACGCGTCCAATTGGATAACTACGACAAACGGTGGGTCGCTCCTTGTAGACTGAACACTTACCGCCTTTAAGAAAACTGCAAGCAGATCGTGTGCGTCCTGGAATTTTAATTCTTGGTTCAACCATATTTAAAAGTACCATGGGCCACTTACTTCTGCCGCCCGGTTGAATATGAATATAGTTCATGATTTCTTGAGTTGGAATCTTAAGCTCTCTATGAAGCTTGATAACGTCCCATGGATTAAGTAATACATCGATATCATGGCAGCAGGTACCGCATTGATGACAGTTAAAATCAAATTCATCAGTAAGCTCTAAAAATGGAATACTTCCATCATCAATTCCGTTAGCTATGGCTTGAGTTGACATTCTATTTCCTCCTCGTAAAGTTTCTTAAGTTCTTTGAGTTGATTGATCATTAACTCAATTGTTTTAGTTTGAGAAAATGCCAAGATAATTGAGTTAGTATTAGAAAAATCAATACAAGTACCTTTACATGGTGATGAAACATCAGTTCCTATTTCACGCCCAGGGATTCCAGGACTAAATATCATAGCAACAGTCCCTTGTTCGGCATTATAGCCAGTGACCATATCGATATCACCACTGCCATCAAAATCTGCAATAGATATTTCTAAGTTTCGATAAATCAATATTAATCCTCCTTACTCTTTTCTTTAAATATTGCGTAAGTCATATTTAATCGTGCTATAGTCTGTCTAATAAACTTTACAGCACAAGGCTTACAACACGGAGCACCAACACGTCCACCGTGACTGCAAGCCAATATTCCTTCGGCCTGTCCACCACCATGAGATCTAGTGCCTCTTCCAAAGTAGTATTCAAAGGCCTTATCAGCAATAGTAATTTGGTCATATACACTAAATTGTTCGTTAATGTCCATGTTGTAAACCTCCTGTTGTTAAGTCTAGGGAGGTTTCCCTCCCTATAAATTACTTCGCCGGTGTAGCGGACGCGCCACCCAGTAATAGATTCGCACCAGCCGGTGTATAGATTACTTCAACTTTATCATTAAATTTCTCAATAGATTTTAGTTGAAGCATCTTATCTGTTAAGCTGGCACTAATGGTTTCATTCGCTTTGGCTTCAGCTTCGGCAGCTACTTGTTTAGCTTGAGCATTAATCTTGGCATTATCAAGATTCATTTGGGCTTCGATTAAAGTTTTAGCTGCAGCCGATGTCGCTTGCTTTGTAGCATTTTCAGCGGCGATCTTGGCTTCAAAGCTCCCCTTAACGGAATCCGGCAATGTAATCCGTCTAAAGTTAAAACCTTCGATAACAAGGCCAACTTCAGCAAGTTCGGTTCTCATACGGGTTAATACTTTACCGGCAATTTCATCGCGTTTATCGTTCATGTCTAAAATAGAATAGGTACCGGTCGTGGCCATTAAATCACTATTAAGTGTGTTACGAAGAACGTTGTGAGCAATCGTTTCGATACTAGCTCCACGATACTTCTTATAGAGTTTTTCAACATCACCAACATGATAAGCAACAGAGACGTCAACATTGACATTAGGACCTTCTTTGCTCGGCGTATCAAGGGAGTCATTGCTTGGCGATCCTTCGTCTGCTCCGGCTGTGAGGATCAAATACTCTGTAGAAACGGGATACTCAACAAATTGACTTGTGAAAGGATTGACAAACTTGTAACCAAGTGTATCCTTAACGGTAATTTCACCGTTAATCTTGTTTTGAATAATACCAACGTAACCAGGTTTAACCCGATCAAAGGATACAAAAAGGAACCCTGCGATAAACATAAATATAATGACTAGGGCAGCACCACCAATCATTGTATTACGTGCTTTAATCATGTCTCTGCGACGACGCTCACTTGGGCTCATCTGTTCGTTTTCGAAGTCTTTGTAACTCATCTCTTTTCTCTTCCTCTCTCTTATCGAGTCCTACATTCTTGGTTATGCGATCTCCGATCCAAGTTAAGGCCGGACGCGCAAAAAACCAGATTAGGACAATGATCATGATTAAAAACATCAATGCACGTAGAAACATTTAACTAACCTCCTTTCCAACGAATCACGTTAATCCTCCTTTAGCCTTACTGACACCTCTAACAAAGTATAAACAAACTTGCTTATCTCAGCCGTTAGCTGATTAGCAACTTTATCTTTAAAGTTGTTACGATAACCATCACTTAAAGCATTTTCAACTAGCTTATTGATATGAAGTTTAATCGTATGATCAATCGCATCTTTGTCAGATTTGAGAAGACGAAGTATCTCTTCGGAAAAGATTTGTCTGATTAGATCTTTCAAATCATCTTTAGAGATACCCATTTCGTTGTGAATCAGATTTTTAACAGCAGCATAGTTGCTACCAATAGTTCGACTCATTTTGATACTCCAATTATTCCATCAGGATATTGTTCGAACTCGGCGATAAGTTGACCAAGCCATGGAATGGCAAATTCATACGTGCCCCATCCGTTAGGTGCATCGTAGACTTTAAACCGTTCAGGGTCAGACATCATAAGACTTAAACCATCCCACAAGGCAGGTAATACGGATTTTGCCGTTTGTCCTGCGGAATTATATAAAGCATTATAAACTCCGGCTGCTGACCACATTTTGCCAAGATTATGAGTAATGTTTTTATCTACGACAGTTACTTCTTCCATTTGAGTTAACCGGATATCTAAACTCATGATTAATCCTCCCAAATAGCTGAATTCGTATCGCGATCATCGCGAATTCTCACAAAACGCGGGTGTCTGAACTTTCCTGAGGCTAATCGTTCCATGGCTTCAAGTTCAATAACTTTACCGAGATAATCACGATCAAAGTGATCGGTCATGTCTTTACGGATAGCATCGGTCATCCCTGAGGCCTTACCACAATCAAGTAATAAATAATGTGGAAGACGAGGAATACCAAGAACATCAGGATCAATAAAATCCTTAACTTTTACATTAAGTTCAAAAGCTTTAGCCTCAGTAATCCACTGACCGAATTTAATAGCGCCCAGCATACCGACATATTTACCTTCGTTAGCACCCTCCCAGCCAGTTACGATACAATCGGCCGTCAACATTTTCTTAACCTTATACCAATTCTTAGTAGGGCGGCCACCTTCCATGTACTTTGCGTCAATGTGTTTAAACATGCCGCCTTCGAATCCCTTGGCGAGTATGTCACGTAAATACTGTTCTTTGTCTTTAATCGTATAACGACTCAAAATCAGCGGGAATGTTTCGGGATCATAACCAGGTAAGTTAGGAATCACATCGTTGAATAAGGCTGTAAGTTTCATACGACGGTATTTCCATTCCAGTTTTGTCAGATCAACTTTACCTTCTTGTAAGATGTCAAAGACTACAAGAACTAAATCCGTATTGTCTCGACCATCCTTAGAGTTTAAGTTGCCTGATACCGTAGCGCAATCGATCATACCGGCTTCTTCTAGGGTTTCTTTCGTCAAACTTGGATCATCAATTCCATTACGAGGTAATAACTCACAATCCAAGATTGTACCCCATAACTCCTTAGGCCATTGAATGGTTTCGATGTGTGGCAAGTTATCCGTTTTCTCAATAGGCTTAGTACCATCTGTTACGCTGGCATTACGCCCAAAAGTTCTAGTCTTATCTGGTGTTCCATGAGCTGTAATCCGAATCCCATCATACTTTTGTTCTAAGACATAGTTTGGATCATCAATCAACGCTCGATGCTTACGGATCGTATACTCAATAATGTCTTCGCCTTCTAATCGCTCACACTTATCATTAAAGGTTTGAGCGTTCTGAGGCCATAAGATACGTGGTTTATAATCATCCGTATCGATGGTCTTATAAGCACTAGTAGGTGGCGTATAGCGAGCTGGAGATGTATGCTGAGGCCCTGAAACATCTCCTTGATTTTCCTGATAAAATTTAGCTAATTTAGATTTAATCAGCTTTTCGTATTCATTACGAGCTTTAACTTCACTGACACCGGCATATTTACCGGCGACACTCATTGTTCCGCCGCGCTTGCCGTAAAAACCCGTAGCGTAATAATAATTCGTTGCAGGGTCATGGCTCATAATAGCAATATAGACCTTATCTGATCCGCCTTGCTGATTATATAAATCTGTGCGTTCAATTTCATCTCCTGTAAATTGAACGCCATTTCTACCACGACCATAACCCTGAATTTCAGTACTCAATGTTTATCACCTCATTACTATTGTATCACAATTTGTAACAAATTATACTCTAATCAGGGATCTTAATATCTAAGATTGAGTATCGACCGCGTTCATAGAGTTCTGTCATTGGCATTTCTTCTTCAAGCAATAAACCTAGACGTTCGCGTTCGTCAATTGTTAAACCAAATCGGATAATGTCATCTCTCGTATTCGCAACCTGCGAATCACCAGATTCTTGTCAGCCCCAGCCGGTATAATCGCATCCAGCTCGAATAGCACCATAACGACCGTCTTTGAGTTTAACGACGATGACCCAATTGGCACCGTCGTTTTCACCATCAGCTTTAGCAATAACTTCTACAACATCTTCAATTGTAAATGGCGAACAATCAACCGTAAGAACACCTGGAATAAATGCTGTAGGTTTTGATTCTGTACCATCGGCATAAGCAAAGACATAGGGCCAATTATAGTCATCATCAAGTTCTGGTAACATTTAGTTTGGCCTCCTTGTCTTTACTCGGGAATTTGAATATCAGCAATCAAGTCGCGACCTCGTTGTTCCTCTTCGCTAATAACATTTTCGTCCATGTGCATGATCGTCATAGCGATCGACTGAATCAGTCTAGAAATAGTAATAAAGTCATGGGCTGGCTTTGTTCTTGGCTCTGCATTGAGAACATCAACTATTTTCTCATACTTTTCTTGAATACAATCTTGATACTTTAGAGTTTGATTTACATCTTCTTTAGTATTGATCATTTCATGAAACAAAGCCGATGTAAAGTCTGCAAAAGCTAAAGCAAGTACTGCATAATCTAATCCAATACCGGTATTTGCCATAGCTTCAGAAAGCTTATTAACATTAGCTTGTCGTTCTTCCTGGGTTAACATTTATTTCACCACCTTTCTAATATATAATTTCCGCTCCCTGGAAGGGAGGAGCGGAAATTAATAATACTTAATTAGATCATGATAACTAGTAAGTTCTTCCCATTGTTTATCGGGAATAGTTTGAAGTTCTAATAGAACTGAACTAACAAAAGTCTCGCCATCTTCATGCTTTAACACTTCATTAAGAAGACCAGCAAGTTCTGACATTGACATTGTTTTAAATCTAGTAACCAAGGAATAAAGATCCATAACTTCTTTTGGACCCTTATCGTGATAAGTATATGATCCGAATTCTTTAATTGCAGATTCAATAGCCTTAATACATTCATCTGCAGTAACTGGCATACTAACTCCTCCTTATTACTTAATTAAACTCATATTGACTTCAAAGAACATAGTGCTGTATCAAGCATCGTAACGCCAACTTCATGTCGGTAATCATACATATCGATACCGAATTCTCGCTCAGCTATACGTTCAATACCATTATAGATACGAATACGAAAGCCTCCATCAAAACGACTTGTGGCCAATAAGGCATATAACCCACCTCGATCGAGACGAGTAACATTTCCATTAACACCGGTCACTTTACTCCATTCTTCTTCCATAATTAAGACTCCTTAAAGTCTTCGATCTTAAGTTGAAGACTTCGTTTGTTATTCCAAACGTTAATATCCGGAGAGAAGACAATATCAACAAAAACTGGAGTACCCATTTCTTCAAATTGTTCTGCCATATTCCAACCGACAAATTCATAGGTTTTCTTATCACTTCGGCATATTAATTTCAAGTGCTGTTTATTAGCACCCATATAATTTGCCGTTTCAATTCTAAGATCACGCATCATGAAATTAGGTCTGGAATTCCCCTTACCGAAGGGTGCAAGTTGTTGAAGACTCTCAGTAAACTCCATTGTCATTTGACTTGGCTCTACTTCAAAGTCAGCACGGATTCGACGAATCAAACTTTCTTCGGTTAAGATACAGTTATCTAGTACGGCTTGTTTAAATAGCTCTAGATTATCCTGATGTATCGTAAGGCCACAGGCTACCTTATGACCGCCGAATGCCGTGAGCATAGACTTATGTTTACCTATTGCATCAAACATGTCATAGCCATCAATTGAGCGCCCTGAGCCCTTAATAAACTCCGTGTGTTCGACATTCGTAAGTAAAATCACTGGACGATTAAGTTCTTCTCGAATCTTACCAGCAATCAAACCGAGTAATCCTTCAGGAAGACCGACTTCATAGTGAACACAGATTAGATCCTCAGTATCTCGAAGTTTTTCTAATAAGCGTTCATAGACCTGGGCTTGTAATTCCTGACGATCCTTATTATGCTGAACTAATTCCTTAGCAATTCGTAAGGCCTTAAGTGGTGATTTAGTAATTAATAACTCAACAGCCTTATGCGCTGTCTCTAGGCGACCAGTGGCGTTGATACAAGGTGCCAAAACAAAGCCAACGTTATAAGGTGTAATTTCTTTATCTTTCAGTTCTTTAACGCCTAATAGCCATTCAAGACCAATACGCTTCGTATGCTTAATAGCGTCAAGGCCGTATTTAACGATAATTCGGTTCTCATCGACTAAGTCAACAACATCCGCTATCGTCCCTAATGTAACGAGATCCAAATACTTATTAACAACAAGAGGATCAAATCCATAACGGCGATATAATACAGCAGCGAACTTCCAGGCCACCCCAACACCAGCCAAACTATCAAAAGGATATTTGTGATTACTACACTTAGGATCAATAATGGCAGCAGCCTTAGGTAATTCTGCCTGAGGCTCATGATGATCCGTAATAATGACTTCGATTCCCAAGGTTTTAGCATACTCGACCTCCTTAATTCCAGAGATTCCGCAGTCACATGTAATAATCAACTTTGTTCCATTGGCATGAAGTATAGCAATAGCATCACAATTTAGACCGTAACCTTCTGAGCGGTCGGGAATATAATAATCCACATCATAGCCAAGTTCGCGGAAGGTTAAGACAAGTAAAGCCGTACTAGTGACACCGTCAACATCGTAATCTCCATAAACAGTTAACTTCTTGCCTTTATACTTATCCACAGTATCCACAGCCTTATCCACATTGGGAAGTAAGCTAGGATCATGAAGATCTCGAAGTGTACTATTTAAGAACTTATCTTTATCAGTAACACCTTTTTTATCCAAGATAAGCTCGATGAGATTATCATTAGAAAGGCATTGAGCGCCTATGCTCCATCGTTTCTCCAATATTATCACACTCCTCAGGTTTACGATCGAAAATCGTTGTTTTCCTACCATCAGGATCAAACAAATTAGACTTTACAACAGGTTTTTCAGCTCTTAGATCGTCCATGTGTTTAGCCCACATATTACCTAGTTCACTAGGTTCACTTTCATAAGAGATTTTAATATTAGCAATAAATGCAAAGGGTAATAATACGATCGAAACAACACTTGCTATAAACCAAAAGAATACCGTACCAGCAAGGCGAATAGGTGATGCTAAGATCGTAATCCCTGTGATCTCGGATGTTTTACCCCATGGTGTTGTTGTTTCACTCGTAATCATATCAATCCAAAACTGTCGCGTTACAATATGACGTATTGAAAGTGGAAAGTAAAGAAAGCTTTTAATTCCGTCCCAGTCAATCATTTGATCACCTTCCTAATGGCTTTATACTTAGCTTTACGCATCATGCGTTTAAACATGGCTTCGGGTCCTTCAATTATAGCTTGAATATCACCTAACATGCCAACCATCTTATAAAGATCCTGTCGTATCTTACTTATGGGATTTGCCATATTAATTCCTCCTTGCTTCAAGTATATCAAAGGGTTCAGATAATTTAACCTGAACCCTTTGATATACTCCGTATGACTACGGAGTAGATATGTAGTTACTTAGGGCTTGCAAGAATACGAATTTTAGACTGACTACTACACTTAGCTCCATTAGCAGATGCTCGTAATCGCTCTGTGCCTTTATTCTGAAAATAAGCATAGATATCTGATTCACTTGGATTATATGGTTTACTTTTAGAAATTAAAGGTCTAGAATATTGTCTATTTGGAATGTCTGGAAATTCTGCACGACACATTGCAATGGTCTTTCCGTGAGTCTTTAAGTGGGAAGGATTTAAGTCATAAAATTCCCTCCCACAATAAGGACATGTAATTTTATCCAACGTCATCGAGTTGAGCCTGTTCGAGTTTAAATTGTGCTGTAAGGAACTCATGATCCGCTTCAAAATCATAGTTTTGAAAGAGCGGTTGAACAGCAATTAATTCATCGTCCGTTATAACTTCAGCAGTGAATGGAATAGCGCCACTAGCAGCAAGTTCCGGATGTTCAGCAATACCTTGTTTGATAACTTCTTCATCAATTACATAACGCATAATTAACGCGCCTTCGTCCGAATCTTCTTTAGGAAGTAGGCCTAAATACGTATTGTCGTTGCTCTCAACTACGGCAACCACATTAAATTCATGTGATTGATTATCATTGTCGAAAACACAGACCATAGCACCTATGAATTTACGTTTAAGTTTTTCTAAGGATGTCATTTGAATTCCTCCAATTCATTTTATTACATTAAGTATAACATATTGTAACAAATTAAGCTAGTTCGTGATATTGTCAGAAATGTCAATACTAATCCGGTATTATAATTTCACGGATTTTATCACGACCTATTTCTTCACGAGATTTCAATCGTGAAGTTAGATACCTACTAGGGATATCAAAACAATGCTTGGTTTTATTACATAATTCGCATGATCCATAGCTTACAATGCCATTTGATTGATTGGTATAATTATTTGTTAAACACTGATTGCAAATAAACATACTTATACCTCCGGTATAACAATAGAACGAATTTGAGCGGCCCCTGTTTCTTGTAGAGCATTGTCAATTGATCCATTCTTTCCCCATTCTAAGCCTGCTCTATATGCTTCATCCGGTGTAGGATTAGTATCACCAAAGATAGGATGAACAACGCCAAACCAATCACGGATACGCTTCGCGTCATCATGGCCATAATAGCCTGACATATAACCAATATTAGCATAAGCATTAGGATTCATAGTAAGATAAAGTTTCATAAACTCTTGGGCTTCTTCTCGTGTATCACACCGGTCAATACCATTGCTCATTAAATCACCATAAGAATTTAGATTATAACCTTTCCATCGCATCAGGCTATCATCCCCTTTTTCTTAAGCAATCTCTCGATAAAAATAATACCCTTATTGGATACATACGTTACGGCTTTGAAGAACTGTTTGTCTTCAGGGCCGCATGGTCGCTGTTCAACAACAAAGTAATCTCGATCCATATACTCCTGATAAGGCGTATTATCACTCATAAGAATCTTTTCTTCACGTAAGAATTCAAAGAGTTTATTACGACCAATACCTAAGCTTTTGGCAACTTTCTTCATTGATTGATTGCCTTCGGCGTTCATAAAGGTATCAAACGATTTAGCCTTTGGAAGCAATACTAAATTAGTTTGCTCTAAAGCTAGTTTTTCTTGCTCTAGTACGACGTTCTTCTTTTCAGAAGCTAACCAGGCTTCGATCAATTCGATCTTCGTTTGAGGCATCGTGAAGCTAATCTGAGCCTTGCCTGTTCTTAAGTTTTCTAGCAAGTCATAAACCCAGTCATAAAACTCATTAGCTTTTGGCTGATGACTGAAACGACAAATTTCATAAACACCTTTTGCCGAATAAAGATTCGTCTTATAAGTCTTCCCATCAGTTGCCGTCAATATGACGGTAGCTGAAAAAGCATCAAGTCGAGTCTTATTACGGCTATGAATTTTATCGATAGCCTTTTGTGGATTGGCATACTCTAAGGCTTCACCGATTTGCTTACGAGTTATGAAATATTCCCCTTTACTATCTTGATATAAATCACAACTTATAGCACCAAATTGTTCTGATTTAATTAGGTTCATTCTTTTTCTCCTCTTCGTTAAAAAAGTAACATGCAATTCCAGCAATAAGGAGCATAGCGATATATGGAATCATCTTAATATCGCCATAGTTAATAGTACAACCTAATAAACTGCCGAGAAATAAGAATAATAATACACTCCACCGAGTCCACCGAATAAACTTAAGGCTCCTATTAATCTCAGCAATACGATGTTGATGATCTAAATTAGGCTCATGAGATATCTCTGGCTGTTTATAACAACGACGTCGATAAGCTTTAGAGTCTTCGATGACTAATATCTTTGCCATAACAGCCTCCTTGAATATAGTGAGGGTTTGATGGTATCGAACCATCAAGGTTAACCAAACGGCATAAACTTCCCCGCTCTCGGCAGACTTGAACTGCGTAGACCTAACGTATCCTGGCACCTGCCAACCCTCATGTAGTTATTATAGAGCTTTTTCTGGCGCTTTAAGCCAAACTTCTTGAACATTACCAGAGGCTCCACAGGCAAGACAAGTAATTGAATAATTATCAGTTTTACTATTCTTACCGTCTTTTTGTACTAGTCCGTGATATTTTGTTTTAGGACTCGCACAAAAAGGACAATAAAGTATCGTTGCCTTAAGTGTATTTTTAGCAAAGATCTTAAGTAGATTTCGCATCATACAAATCACTCCTCGTCTACGTATCTCTTACGAAGTGATATAGGTTTATTCCAAACTGAATCTGGCTCATCATCATCGTCATCTTGTTCAAAGCTTAAGACGAATGTAATACCAGCTTTGAGTAAGAAAATACCGATTAAGACACCTGGAACTAATAAGAATAGAAGATGCTTGACCTTAATAACATTCTTGAATAAATCAAGAATGTTATCAGGATTTAAAGCATCTTCCACCATCATCCAAATGCCTGCAACAATAGTTATGATCAGTAGTATGATGTTAATAATTATACCGGCTGTAATCATTGATAACCTCCTTGGATTTAATTGGGGTGATCGACGAGAATTGAACTCGCAACTCTGCCACAGGTCTTCTTAAAGTACGTATTGCTTTCACAACCGTCATGTCAAGCCATGTTAGGTAGCGATCCTATCACGTTCCTCCTGACTATCAGCTTTCTGCAAGACAGCTTCTACCGATTGAAATACGATCACCATGTTAATTAACGAATTAGTGAATCTTCAACGCGTTTTCCTTCGCAATGAAACGCCAGAACAATCTTTTGTAGTTCCGGGCGTTTTTCTGGATGTTTTTCCATAATTTCAGCAACTAATTTAGGAATGTCGTTTTCCTTAGAGAATTCCATGAGCGCATTTTGAAACTCTTTAATAGTACTCATAGTTTGCCGGTTTACTTCGGCAATTGCTACTCCCTTATTGATAATATCATCAAGTTCAGCCATTAGATTACGATCCATGTTTATTCCTCCTCTCTATTCATTTTTCGGATTACTTCCTCTTTACTAAGAAAGCGACCCTTCTTCATATCATAGACACTAGGATAATCGCCTATGAGTTCTCTCACAAATTCAGGAAATATTTCGGCTTCAGCTTGCTCGTCTTTAATCATGATGTTCCAACTTTACATACGTTGAACACGTAATGTACTCAAAATAACCTGGGTCACCAGGCATAAGTATATGATTAGGTACAATTTCAAGAACGTTAGCACGACAGAAGCCACTGTAATTAAAATCACACTTAACGATATCGCATTTAACGATCAATAAAATCATCTCCTTTAATTACGTCGGCAAGGGAAAGATTCGAACTTTCGAACATCACTCGTAGATAGTTTAGAGCTCAGTACCGGTTGCTGGGAAATAGTTTTGACGATCATAAACTTCCTCCGTCTAGACCTTTAACTATCGTATCCCTTGACTAGCGCCTTCAACCGCTCGGCCACCTCGCCATGAGAATAATAAGTTTAAGCTTTATGATACCTTTTGCCGTCCCTAGTTGCAATAGCTCTTCCAAGAGCTAACTCGTGACCTATCTTTTTATTGAAGACATCTTCAAAACAACATTTGGCAATCCCCTTAGAGCCGTCTGGCAAAATGACGACGGTTCTATTACCAGAGTAGATCACCTGAGCAAGAACTGGAACATTGACTTCGACAAACTGAACCTCTGCTTCTTCAATACAATTAGCACCCGACGTGTTTCTCATAAATCCTTCCTCCTCTTAATTAATATGGCACCGAGGACGGGATTTGAACCCGCCTATTACGTTTACCGCTCCCCATAGAAGATTACATCTCTTTACAGCGGAGAGGCGCGCCGGATACGCTCCCTAACCACTTGGGTACCTCGGTGATAATTGCTTGGAACGACTCACCATATCATATCGCTCCCGTCCCCTTCGCCACTTATCTCTACGTCTATTTTAGGGGCTTTCCATCTAAAATTAATAGTTAAGATAAATCTTAACTAAAGATAACAATGGCAGCCGTCTGAGAGAATTGAACTCTCCCTTCGCTATGAAGAGTAGCGCGTGCTTCCTTACACTATCCGGCCATGATGGATTCTGTTGCGAGAATCGAACTCGCCCTTCACTGCCTGGTAGCAGGGCGTGCGTCCGTACACCAATAGAATCATGTAATACGTTGAAATAATTTACATAGCGTCTCTCTTGAGAGACGCTATGTAACGATTAAATCTTTACTTCTGAGTTTTATCTTTCACTAAGGCCTCAAGACTATTAACCATTCGCGAATTGGCTTGAGATTCGATAGCTGCCGTAGCGGTTTCCTGAATTTTGCTATATGCAGTTTTCAAATCTTCATTTAGTCTCGTTAATTCGTCATTCGCTTTATTGAGCTGAGCCTCTAGCATGGCAACCTTATTTTCAAGTATCGTCTTTTCAGAAGTTGTCTTGGATTCGATTGCTCTCTTTTCAAATCCGAAACTTGTTCCAGCTTTCTTTTCGCCTTCAGCTTCTCCAGCTTTTCTGGCAGCGTCAACTAATTGCGGAATTTCTTCCACTTTAGCCTTAAGGTCGTCAATCGTTTCTTCCCTTGTTGTTACCAGTTCAAGTCTTGTTTTGACTTCACTTTCAAGTTCCGATAACTGTTTTTCACGTACCTTTTTCTCATCTTCCCAATCGTTATCGTCAAGTTGCTTCTTCCTTGCGAAGTCGTACGTGTATTCTTCTTGATCCCTGGCACGTTTCCGTTTAACTTCTTCGTCTTGCAGATAGGTTTCATTCAAATGAGCAGCTTTTTCAGCCTTCAAATCAGCTTTTAATTGATCAAGTTCAGCCTGCATTCTTGCTTTGTCTTCATCGAAAGCAGCCTTAAACTTATCTTTGGTTTCCCTATTTGCATTGACCAACGCAGTTAAGGCGAACGCTTCTTTTTCAATGTCAAACAGCTCTTTCAGTTCGGATTCTTTGAGGGCGATTGCTTCTTGTAAATCATTGAATGTTTTAATTTCTTCCGTAAAACTATTCGCTAAATTACCAAGTATGCTGGCGACACTCTTCTGCAATTTTGCAATTTGGTCTTCAACATTAAGACCAACAGTTTCAGTGGCTTTAGTCAAAGTCTCTCCGGCTTTTTTCATGGACATTTCTTTGGCTGGATCAACTATGATACCTTCACTAGCTTTTAACAATTCCAAGGCCTCGGAATAAGCAGATAAGATTTCCTTCTTCGTGTTGTTTTCGGTTACGATTTTCATTTCTTTTCCTCCTCATATTCTTTACAACTAGATAATATTTAATAAGCCATCAGGCTATATACAAAACGCCTCGAAGAGACGCTATGTAAGCAAATTAAGATCATATAGGCTTGAGTTATTTAAGCTCAACTTAGCTCATTGTCCTGCAATTACTACAGGCTACAGAGTACCTATATAATCAAAACTAACAAATGATCGCGGAAGTGCAGAATTGAACTGCAAGAGTTTAATACTGATGTCTGACGCATCTAACATATTTCTCTGTCACCAAGACCTTCCAGATGATTGGGCAGGGCAAAGGGATTCGAACCCCTGATAGCGATCATAAACTTCCTTCGCTCGTTTTAAACCACTAAACTATACCCCGCATGAGAATAATATTGTAGCGGATAGAAGGGCTCGAACCCCCAACCGTATATAAGCTACTTATATGCTTTCGTCCGGACTAATCACATACTCCTCACTTATACAGTTAATCTCCAAAGAATTACTTTATTCATGTGATCAACATGGTTTATATAACTCCGTAATTAACCGCTATCTCTCGATAGCCGCTCTACCATTGAGCTATATCCGCAAAATTAGCTGGCGGACCCGACGGGGAGCCGCCCCCCGTGTCCAGAATGTCTACCCTTTGTCCCTGTTACTACTGAGAAATCTGAGTGTCTAACCTACTGGAATTGCAACCAGCGCTTATTAAACCCTCGCCTCCACCACCTGCATTATACGATGCAGGAAACATGCGTTAATAGACGGGACTCGAACCCGCACGGGACTTTCGTCTTCCACATTTGCATGCAGCCATAGTTAATTCTTTGACCTCGCTTTATTTCAAGCGTGCGTATGCCAACTTCGCCACTATTAACTACCCAGTCTTCGACCTTCAGGAGTCGTTGGGTACTCTCCGTTTTAGGGCTGTAGTTCCTAATTAATTAAAATTAGGCAGCGTTTTTCATAGGTGTAGCATTTGCTTTAATGTCGTCTTTCCGACTGTCATCTCAGAGGACATACTCTATTCACCCTGTCGAAACTAACTCGGGCCCATAATTCAGTGAGTTTCCTCACTAAGGAGAATACCAGATAAGGAGTGGGGTAATGACTCCTTAAACCATAAAGGGTAATGGCTCTGATATTCTATTTAGTGAGGATATCATCACTAAGATCGTCTAAACAATCTAGCAAACCATGATAACCTCTTAGGTTTAATAATTGGCACTGGATAGACCTCTCTAGGAGAAGTTGCTATAAAATGACCACATCGTAAGCAACTCCATCCCGTTGGATGAAATACTTTACTATCGATAAGGATCGTGATGTTATTTAGTGTCGCTTGGGTAAAAGAAGAGCATTCATTTGGACATTTCTCATTTACCATTTTTCAACATAAGTCTCGAATGTAAGTTCTATGAGATCATCATCATGAGCCTTACAACGAAAGGCATACGTACGAGAACCGTATTCATCCTGTGATTCATACGATAAATCACCATATGTTCGATGATAATAGACAGCGCCCTTACGGAACCAGCCGTTCTTTTTCTTGGCAGTGTTTATAATCAGCTCGATGGCTAAATCATTATTCTCTTCGATAGCGTTGATAATAGCTAGAGCTTCTGCACACTGAGGGTGATAATTAGCTAATGGTAATTCTATATCACCTCCAGGATGATCGCTGTACTCTTCAGCAGCCTCAGCAATATGACTCTTAATTTCTTTAAAGTCAATTTCAACTTTGAAACGTTTGTTATCAACAATACGTTCGATTAACACAAATCCACCTCCTAAGTTATTTAAGTTTTCTCCACCCTTCCCGAAAGGGAAGAAGGGTGGAGAAACCACTTGTGATCCATTTAAAGGCTAGTTGTAATCGCCACAATTAGCTATAAAGACGAACGCTAGTAGGCCAGCGTCTTGCACAATAGGCGGCGTTTCAACCCGCTTCCCGCCGCAAGGGTTTCATATAAGCATCTTCCATCCACTTTAGCTCCATGTGGATCTTATTCGCATGCCCGTCGCGCCGGTAATTGTGCGCCGCGTGGCCTGGTGTTTCAACTCACTCTAACACCTGTGAGTTTATCTTCGGCTATTTTCAACCCTATTTCATCAGCCCTTCGGGTTATGCGGTATGGTCTTGGCGTTTTCAACTACTCTCAACGCCTACGTAGTTCTCACATCATCTTCATTAAGCGTCTCAGCCCGTCTCACGCCTATATCAAATCGGGCTTATCCATAATAAATAACGATAATAGTACTACTCTAAATCTATAGGGCCGTAAGCTTCCTCCCATATAAATTATACCAACTGTAGTAATATTCTTATAACATGTACTTAGCGTTCCCAGCTAAGCACCCTGGATCTAGAAATACTCCTAGATCACTACTATTAACTGGAATTTCATGATGTATTTAGCCTTGCAATAGCCTTATACTAGAATTTCCAGAAACGACCGCCTCCACATTACTAATCAAACTTAAGTCGAGGTACGTCCATTCCAGACACCCTTAAGCATGATAGCGATCGACATCCACTCCTGTACCGGAGGAGCTACATGTTACGTTTAGTGATTTATTACTTCACTAACCTCAACGCCAAGAATCATAAATATCAGATCGTCATCCGATAGATCAATCCAGTGGCGCTGAAGTTAACAAAGTATCTATTACTATTATATAACATTTTGTAACATAAATACATTGTTTTGTTGGCGGCCCAATGACTAAGGGCCGCCAAATACTTACTAAACAGTTGCACTCTAAATTTATAAAATAGCAATGATGCATTGCTGGACTCGAACCAGCACTCAACGCGTCAACGTCAGCTCTGCCAATTAAGCTATCTGCATTTGAATCATACAATACAAGGAGTCGAACCTTGTGCTCACCCTTACGGGGCAGCTCTACGCGTTAAGCTAATTGCATGAAGTCTTATTTAAAACATAACACGTTACCTCCTGTAAGAATTTATTTAACCACATGGAGTCCAGAGACTTACACTCTGGAATGTTTGGAGACTATTGCAAATTCGTCTCACTGGTGTGTTTTAGATCGAAGGTCATAACTCTAAGTTCTGGTTCCGTGGCACACCACCCATTCACGGACCAAGATCGGAATACCTTTACGTGTATAGCTAACACACAACCGATACCTTTAACGTCTTTTAGTTATTATTAATTATCACAAGACATAAACTTCCTCTTGTGTGCTTAATCCCGACCATAGCCTATCATAAAGCCGATAATTAAATATAACTCGTATTCCGTCACTCCATATAACTTTACCATCGCTTTACTCTACTGTACCGCTACCCTACACCACTTCGCCTTGCCGTTACTCTACTCTACCATACCGTTACATTACCCCTCGTTGCGTTACCTTTGCACTACCCTGCTGTACCGTTGCACTACTTTTCCTTACCACAACCGTACTTTACCACGCCTTGACGCGACTATACCCTACGCTACTTTACCATGACTGAACACTACCGCGCCTCGCCTTACCATAACATTACAGTACCATACCCTACTTTACCTTGACGCAACAGTATTCTACTTTACCTTTACACACACAGTACAATAATTCACAACACCATACCATGACGGAACACCACTAGGCTAGGCCTTACCACTGCAATACCCTGCTTAACTTCACTCCACCGCAACTTTACCCTACCCTACTTCACCGCTACGCTACCTTACTTCGCCATTACGTTACCATGCTGTACCATTACAGGACTGGGCTAGACTCTACCATAACATCACTTCGCTTTGCCTTACCGTGACTGAACCTAACCCTACAATCACGAGACAACACCGAGCCTCACTTTGCCATAACCCCGCTCAACTATACCATTACTTTGCTGTGGCTAATACTGTTTGAGAAATCGACTCAATAACAGTAAAGCTGTTAACTTTAAACTGTCCAAAACTACCATTCCGGAATTGGCCTAAACCCTTAAGTTCTCCGAAGTTAAGGATCTCTTTAATCGTATCACTCGTAATTTCCTTATGGTTTACCAGTGTGATATCGAAAGATAATTTTGCACCAGCATGAACAACATCACTCTTGGCTAGTGTTACTCGTGGACCCTGCGCGGTCATAGCCCGTAATGGTCGCTCGAAAACTGAATCACATTTCATGATATTAACGCCATTGCGGACAAATCGAATCTTGCGAGGCGTCACAAAGATGAAGTTTTCAAGCTTAGATTTAAGATTCTTAATCTTAAGTTGATCCTTTAGATTGTTACCGGCATCACGCAGAAAACCAAGTATCATGTAATTATAGATAAATAAGCCATCTTCGTCTTCCATAAACGTTGTCCATCCGGAAGTATCGTCTTCAACGATATTCTGAGCTTCTTCGGCAGCTACTTCGGGTATCACTTTAGTGGCTATATATTTTGTATAAACGTCACGATTCTTTGGAACAGTTCCTAGTTGATCTTCAAGCAGCTCAATTTCTACTTTCATTACGGTCTTTTCCAAGTAAGTCTCCTCTTTCCTTTAAATCAGACACGCACCCAAAGCAAGTGATGAGATAGGACGGCTTCTTTTGGCTCCCTAGTTAAACTAGATCAAGACCTCGTCTCAGAAGTTATTCCGTTGACTCTTCTCAAGAGCTTGTATATTAAGCACCGGATTACTTAATATAAGTTTGTGCCTGAAACTTAATTATTTAACAGTTACCGCCGGGGCCTGTGGCCTTCTGTAATTCTCGTTCGGTTTTCTCCCATGCTTCGATATCGATAAGTTCCGTAACGTCATACATTTGCTCATTGAGCCATACGTAGCAGGTATGACACTTAGTGCAAATCATAACCTGGAGTGAATCCTTAGAGACATTCTTTGTTTTATCCGCTCTCATAAAGGGAACAAGAACTTCAACGTAGCCGCCGTGTCTAAAATGAACATTGTCACATTGACATTGAAAGAAAAATAAGTCACCAGCCTCGCTGATTTTCTTCGGTGTTACCTTTTTACTGAATTCATCAGCACCCATCGAGATCATAACTGCATCTTTATCTGGCATTTAATCCAACTCCTTTATTTAATTGAGATATCTCCCGCTCCCCGAAAGGGGAGGAGCGGGAGATTCGATACTCTTATTCGCTATCTTCAGTAGTCGTGTTGGTTGATTCGACGTCTACTTTCTTTTTATGAGAACGTTTTTCTTTAACTGGTTCCGGTGCTCCGAACCCTTTCATCATTTGTGACATCATCATCATCGGCATCATGGATTCCATGCCTTCGCCCATATCACCACCGCTGAACATTGACATCATCATCATGGGCATCATAGCCGCCATGGGATCAACTGCTCCGTCAACTGGTGCTGTTCCGCCGAACATATTACCCATTCCGCCGCCCATCATTTGACTTATCATCATCATGGGCATCATTGCTTCCATTGGGTTTTTCTTATCTGAACTACCATAACCAGGAGAACCTGGCTTTGGCTTACTACCAAACATATCGCCACCGCTGAACATAGACATCATGATCATGGGCATCATAGCCTGTAAACTACCGGTATTCGGCGTAGCACCCATCATGTTAAACATTGAAACAACTTTGATAAAGAAGTTCCAACCGAACATGCTGCGGCTTGGGACGATGGTCTCGATCTTCTCTTCGATGGGGTTAAATACCGAAATGTTTTGACCAACCTTAGAAATGACATAGTAAGGTTTGCCATTAGAGATGATTAAATCACCGGCCACGACTGCTTGAGCAGGCATACGGAAGATCATGTTGTTGGCGTCGATTACCATTTCCATAACATCAATACAAGAGCCCTGTTCCGGATCATAGCACCGGTACGATCCATTGTCACCTTTGATTGCGATACCCATCATTGAGAGTTTGAACATATCCGTTGTGTCTTTACCAATTGCGCTTCCGAAGATCTTTTCTAAATTCATGCCTGCAAATGCCATTGTTTTTTCCTCCCTTAAGTCAGCGACCACTAGGTCTGCTGCTGTTAATGTTGCGCCCCATGGGCTAGTTAATACCGGATCTACTCCTGTTACTGGTATGGTTAATTTCGCGATATCACGAGATCCAATTTCGAATACTGGACTTACACTTCCGGATTTATCAATTGATACTAGTGGTATTTGATGTGGCAAAATAGCCTTTGGAATAGGAACTCCAAACTTCTTAAACTCACCCCAATGTTCTGGGTAAAGAAAGACATTCCAATCACCAACACGGACGTTGATTGCGCCATTATCATCGATCATTATAGTCCAATTAGATTTTGATTGATCTTCTGACGGATCATGACTATAAGCCGTTAATTTACGATGACCAGTAACTGAGTAATGTATTGAGTTAATCTTAAAATCATCTGGCACAACAATCCAACGAAAATCCATGCTTGAAGTATTTGGACAAAGTACTTTAAATTCGGTGCCAAGTGAAAATACCGACGAGATAGAAAAATCCAATTTAGGTTCTTTCTTAGCCGTTAATGCTTCCATGATTTCGGGCCAATCACTTAAGTCAATATTGAGCTGATAAGTGGAATTTGTAGTACGAATTACCGTGTGTGATTTAACTTCAAGAAGTTCCGTGAGCAAAATATCATGAACACGCGTTATCGTTGCCTCTTTTCCAGAAGCATAATGATACTTATTAGTATCAATCTTACTACCTTTAGGTACGGCAAACCAATTGGCATTACTATTGTCAAACTTATGATTATTTAAGATAACCGTATCGATTTCAAGATCAGATTTTAAGAACTCGTCGAGCTTTAACTTAGAGGTCATATCTGGCTCTTGCTTCTTAATCGGCATTATGGGTTTAGGACATTTTCCAGAATAAGTCTCTTGAAGTTTAGGCCACATATCTGGGAAGATATCAATAGTAAAGTTACCAGCCGAAACTCTTAAGTTTCCATTACTTCCAACATAAACATGCCAATCAGACTGATCTAGTACAGGTTCATGTTTGATCTCCAGGATACCTAGATCATTGTAATCAAGTTTATCCCAGTCCATATCTGGTGGAATTCCAATCCATCCAAAACTACCGGCTCGTACATCCATATCATGTTTAGCCGATAAAACGCGGACTCTAGTTCCGACAGGAAATAAATCAGATAAGGTTTTCCTTGATTCAACTTGCGGCAAAATAGCCTTAGGACAAATTCCTGGGTAAGCCGCATTAAGTTTTGGCCAATGTTCGGGAAAGATTCGAATACCATAATTGGCAATAACACTCATAGAACCATTTGAATCGATAAGATGATGCCAATCTGATGAGTTATGCATAGCACTTTCATCGAGTTCACGAATACCTAAATCATCATATATCGATTTATCCCAGTCCATATCTGGTGGAATTCCAATCCAAGTAGGCATATTATTAATAACCTTAAGATTACTCTTAACCTTAAGAACTTGGATCTTAGTACTGATTGGCATAAGGTCTAACATGGTCTTAGGTCTCATTTTGTAATTAATAGCGAACGCTTTGTCCCAGTCTTCGATATTAAAAACAAGATTGAAGTTATCCGTTATGATACGATCTCCATGGATTCCACGAACTGTCGTTGTATTGACGGATGGTAAATACTTATCTTCGATCATCCGATCCTGTTTAATACTTGTATGAGCAATTAATGGTAAGGCATATTTAACATTGCCTTCCGTATAACCACGTAAAATACCAATTCTAACAGTATCATCAACCTTGATGTACGTATCAGCTTTGGATTTAGGTTCAGGTTTGGGCTCTGGTTCGGTCCAATCATCAACATCAAAGTTAGTTCTACCATGTCCATCAAGACGAACTACGAATCGCTCAGATAAATTATCCGATATATACTCAACAATTTCATACCGTTCTGATCGAATTTCATATTTCTCTTGAAGTTTTGCTTCTTGCTCGGCAGATATTTCCGATTTGAGTGGTATAGAAAAGAAGTTAGTAAAACGTTGATCGAAGATAAACGTCTTTAATTTACCAAGTCTAACTCCTTTTCCAACGGCCAAGTAATCACGAATAGATTGTAATTTAGACTTACTCCAGTCTTCTGGATTGAAATTAATATCTGAGTAGTTATCCGTAGATAATATCGTTCGTTCGACGACTGTCAAGTCTTTGACAAACTTAACACTAGAGACTGTGTCATCTTCAATTCGGATTTCATAATTCTCTAAGATTCTTTCTTCTTGGGAACTCGAAGTGGCTGATTTAAGTGGTAAGGCAAACCAATTAGCATCGTCGATATCGTCATATTGCTCACGATATAATTTCCCAACACGAACAGTATCACCAACTTCAAGGTATTCAGCGAGTGCGCCATCACCTTGATCTTCAAGTTCATCTTCTTCCCAGTCTTCTGGATCAAAGTTGACATCATCATAATCATCCATAGTAATCGGTGTACGATCCTGCGGTGTTAGATCCTTGGTAATATCGTCGTCTACGTATTCAATTTTATAAGTCTCACCTTCGATTTCATACTTGGCCTTGAGCCTACGCTCTTGTTGGGATGTTGTGTTACGATGCAGTGGTAAAATAAAGGTATCTGCATCACCACCAAACGTGGATTCTCTTAATGTACCAATTCGAACTCTAGTTCCTTCTTCAATTGGATATTCTTCAAATGGTTGGTAGTTATAATCTTTCACGAACTCACCTCTCTTTATTTATATGTTTCCCCTCCCGCAAGGGAGGAGGGGAAACATATTAGATTAATAGTTGGCTAAGATTTCTAAGGCCTGCACTTTAGTTTTAATCTTGCTGGCACAGGCTTTATTTTGATAATCGTTTTCTGGACAATAACCTAAGACCTTACAGCTAGGCCCGGCGTTGACAAAGAGATCGGGAGCAGCCTGTTTGCATAAAGCCAACATCTTGTTTGCCATGTCTCTGATTTCTTCTTGCGCATTAACACACGTTCGAATTGTAAACCAGTCAAGTAAGGCATGAGCATTCATTCCGATAAGGGCCTTAAACTCCGTAGCTTGCGGCTTCATAAAACGAAGATCCTCTTCAGGTAGATTCATAATAATTCCTTGAGCGTACCATTCTTCGAGGATTTCTAAGATCTGAATTGTATTTAGATCAAGGTAAACGAATTCATCTTGGATTAAAATCGAGACATCATTACCACTTTTAAAGAACAAAGACTTAACGGGTATCTTAACTCTTGCTTTAACATTCATAATACGTTTAGGCATAACGACACTGTATTGGCGATTACCAAGCTTAGAGCGGCCGGATTTAATGATATACGATGCAATTCTTTTACGTACGAGTTGAACTTCAGTGGTTCGTGAGAAACCTTCTACGCCAAAGATAAAGTAATCGAATTCTACGGCCGCCTTATGACCTGAGTTTACAATGTTATTAACGATCTCCTGATCATAAGGAGAAGCTACAATTTCGGCCAAAGATCTTTCAGACCGAACAAAACGTGCAGCGAGATCGGTATATGTTTTTCCGCCCCCTGCAATTAACATGACATTACCTTCACCAACATAAGTTATTTTCAAGTAACGGCCTCCTTGACTTTCTTTACTTTAGGTAAAATACCGGCCTTAATTAAAACACTAACAGCATTAGGCTCGGTGATTGCCTGAAATTGCGCATAAATATCGTCGAATGAATAATTGACTGCTTGGTTATACTTGTCTTTATATTTACTTCCAGGATAACTCTCGCGTTCGACAGTGGTAATATACGTTAACGGAATACTAATAGGATAATGATCCTTTTCGCTATTATGGCGATAACCAATTATACTAGTAATAAATCGATAAAGATCATTACTGTTCTCACTATAAAGTTTCATCCCAACGACTAACGTTTCGATTTGCTTTGTCGATAAGAAACAAAGACGTAACGGCTCACTATAACTATAAATAGCATAATCATGAGTAATCTTATTAACTAGATCATCTTTGAGTTTATCAGCATCAAAATTAAGAAGTTTCTGCGTTTCTTCAGGTAAGGCGTTATATTCAGCAATTTGCTTAAACACCTTCTGAACTGGGATTTTATAATCACAACGCATCGTCCCTAAGAATTCACGCACTTGATAATAGACTGATCTAGGCGCTTGACTACGCAACATAGTCATACACTTAGTCATAACTATTTGATCGTCGGTCCTAGACGTTACGACGTCTGCTTCATAAGGATCAAGAACAATTGTATGATATTCTTGGGTACTAAACTGAACAATACCTGTTGGATAATACCGGTACCAATGATAGTATTTATAACCATCTTTGTGCATCGGAATCTCTTCGAAACATTTCATGAGTTTAATCCGTAAATCAGCCACTATTTCATCGCACTCTTCAAGAACCTCTAGAATTTTAATGGCCTTGAAGAGATGCTCAATAGGCTGCTCGAAGACTGAACTACATTGTATTAATTCATAGCCGCTTGCCATGATCATCTCTCCTTAGCAATTCATTAGATTCCGATGGCGAAATCCATAAGGCCTTTAAGTGATGCGCGGACATCCTTAGAGGCAATGGAAATATTGAGTTTAGCTAAGCGAGATTTGTCGCTGCATTCATTGCTGTATTTACTGACGTTGCGGACATACGTCTGAGCTTTAGCAATTAACTCTTTAACGCCTTCGTCCTTGTTAACGGCTTTCTTCCAGGTGCGTTCGGCTTCATTGACTTTGCGAGTTAAGCGAGTCGTTGCAAGACCGTGCTTGGTATTTAACACTCGATATTCTTGCTGTGCAACTTGTTTCTCGGCATACGTTAAATCAGGGTCTTCAAGCCATGGTGATTCTGGTGCATTCAAATCATGTTCGTTCAAAGCTTCTTTGGCTTCCTGCCATGCATCATAAAGCATGCGAGTGTTTGACTGATCCGCCAAAGCCTCAAGACGTTGATCTGTAAAGATGCCACCACCGTAGTAATTATTATTACTGAAGAAGTTAACAAACTGAGACATTTCTTGACTATGATTATTAAGGCGTGAGATAACGCTGTCTTCCCATTCTCCAATAATCTTTATGGCAAAGTCTTTCTCGTCCTTTTCTAGTTCTCCCGTATGGTCGCCGATGGCTTCGATGGCAGCACTGAGTCCACTGAAGTCGATATCCTTGAAGATATTAAAGACATTGGTTTGCAATTGAGCTCCAGCCGAGATAACTAAACCTGTTTCTTGAGTCTTAACATTACCGACGTTTTGATCCATGTTAATTACACACTCCTCTATCGTATTACATTTAGTGTTACCAATTGTGATTAAAATATACTAATGTCCCCTCCCAAAAGGAGGGAGGGGACATTGTAAATTATAGCCATGTGAGGATCAAACTCACGCATCACCGTTATTAACGGGACTCTATTCACTGAGCTAATGGCTAATATTATTAAATAGTACTTGCAATACAAAGACTTAAAATAACTAGGTACTCGTCTAGCCGATTCATCGTCGGTGTTTTTATATATAATCCGTTCGCGTCTTCGCATGTCATCCCCTCCGCGTTGCTCGTGCAGATTCGACTTACTTGGGAGTCTTCAATTGTTTCGACTACTAGGTTACTTATAATGAGCATTTCCCTAAGTTACTTAAGCATGCTTTCGTATTTAATGCAGTTTAAATGGATTTTTACGATTCTCATTCATGAGCTCGGAAATATCAACGACAACGCAATTCTTAAGCATCTCTGCAAGGTTCGGAGGCAGATTACTAGGTTGAGCTGGAGTTTGACTTGATTGACAATGACCACAACTACATGGTGGCGCTTCCGAAGCGGGCGATGAGCTACTCGGAGTAGGATCAGTCGCTGCCTTGGGCATTGTTAGTTTCGATAGAAAGTCCTTGATAGAATTATCTACACTCTTGACGACTTCAAAGCTATGCATAGCAGAACCAGCCAATTGAAGAATCGCCATAACCATGATCCGCGGATCACTCTGACCCGATGCTAGATCGGCATTCATAAGCTCCTTAATAAAGGCATGGATCTTATTTCGCATTTCGTTTGCTGCTTTTTCAGCTTCATTGTATGCTCCTTCATTAGGATAAGAAGCCATTATCTGATGTAAGGAGAAAACCTGAAGTGATTCGAGGACTTCATAACCCTCAATATTAGGATTGGCTTCGTGGAACTTATTAGTAAATTCTGTTAAGCCGTTTACGGTTGCTACAAGATTAGCCTGGTGAGGCGTTAATTCCGGTTTTGCTTGATTCATGATTCCTGAAATAATCTCGCGTAGTTTTTCACTTAAATCACTCGGTAATTGTTGCATTAGTAGCACTCTCCTCTTTATTTTGGTTAGAAATTGATTCTACGATCGATGCGCTGATAAGACTTTCAAGCGATGTAGCGATACTAAGTACAATGACTTCGCCTGGAAACTGATTCTTCTTAGCTATCTCTTTAATGGCAAGTAGCATATCAAAACCAGCATCACTAAAACTTTCAATGATCTTAGTGGCTTCTTCTGCTCCGTGTTCATCTCTCATAATATCATACATACTCTGAGAGATAGCACCGGACATTCCAGCAATAATGGCTGAGATATCAAATTTCTTAGGCGAAGTAGTAACTAGATCATAAATTGCTTTCATAACGGTGTCTAGTACTACATCACGACTTTCAATATGGTCAGCGGGTAAATAATCTTCTCTACTCAATCGGTGTCTCTTCCTTTCTCAACGAATCAATAAGATACATATTCACCATGTTTAGAGCGACAGACTGAACACCCATAGATACAGAGACTTTCTTATTGTAGAGTTCAAGGCATTTCAAAATGTACTCAGCTTGCTTAGTTGCCTGGTCAATAACGCCTTCTACGGTAAGCTCTTTAGGTGTTGACTGCATAATAACATCAATGATAAGCTCTGAAAAGGCAGTGACTAATTCCTGTGATGTAACGCTTTCGTTACCCTCAAGAAATTGATCAACTGCCTTCGATAATTGAACTGCTAGTCCATCTTCTTCTGATACTTCTGGCATAAGTTTAAGCCTCCTAATTCAGTACAAATATTAATTTGATTATACCATTAGAGGCACTTTATGTCAATTAGTATTACAAATTGTAATGGTTTACAGTTTAAAATGGAACATCGTCCAGGGCTCCGGCGCTGAAGGTGTCGCCTGCTAGTGTTTCAGTTGTTCCGACGGCTCCGTCTACTTCAACTCCACCTTCAGTTACTGAACTGCCTCCTGTAGAAATTGTAGCTACAAGTCCGCTACCTGAACTAATTTGAGTACCTTCGGGCATATCGTCAGCATAGCGCCAATAAATAACTCGGAACTCCCAGCCAGTATAATAAAAGTCTTTAGCTAACGTCTTAGCAAGTTCTGCAGCGTCAAGATTAATATCGACGGATTTACCATCGATATTAACTTTAGCCTTAATAATCTTAGGTTTAGTTGGGCTAGGCTGAAGAATAGTAGGCTGCCATTCGCCGATTAAGGCAACGCGACGTGGTGATGCTACTTTATCGACTGGGCCAAAGACTTCATGGAGTTTATCAGCATTAGCACCAAATGCGACAATCGGAACAAACATGTTATCGCGAATCTTACGAGCCTCCCCATTAACTACCTTGTCTTGAGGCATGCCATATGGCATATAGAGACTACCGCGAAGTGTATTCCCTTTAGATGGATCTTTACTTGAAAACAAAACCAAGTTAGTCGTTTTACCTACGAGTGTGTTAACTTGAAACATGTTGATTCCTCCTTTAATTTAGTTTAGGTTAAGTGAATCCTTTCCCTTCTTCCCTTTCGGGAAGGGAAGAAGGGAAAGGTGAACTAAGTTTATACTTTCGATACATGAAATCAACACGGGCAAGGGCAATATTCAGTTGTTCAATGGCTAAGTCAATATGACTAGGCTCAGCGTTGTCAAAGGCATTGAACGCTACATCACGTTGCGCCAATGCCTCTTCAACTTCCTTGGGCATAGGTTGAATCATGAACACCTCATCTCATGTTATTCCAAGAACGATACTGTTCAATAGCGGATTTAATATCCTGCTCAGTCCATGGACGGCTAAGGGTTTTAGTTAACATACAAAAGACACCGAGTAGAATTGATACACCAAGGATTGTCATGTTGATCAACTCCTTTAAGTGTGTTTTATTTCCCTTCTCCCGAAGGGAGGAGAGAAGGGAAATAAACATTAAGCTTTCTTATTAAGGGTGAGAATGCTTAAAACATCGCCAACAAAGTTTACAGCAGAACTGAGTAATTGAACAGGGACGTTAACAACTTGATTCACAATATTGTTAGGATCAGTATGTGTCAAATTGGCCGTGGCTAATGCCGTTTGTACTGCGGATGTGATTATGGCTTGAAGTTGTTCCTGGGTCATTGTGATCGTCTGTGGTATCGGTTGTGGTTCTTTATCACCGTCTTGATCGGTATTACGATCGCGTTCCATGAGTCATTCCTCCTTATTTAATGTAATAATCCCTTCCTGCAAAGCAAGGAAGGGATTATGAAATGACTTAGAACATAGGAAAATTAATCTTAGGAAGTAAATCAGCAACTGTTAATGTATAGCCATTCCATTGAGCTACTTTAGAATCCACTACAATGGCTATACGATCAACACACTTAATTAAATCCCAATTACTCCAGCCGTTATGTTCGTGAAGTTCAACCAATGCTTTGATATAAGTCTCAACCTTAGCTTGAAGTTCTGGAGACTGATCGTCCAAATTAGTTTCAACCATTCTCTTAATATAGTCGGTTAAATCCTTATCTGATAATGCCATTAACATCTCCTCCAATCATGACTTGTATTATAGTATTCTAGGTGCTATACTTAAAACATTATCAGGATTGACAATACATAAACAACAAGAACCCCTCGAACTTGCAATTCGAAGGGCTCTCTCTCAGAATGCAACGCCATGCATTGAGATTTGTTACATAAATTATACCATAGAGTGAACAAGTCTACAAGAGGCTTTGTGATACTAGGTAAATTTATATAACAAATCTTAAAGCCGGTAGTTGCATAAGCTACCGGCTTTTACTATGCAATAATTGAATAAGTTAGATGTCCCAGTCCTGACAAGACTGAACCTTATGGTGCGACATCCACGTCAATGTTAGTGGTTTTAAGGGGAATCAAACACACTATAAAAACCCTGGGTAACATTGCAACCCTCAGAATCGAGATGCAGTAGCATGTAATAGCGAGTACCTTTACTCTCGCCTGGACCTACGTGCTGGATGGACGGCCGAATAACCGTCTCAAATGGGCTGGAGGTTTCTGGATGAAGATCAGAGGAGTACACGCATTAAACCCGCTGGGCAGAAATGGCGATGGTAGTGTGCTTGGTAGTAATACCGTAGCTGAGTAAAGGATATTACATAGGCTCCGAAGAAGTAATAAGGCAATCTCCTGACGCCCGCATATTACTTATTTATGCGGGCGTCAGGAGATAACTATACCCATTCACCAAAGAAGTAATAGTTAAGGAGTGTTGATAATGGGTCACAATCCAATGAATAATATTAAATGTAGTACAGGTGAAATTGCACTAACATATCAAGACTATTTAAACACAGCTCATTGGAAAGCACTAAGGATTCAGGTAGCTGAACGTGATAAGTATACCTGTCAACGATGTAATGGAATCTTTAAGAACTATTTTCATATACATCACAACACTTATAAGAGATTAGGTAAAGAAAAACTATCGGATTTAACCTTCTACTGTAATAAATGTCATTCTGTAATTCATAATGATCGAAAGAACAAACGTGGTTTCAATAGATCATATAGTGCTATAATATCTCAAAAGATGTCTAAGATGAACGAAGAACAAATTGAGCTTGTACTAATTTACATAGACAAGCTCAATTCAGAACGATAGCCTACGCTGATCTTAATGCTAAGACAGAATCAAGAATCTCGTTATCAAGAATCTTATCAGGTTTAGACATCGCTACGGAATAAGCAAGTCTGATACAGTTCTTAATATCCCGTCCATTGAGTTTATAATCAGCAAGCGTACTAACACGAGAGAAGACCTCATCATGAATTACGATATCAAGAGCGTCTGCTTTATAAAGCAGACTTCTCCAAATAGTCGCTCTCTCTATACTAGAGAGTTCAGCATATTCAATAGTAGCCGTGGCTCTGCTCTTGAAGGCTTCGTCGAGATTGTCAATCAGATTTGTTGTCATAAACAATATCCCATTGAATCTCTCAAGCAGACGGAGTAATATAGCCGTCATAGCATTTCTTTGAATGTCAGCACCGAGTCGCTTAACGGCGAAGACATCGACTTCATCGAGTAATACTATAGCATTCCAGCTAATGGCGATATCCATGATATTAGACAAACTCGATTCCATGGATTCTGGTGATACGCCAAGATCTCCTACAGAAACATAATAGATCGGCATCCGTAAGAACTCTGCAACGGATTCAGCCGTCATTGTTTTGCCGCAGCCCGGAGGGCCATAAAGCAAGAAGATCTTACCGTTACCTTTTCCTTCGATACTATCAAGAGAAGGCATGTTATTTGTTAGACTAGATAAGAAGATACTCTTGTATGTGGCTGGAACAATCAATTCATCGAACGCTGTATCTGAAAACACAATATCCTTGATGCTATCGATTTTCATTCGTAACCAGTCTTTGGTCGTAAAGGAGAATCCGAAGACAATCGGTGATGCCATCCATAGATCAGTTTCAGGAATAGATTGTATTACACCATCGTCATCATCGAATGGGTCTCCAGTGTACCACTCGTCATCAAGACTAGAGTTAAGAACTCTCATGGCATTAATATCAACCATGACTCGACCATCGACCTTAGTTCGGATGTCGCCAAACCATGAACCAGGCCTAAATGCAAAGTCATTATAGCTACAATACGACGGTTCTTTAGTATACTTAACATAAGTTCTTCCACGTTCTGTTAATCTAGCCTTGATTTCTAGAGTAATGGGTGTTAGTCCGATATCTTCGAGCTTGCTGGCATGATCTTTAAAGGGTAAATCAAATTCAGCCAGATTCTTAACGTAGCCGTCTTTACCCTTTGAGATAATATTGATTGACAATATTAATCTCATAGAGAATATGTTTCTACGAAGCATGATCTCGTCTAATGTACCGGAATACTCACATCCTTCTTCATCCTTAAATAATATTTCAAGGTTTTTGTCCTTATTGGCTATGTTGATAAAGAGCGGAATAGGTACCGGACGCGTGATGTCTGCTAATTTGTTAATGTCTTTAAACTTTGACTTAAAGTAACAATAACAAATATAACACATGACTAACATTTGATTGCCGTCGTCACTTTCATCAAATTTGTCATCGATTGTAGCTGATTTTAATCTTTCAGCGCGGTACTCAACCCAGCTAAAGGAATCCGACGTATGAATTGACAAGAGAATATCCATAGAAGAGATTTTAACGGTCCCTGTTCTCGTTATGATATCGGCATTATATAAACGCCTGGAAATTTCGTTTCTGACCTCAAACATAAGCTCATTATCCTCAAGTGACATTGAAAATAAATCATGAGATAGAGCTAATATTTGCTCTGTACAATCAGTCGTTTTGAGTAATATGTCTTCTACTGAATCTGTTTTAAACAAGATAATCTTCCTCCTTATAATAATACCTTACGGTATTTGTCTCGTAATTTGGATTCAAGACCACAGCGATTACAATCACCATACTTCATATCACGAATATGATTAATAATCGTTACGGGATCGTCTGTGATGTGGCCTATAATAAAGCACTGATCGGCTTCACCGGCATGGATATAACCATTGTAGTCAATCGAAGGATTACAGAACTTTAACAGCTTTCTCTCAAGATAAGCTATAAGCTCAGGCATGGTTGATACCGCATTACTTCGAACTAAAGACCTAAGATTAAAGCACTTAGGTCCCAATTGATTACCCGTAGGAATGTTATTAACAACGGCACGACCTAATGGATAAATACTACGGATCTTGTGTTCATAAGTCAGAAGCTTGTGCTTTATAATCGGAATCTTTAGTGGATAGTATTGCGGATCATTGGTTATTTGTAGGTCAATGCCTAGATTAAGAACCTTAGCAGTTAACTCTGGATCACGTAGAAACATACCATTACTTAAGATAAGTAATCTGGTTGATGGAATCATCTCCTGGAATGTTTCCATGATGTCAATAAAGTCCGGGTGTTCGGTTGGTTCTCCGCCTGAAACCAGTAAGACGAGCGGAGTACTAATACTCAAGAACTTAACAAGCTCTTTAAGTGTATCAGCCGTCATATGGTCTTCTTCTGGCCCAGCATTAATAAAACAATGCGAACATCCCATATGACATTGATTTGTGATTCTTACTAACACAGCATCAACTCCTTACTCAAATGTCTTGGCTTCACGATCGTCTGGTTCTTTAAGTAAATCATAGTCTTCACGCTTCTCGTCAGAGACTTCAGGGTTCTTACTACAATACATCCAGCAGCCACCGCATGCTCTAACGGCATCCATTGAACAAATGGCCTGACACATGCATTTATTCGAAGCGCAATCACCATCGTCATCAGCACACTGATGATAGTTTACTTGATTTTGATTCATAACTTATCCTCCCTCTTCTTGAGCATAATATTGAATAAAGAATATTTCACATAACAGTCTGTCATGCTATTGAATATTTCTTCTAAAACTGATAGATCATCATCAGCATGATCCTTAACGATCTGCTTGAGCTCTTTTTCAAGCAGATCGCGTTGAACTTGAATTTCGTCCATCTTAGTAGAAATATCAGCAACTTGTTTTAAAATATCATCCAAGATTAGTCCTCCTTAAATAACATTATGCATGAATCTAAAGACATAACCTCGTAAATGTGGAACCCAGATCGTACCCATGAATTCAGGTGCTGGTATGGCTTTACAACGCCACTCTTGATTCACTGGTATGATAACAACTAAGTTTTCATTATTGCAATCAGCAATGGCTCTAATCTGCCAGTCTTTACCATCATGATCAACCCAGATCTCATCAACTTGTGGAACAGCACGAACAATATTACCAGTACTTAAAACAACTGGCGACGTTGCAATAGAACCCGATCGATTATAAAACAGGTTATTAATTTCTTGCTGAGTCACATGAATCGTAGGATCTGTCCTCTTAAACCAATCAAGCTCAACACAACGATTAGGACAATGAGCTTCACGTTTAGGCGGCATACTTTCTAGATTAACTTCATAAAACTTAGACTTACAACCAGGACATATTAGCCTTACTTCATCCATGATTATCACCAGCCAATCATAATCTTAGGCGGTTTAGGCATTTCTTGATCTTGAACTTTCCACAAGTGAAGACAATAAGGATGCATATTAACATAATCGGATTTAGCCGGATGATACTGAACAACGCACTCATCTTCTAAGAAGAATAGGCCTTTGATATAACACATCTCTTCCCAAGTTAAGCAACGATTAGATAAACTAACAGAAACATGATCCCAGCCCATGCCCCAGCTAAATACTACCAAAGCCTCTTCTTTAGATTCTGGGAGAATTATATTAGCAATTCCTCCCTCTCCTAATTGTGATGCGGTTACGACCTGAATGAGTGAATCACTTTTGATTTGCTCTAAGGTTTTAATATTGACTCCTCCTTATGATATCGATATAAGCTTTCAACGTCTGGATCCTGAGTTACTGAACCATCATAGATAACAAAGGTCTTAAATAAAGCACCACCAAGTCTCACGATCTCAGCCTTAACGGCGTTTCGAGTCTTACCGGAATAAAAGCTGTCATCAATAAAGATAAAGGCACGATCTTTAATTAGGTCTTTGAGATAAGTTAATCGATCAATTGGTATACCCTTACGCATACCACCATTAACAACGATTATGGGCAAAGATTCATAAATACCAGGTTCAGTTATATGCCAATTATCAAAGAACCGACCAAATTTACCAGAGACAATAAATGCCGGAGATTCAAGACGAGATTCAACAATCCAAAAGTAAGCTTTCTTATAGATCTGATTTACAATAGGATTTTGCTGTACGGCTTGATCTAGGTGATTGAAAAACTCTTCTCCGCCTTGATGCTTCTCAAGCATTTCTTTAACGATTAGATCCAGTTCATTTTGCATTGGCTTTCTCTCGCTTTCTCAAATAATAACGTAGAGTAGCTAGGCCATTAAGTAAATGACCTTCACTTAAATCTGGAGTATTAACAAATTCTTCTAATGAACGATGTTTGTTTGCATCATACCAAGAACAAACATCGTTCATATTGTCCATCTCATCCTTACCGGCTACAAAGATAAAGGACACAATAGTTACAATACCAATTAAAACAGAACTATGAATACAATAACGTACAGGAATAACATTGTACTCCAATAATATTAAAGAACTAATCATTGCGACTATAAAGCCGACAGTAACTTTAGCGCCTCTCATTGTCATCATGCCTCCCGTATATTTCACGATACTTAGATGCATGTTTATAAAAATCAACGTACGTGGCGATAACCATAAGTATAATCGCCACGACAACGACGATCACAACAAAGTTAATTAAGAAACTAGGTGTAACAATATCACGACCCATGAGAAAACCTATGAATAATTGGATTGGTAACATGCACGCAGTTAGGATCACTACCTTGGTCTTATAATCCATCGCTAATCACATGCTTATAGAGTCCATTAAAGGATCCTGCTGGATAATACTGACTACTAAACTCTCTATACTCTCGCTTGGCCCATTCTTCAGACAAATCACGAGTCACGACGACCCAATCATTATTCTGCCAGCCGTCGCGAATAATATCTTGATTACTAACAATAGCTTGCTTAAAGGCATCACCCATCCATAAGCGAGCATGACCAACATTAACTTCGCCACCATAGGCCCATTTACCACTTGATTTAAACCAATCAACACGGATCACAAGATCTGGTTTAGATTTTTTAACAGGCTCAACAACAAGAGTAGCAATAAAGGACTCTACTACTCCTTGGGCCGGACTAGGGCTAAACATAGCCTTATCTATGATAAACGCCTCCTTCACTTTCGAATCTGTGCATAACGCTTAATAACTCACAATATTCACCACCATGAATCCTGTAAAGACTGCTTTTATAAACCTCCTCCCAATTACCAGTTTCTTTGGCTTTCACAATTCGCTTAATGTCGGTCTGCTTAGTATAGCTTGGTGTACGTTTTGACCTAATTAGATCTAAGACTTGCTTCATATATTACCTCCTTTGAGGTTAATTCGTAAAAGAATAGCCTAATATAGTATTACACTTTGTAATGCAAACTATACTAAGCCAATTAAGGTGTGGGTCTAGCTTATAGTTTGGACAAATTATATTCCAAACTATAAGCAAAAGCCACATCGCAAGCACTCGGAATAACCGGTGATCAAAAAAAGGGGAGCGTAGCCTATGACAAGATAGGCTACGCTCCCCTTTATATTATGAGGATAACTTAGTGAGTATACAATCTAATAATTAAGTTGTCAACTATGGATCATGCCATGTTAGCTCAACCCATGTATTGCGTTGCTTACGCTTAGGCATGACTTTCAAAAACGGAGCAATAACCCATTTAGCAAACAGATCAATCGAAATGTTAAACACCTGGATAAAATCATAGTAACACCAATGAGTATGACAATCACAATAATCATATGTTCCCATGGAATTCCTCCTTAAATTAAAGAATGCGGTTCACATTTGTCTGACGAGATACCTTCAACTCTAGGTGGAACAACTCCCAATGCAACGTCAATCATATTCGTTAAATTAACAATACGTAAAGCAGATCCTTCTTTAAACTTAGGATCACATCCACAACCACGATAGTTTTTAACAACATCAGGACAATTTAAACACGTAGGATTAAGTAAACATCGAAGGTCAATAAGATCTTCTTTATCAGCATTAACCGTTAACCTAAACATAATTTGCTCTATAATGGCTTTCACTGATATCAACTCCTATATTTAGTTTTCTTTGCCCTGTCTC